ACTTTTTTGTTTTGCCATAAACTTTTTGCTTTATAAGAAATAAGCCAACGATATATTTCAACCGCTGGCTTATCTCGTTGTTAACAATATGAAAGTAGATGAAATTATTTACCAGCAAGTTTCTTCTTGATGTCTTTCAGAGAAACTTTGCTTTTCGGTGCTTCCTCCTCTTCTTCGTCATCTTCCTCCTCATCGTCAGACTCACCGCCCATTGCTTCTCGGATAGCTTCACGCAAGTCGTCATCTGACATGGACTTCTTAACCGATACTTCCAAATCATTGTCTTTGATATACTTCTTCAACTCTGTTCTGTCCATATCATCCAAGCCATCGTCTTCAGCTTCATCTGAATCGTCCTCTTCTTCATCGTCTGCTTCCTCAGGCTCCTCGTCATCTTCTTCCTCCTCTTCTTCTACCTTCTTGGTAGCTTTCTTAGCAGGAGCTTTCGCTGACTTCTTCTTGGGTTTTTCTTCCTCCTCTTCTTCGTCATCGGAGTCATCATCACCCTCGTCCTCATCTTCTTCCTCAACTACCTTTTTGGTAACTTTCTTGGAAGTTTTCTTTTTAGACGGTTTGTCATCTTCGGCTTCTTCCTCGTCATCATATTGAGCTTTAATTTCCTCAACATGTTCCAACCAGTCGTCATCTTCGAACAATTCCATTTCATGTTCTTCATCGAAGTTCTGCAAGCCTTCCAACGCACGTTCAAAGTCTCTCATACCGTATTTCTGAATGACTTCAGTAAGCGGTTTCAGAGACATGAAATATTCAATTTCCTCATCGGTAAGCGGTCTTGCTGATACCTTCTTCGGGAATGATACTTCATAATAGTTTTCGCCCTTTTTCTTGTTTGGGTTTTTCATGTACTTAACCAAGATAGGCAGACCTTCATCTGGGTCGGTGAACGGGTCAACTTCAATTGCTTCATCCTCATCTTCGGAGAATGCCAGCTTGTTCATCGCATCACGAACCATTTTCTTGAACTCCCACAACTTAGCACGCAACTCCTCGTCAGCCGTAACTTGTGCAGCGTAACATAACCAAGTGTAAGAAGGATTGAGACTGTTTTGGTTCTGACCAGTACCTGTAAGAGCGTCCAATTTGTCCGCATCTTTCGCCCATTTCTTTTTGGCGAATTTTACATACTCCTCTACCAAGTCCCACTTCGTACCTCCGTGAACCTTAGAGTCAAGCACCGTAGTACGTCTTGGGTCTCCATCCCTACCAGCAACGGTAAGCCAGTAACACTTCTTTGGAATATAGAAGTCTTCAACACCAGGGTGAGCTGGGAATATACGAATTTTCAACGTCTTGCCGTCTTCCAAATTCAGATACTCGTTGCTTCCAACTCCTACCATTTCATTGTCTTCATCGACACGCTTTTTCAGCTTCTTAATCGGAGTTGCTTTCAACTGTGAACGCAAACCTCCACTTGCATTTTTCTTTGCCATAGCTTTCTTAAAATCTACCATTTATTGTTAATCAATTAATTTTTTCGTTCTTTTTATTAAAACGTTGTTCACTCTTCCTTCGATAACCGAATCAGCAATATCACCTTGCTGAACTGTAAGGGAAAGTTTGTCCAGTTTCTCGCTCTTATCTTTGGCTGACCAAAAGATTGAGTTGATATAGTCTCTTGTTTTCTGAACCTCAATGAACTTCTTTCTCATTGCTTGGTAAGCCTTGTTGCCGACAACCGCATTATTGAGAGCTTCAACCGTAGGAGCTTTGCCGTTATTCTCGGCTGCTAATTCAGTTCTCAACCTCTCTTTGGTTTTAGCTTCAAACACTTCCAAGTTGAGTTTCGCTTCTGCTACTTGAGATTCAGCTTCAGCAAGTAATTGTCCAAATCGGTTTACAATTACTGGGAAGGTGATAAGCTCTCCGATAAGGTTTGAATAATCAATCTTCAACAAAGAATCAATATCCATATCCTCATCAAAGCTGTCGAACAACAACTTGTAAGTTTTACCACCAATTGTAATGAGTTTCTTGTTCATCGGTTTACTCCTTTTCTTTTTCTTCGGCTTTCAAGATATGGAGCCCAATCACCGCATATCCGATAATGTCTTTCAACGTATCTTCAATGCCTTCAAAATTTGGTTGTTCTCCACGCATCTTGTTTTCTACCATGTTACGGTATCTACTAACTTTGTCCCACAAATGAACCATATTGCCGTTCAACCCAAGGTCAAAACTCGCTCCTTTATAGTCCTTGTTCTTTTTTACCAGCAAATCTGACATGCCATCGAAGATGCCATCGATACTCTCTTTGCTCATCTCACTACCTTTACTGTTCGCCATACACATTTTTGATTAAGTTATTTAATTCTGAGAAGTTCAAAGAATAACCTTGAAACTTTCTCTCCAACATTTCAATTACATTCGTAACCGCTTGTTCCAGACCTTCTCTACCACGCTCCCATTGGGCACTTAGGCTCTTGTTACCCAGCTCACGCTCTCTCTTCATATAGAAGGCAAGAGCTAACCAATCGGCCAGCTTACAAAAGATTTTAACGTCATCGCCTGAGCGTGTGATATTACCAACAACCATATTAGCAGAAGCAGTCCAATTACCGCTTTGTGAATCATCCTCTTCTCCGAACTCTTCAATTGCTTTATGCTTTGATAGATTATTCAGAGCGTTTCTGATTTCTTCTCCGTTATATTTGTTGTACTTAGTTTCATGCGACATATCTCGGAGTATCAACGCTTCATCCCAATCGTGGAACGCAAACGCATCTACGCAATCAAGTTTGAACGCTAATACTTTCGCATCCTCGTTATCAAACCCGAATATGTCTTCAAGTAATATCCTGCCAAAGATTGATACTTTGTAGGAATGTTGACTCACGCTTTCCTCTTTGAAAACGTCCATTTCTTGCCACTGCTTAATGTTATCAAGCCGTTTCAAGTAAGCTCCGTTGAAAATTTTTGCTAACATAATTTACCAATTTAATTTACGATTTACCATTCTTCCAATCATCAAACCTTGTTGATTTGGTTTTATGGTCGGACAATACATATAACTTTGTTCTGTTGTTACTAAACAGTTTCTTCTCATTCTTCCAAGTATCTTTCTCCACCGTACCGCTTAGAGCTACAACGCACCCCTTAATATCAGCAATATTTTCTCCTATCTTCTCATAAGCATCTGGCCACATGAGTACTGGGATAATCGTGTTATTGCAATCTATATTCAAAGTACACATGGTACCTGTCTTGATGTCCTTTTCTTTATAGTAGATAAGTTTGCCCGCAATAGCAACTTCTTTCTTCTCTTTTGTAGCCAAAAACTCTACGTCATTCACGAAGATGTTAGCAAGTCGCTTGTTCGGTATAGCATCTTTTATCATATTCTCATAATCAACCTCCCCAAAACCAGTGAGACGTTTTTGCTCCAAAATCCAAAAAGCGTTTGAATTACTATCTGGCGTTGAATACTCCTCCGATAGTGTGTCGCCTTTCATATCAAGATACTTCTCCAATAACTTCTTTCTATCTCTTGGATTTTTAATTCCTTCAAGAAGGTCGAACGCTCCAGCCACTATAAGGCATTTTACAACAGTTTTATTCACCTTTGAAGGTACTCGGCTCAGGAACTCTTCTAACGAATAGAATTGCCCACCTTCACGCCTTGTATTCATGATATTCTGAACTGCTACCTCTCCTACTCCTTTAATTTTCGTCAAGCTGAAGAAGATGCGTTGTTCTTTCGGGTCACACGTGAAATTTATATCGGAAAAGTTTACATCAGGTGGACGTATCTCAACCTCAACGCCTGTTTTCTTCAACTCGGCAAGTCGGTATGGTACTTCACCCTCTTTGGAGAATTGAAGAGCCGTTGTCCAAAACTCTAATGGATAGTTCACTTTGAACCATTGACTCCAATACGACATTATCGAATAAGCCGCAGCGTGAGACTTGTTAAAACCGTAACCTGAAAAGGCAAGAAGTTTATCCCAAACATGTTCGGCATATTCCTTCGGCTTCTCAATACCATTCTTCTCAAGCAACTTAGCATATCCAGTCTTAAACTTCTCACCGTATGAAGATAGTGTTTTCACATCCTTCTTCTTGATAGTAGTACGGAGAACATCTGATTCAACTTCGGTCAATCCTCCTACTACAACAGCTTTCATTATCTGCTCTTGGTAAACGTACAGCCCATATGTTTCTCCTGTTATCTCTTCCATCCCGAAGTCATACACAGGTTTCTTCTTGCCGTTCTTAATATCGGAGAAGTCACCATGGGCGTTCATTTCCATTGGGCCAGGTCGGAATAGAGCCGTCATGGCTATGAGGTTTTCAAGCGTATCAGGTTTCACTTGTCGGCAATAGTTCATCAAACCAGTTGTACCGAACTGAAACACATCTTCATTCCAACCTCGCTTGAAGTATCGGAATGTTGCTTCATCGTCCAACGGTATCTTGTTTACATCTATACTCTTGCCAGTGTTTTTCTTTATCAAAGTCAAGATACTCTTAAACTTATCAAGCTGAGATAATCCAAGAATGTCCTCCTTCAAGAAGCCTGATTTGTCAATGTATTTACCTTCCCACTCCGATACTAACACTCCATCAATCTTTTTGACGGGCATCCACTCCCACAAGTCAATCTCGGCATTGCTACCATCAACTCTATGCTTCGGTACTATAACTACAGCAGAAGGGTGAACACTCTCCGCTTTCGGCTGGAGCAAGGCATATTTCGTCAAGTGAACCAGCTCTGGGTTTTCCTGAACGAATTTGAAAAGCAGTTTTGATTTTGAAGCATATTCAATCAAGTCTCCCCAAGTGTATTCAATCTGGTCGTCAATATCCTTCGTAAGTTTGTTGGTCATATCAAACGAAAGTCCTTTGACCTTTCCGAAGTCTTTGATACAAGTCTTGAGCTTCATTCTCGTGTACGTTCCGATACTACAAGTGTAAGCATATCCGTATTTGTTTTTGATATACTCTTTAACTGCATCACGGAACTCGGTTGGGAAGTCAACGTCAATATCAGGCATAGAGTCAGCAGACTTCGCACGCTCTCCCGATACACGTGTTTCATTCAAGAAACGCTCAAACATCAATCCATATTTCAATGGGTCAACATCTGTAATATGTAAACAATAAGCAACAAGACTACCGCAAACTGAACCACGTCCTGTTCCTACGTTGATATCATTATCGTGACACCATTTGATAATATCCCAAAGTATCATGAAGTAGTCGCACAAACCGTTCGGAACTATTACAGAACACTCGGTTTCAATTTGCTTCATGTACTTCTTCATCTCTTTCGGTTTCAGATGACCAAAACGTTCGTTGATACCTTTCTCCAATTCCTCAAAGAATGCACCTTCAACATCCTTAACCTCAAAATGAGGCAGTTTACGCTCTCCTGTGTTTATACGGAAGTCTATGGAGTCAGATAGCTTTGAAGCATTCTCTATACCAGTTACAATTGCCTCAAACAACGGCTCTACGTTCTCAATCCATTCTTCGTAGGCGTTTATGGTATCAGCTACGCTCTTGAAGTATTGGTCATTTGACTCTGGTGTAGCTTTGTTGTTTACTTTATTGAGAATTGACTTCAACTCGCTTTCTTCCTTATCAAGATAATATGAATCATTTATCAAGATAGGCTTCAACATCTTTCGATAGTTACAAAGATACGTGTCTATATTCTCAAGATGTTTTCGGAATAGTTGTTGTGAAACGTACTCAACCGTGTCTATCTGATAAAACACTTGGTCAAATACTTTCTTATATTTTGCTATAAGTTTTATAGCAGCTTTCTTGTCGTCCTTTACATAGTTCAATTCGCTCTCCTTCGGCACTACGCAGCAAAGTCCTTTCCCCAGCGTATAAAGAAGCGTGTCAGGAATGAATCCATTGTAATCTACGTTTATAGCCTTATTGATGAGCAATAAGTTCTTCCAACCATCGTAGTTCAAGATGAAGAACTTCAATTCAAAGGTTTCTTGGTTTTGTTTTTCTTCGGAGTAATTGATTGCCACGGTGACAGTTTCTCCGATTATTGATTTGATTTTCTTCTTTTCGCAAGCAGTCTGAAACGAAAGAACTCCAGCCATAGTATTCTTATCGCAAATACCAACTGCCTTGCATTCCATGAAGCTCGCTTTCTTCGCCCATGTCTCGCAGGAGCCTGAACCGTTCATCATTTCATACTCCGAATGTACCCCCAAGTGTACGAAGTCCATGACTTTCGGCTCGCTCGTTTTACCAAGATATTTGAAGTCATTGAACTCTGGCTTGAATACCAATTCGTTGTAACGGTTTTTGTCTTTCTTGATGCCTGAATAATAGAACTTGCTTCCAAATTCAAACAAGATGTAGTTTACCTTCTTTTCATCCAATATATCAAACTCCTCATCAGATAGGATAAAGGCAAAATCTTCATCAATTATTTTCCCGTCAAACGGCTGAAGGTAAAGGAATGTTCCAACTTCCTCTATGGTAATAATATCGGAGCCATCCAATTCTGACTCCGATACTACCATTTTGTTTTCTTCTAACCATTTTGATAATGTTTCCGTCATAGCTTACCAAGATATTCATGTTCTACTTTTTTAGATAACCTTGCGGCAAAGAAGTTCTTAGCAAGCATAGATATATCCCAATTGTAGCCCATAGCACCTGTTCCGCTATCATCCTCCATATTAGCTTCCAAGACTTCGATTTCAGAAATAGCGGTATGACGTGCTACATCTTTCTCGTCAGGAGTTTTGAGAACGGTCATTTTCAGCTTGTATTCCAAATATATCTTCAGAAGTCGGTAAGAGTTATACAGATAAGTAGAAAAGTCTGCTAACTGCTGGATTTCAGCCTCAATCGTCTCTTCTCCCTCCGATACTCGGATAAGGTTATCAATAATGATTTGAAGGTTATATTCAATCTCACGGAAACGGTTGACGGCTACTTCGTGACTGAAGTTGAAATCCATTCTACGTTCTTGGGCTTCGCAATCCTCATACATATTCCCGATAACGTTTCCACCTCCTCTTTTCTCGGCATACAAGTCGCTCATAGTTTTAGCAATCTTGTTCCATTCATAGATATGAAGGCTTTGAGAGTTATGAGTTTGCGTTCCAAGTTCTACGCCCAACGCACCCGCCATAAGCTCGGTCAAGAAACTGAATTGGAAGATATTTGTCGGCAATCCCCAATGAAGGTCATTACTTCGGTTTCCGATAGTCGTGATGAGTTTCCCTTCTCTTATCTTCAACATCACTATGTCGTTACACGGAATGTCTTTGGTTTTGTATCCCAAGTCAAAGTTTGGATTCCAAATCTCCATAACTACCTGACGGCTGTTTGGATTTTCAGATAAGATTTTGATAGCATCAATTACTTGGTCATACCCCTTACTTGCGTCCAAGTTATCTTTTACAAACTTGTCTTCGGTGCGAATGCCCCAATGACGTAACCGATAACCATAAGGAGCGTGAAACGTTTCACCATCATCCGAAAAGTCTGCCATCTTCTTATTAAACAAAGTCAAGAAGTGAACATCTTTTCTTCCCATTGCTATCCACATCGCTTCAGCCAATAAAAAGAACACATTTATATCACGCTCGTAACCTCCTACACATCTACGATAAGGATTGGTCAACTGCGTCTTAAAATCAAGCACCTCCTTAACTTCTCCGTCACGGCTCGGCTCGTAGTCCTTCTGGGTGAACAGGTAGTAATTGATAGCAGGGTACAACGCTGCAAAGGTCTCTGTTTTTGCTACTCCCAACTCAGGAATGCAAACATTGTTACTCGGAATATTCATATCAATCATTATTTTGAAATTTTCTTTTCGTTTCTTCTCCCTTAGTAACTATGGGAGAAAAAGAAAGGAGAACGCTCAACACGCTCTCCTTCTTCTCTATTGCTTACCAATCAGGTTTATTTCTTCTTGGTAGTCTTTTTAGCAGGAGCCGATTTTGAAGCAGCTTTCTTCTTCGGAGCTGGTGCTTCATCTTCTTCTTCCTCATCGTCCTCTTCTTCTTCGTCATCTTCCTCAACTACCTTTTTAGCAGCCTTCTTTGCAGGAGCAGCTTTGGACGTCTTTTTCTTTGGAGCTTCCTCCTCCTCTTCATCGTCCTCATCTTCTTCCTCTTCAGGCTCCTCTACTTTGGTTGACTTCTTGGCAGGTTTCTTTTTGTCCAAGTTCTCTTCCATTTTCTTGCGGTTTTCGCCCAGCTTCTTGTCAATTTTCTGAACGGTTGCCGTAATATGCTCCATAAGGTCAGTGATGATTTCAAGAGCTTCATCAAGAGTAATACCCTTAATAAGCGGTGCTCCACTCCAGCAAGGCTCGTAGTCAATACCTGCTTTGTCCAGTATCTCGGTCTGTTTCGTGAAGGTCAACAGATACAAGTTACACTTGATAGAGCCGTCAGCCTGTTTTGAGCAGTTCTCGATAAGAACCATAGAACGCTGAGAGTTTTTGCCTTTGTGCTTGATAGTTACGCCTGCACTCGCTACCCAAGCATATGCGTATTCACTTTCAGGGAACAACTTCTTCAACGGTGCGAACGCTTTGCGGTCATCTTCGTTGTTCTTCGGGTCAAGTTTTGTTCCACGTTTGCCGGCAGCAGGTTTTGTTTCTTTCTTATCCTCTTTCTTAGCAGGTGCAGCAGCTTTCTTATCCTCTTTCTTCGGAGCTGCTTTTTCAGCGGTTTTCGTGCTTGCCTTTGACTTCGGTGCAGGTTTCTCGTCCTCGTCCTCGTCCTCATCTTCTCCTACTTCGGCACGGATAGCCTCACGAATATCGTCATCAGTCATAGACTTCTTAACGGTAATGTCAAGCTCATTGTCTTTGATGTAGGCTTTCAGAGCTGTTCTGTCCATTTCTGCGAACTCGTCACCCTCCTCTTCTTCCTCAGGCTCTTCAACCTTTTTAGAAGCCTTCTTGGCAGGTTTCTTCGGTTTTTCTTCCTCCTCTTCTTCAACTTCCTCGGCAAGTTCATCGTTTTCTTCCTCTTCGGTCTGTTCCTCGTCATCGCCTGAGTTGTCGTCTTCCACGAAGGATTCAGCAATGTCCAGAAGGGTATCAGTTTCCTCTTCCTCCATTCCTTCAATTCCGTTTTCTACCAAGATTTCAAGAAGTTTCTCACGTGCTTCTTCTTCGTTCTTTGCGTTAATCTTTAACGCCTTCACTCTTTTTGCTGTTGCTGCATTCATTTTCGTTGCCATTGCTTTTACGATTTTAATGATTACTATTTATTTGTTAAAACTGTTTTCGTTACTCTTCATCGAAACTGTAAGTTGAAAATACTTTCTTTTGTTGTAGCAATTCGTTACCATATTTCTGAATCAAGTAACTCTTTTGTAAGTCTATTATATCTGCTACTCCAATTGGTTCATCGCCACTGTCCAAGATTTCCTTTCTTGCTCGTTTCTCTGACTCGTTGTTAAAGTAAACTTTGTTAAGAATTTTTGTATTGTAACCTCGCAAGAAAAGTGAAAATATAACTCTTTCTTTGCCCGTCAATCCTTCCAACAAATCTACTCCATTAAGTACAAACTTGTTTACTTCAGGAGAAATTTGTGTATCTCCTTCGATACCATAATCAAAATTGATTTCATCAATTCTTGTTTTGTAGTTCTCTCTACTTATATACTTCATGAAATCTCTGGACTTGTTAGAACAAGCTGCTTCCAAATAAAATCGGATTGGTACTGGCTTTGATGCTTCGTTTCTCCGATATTTGGCCCATCGCCTGCCGTATGATTTTATGGAAGTAAAGATTTTCAAACGGAACTCCTGAACCAAGTCCTCAAATTCAAAGGACAGTTCTTCATAGGAGAATATCTTGGATGCGTACTTCTTCGCAAGATACTCATATCTATGATAGAGTTTTTCTGACATTTTCATATTTTGTCCCATTGCGATTTACAATTTAATTTACAATTCTGATACGAAGGTAAGGACAATTTTTCAAACGGCAAAATAAAATCGAAAAAATTTTTGGGTTTGCCCAAAGATTTAACTTTTGTTAAGCAAAACCCCAGACAAACCCAATGTTTTATTGGATAAACTACAAATTTTATTTTCTACAATATTCGACATACATCGTCTTTATTCGCATCTTCATATTCTTGTAACTTTGCGGAATAAAGCGTCAATGTTCCATCGGACTTAACTTGGTCCAAAATCCATATACCTCCCTTGAATGAAAACTCGTTCCCGATAGCGTAATAATTCTCAACATCAAGCTCGGTCAATTCAAACTTTGGTTTGCCAAGTTTATCAAATAGCTCGCTCCGTACCTCTTCCAATTTGCTGGAGCTATTCAGAATGCTATCTAAACGATTGCGTTTAGCAATGTCGTTTATCTTCTTAGCCTTGTGCGTCATTACCCTTTGATAATATACCTTATCCTTCGGGTTGTAATATATCTTCTTTCTAAATTCAGCAATCAAATACTCTTTCTGTATTACCAAAAAGTATTCTGCTACTGATAGGTTTCTTGTCTTATCCATATTCATCACTTCTTTAATTTACCAATTACATCCTCGTTGAACTCTCTCGGTTTCTGAAGGTGGGTGAAAACTTCCAATGCTTCTTGCTCCGTACATTCATCAATATCCTTCTTTGTAGTATATGTAATACTTGTAACGAAGTTATTTTCAAGTTCCAAACCGTACTTTTTGATGTCTTTGATAGCGTCAAAATCATATAACAATATGACATTTGTGACTCCCTTCAACATTAACTTTTTCGATTGCTCTGGACTGATTTTCTTTCCGAATGTACAAACGCATTTTATATCCTCGCTATCCCATAGATGAAGAACTTTGTCAACTGCTATCTTGTCAAAAATTCCTTCTACTAATATAACGGTTGTAGTGTTCTCGGTTATTTCATCATATCCAAACAAAAGCTCGGAGAACTCCGTACCAACGCTGTTGTTGTATCTTAATCGGTCTGACGGAACTTTCTTAGCTCCGTATCGTCCCAAAAAACCTCGTATCTTTCCGCCATCGTAAATTGGTATCAAGACATAGTTTTGGTATTTCCGATACAAATCAGTAGCTCCTATATTATAACGCTTACAATCAGCAGGAGTTATTCCACGTCCCAATAGGTATTTCGTGCTTGCTACGGACACTTTCCACCCCACAGGCATCTTTATAACAGGTAGCTCCTTTAACGTCACCTCATCTTCCTCTATGCTTTCCGCAACTATACTCCGAAGGCTCTGAATAGTCTCCCGAATTTCAACCGTTGCACCTCCCAGCAGATAAGTTTTGTCCAGCTGTTTGAGAAGTTTGTAAATACTTCCATATTCACCACACTTCTTGCAATCCCAAAGTTGAGTTTGACGTGATATATAAAAATGCTTTTCTTTACCGCAAAAAGGACAATCGCAAATGTATTGTCCTCTTCGGTTTAACTTCGGATTGATTAACAAATCACGAAGGTCAGCATCATCAATCTTCCTTGTTGCTCGTTTCATATTCATCCCAATCTGTATTCAATGTACGCTTTCTATCATAAAACCTTGCGTATGCGAAATTATTGCAGATGTGTATGGGGTCACCGTTCTTGTAGTCTCGGAGCTTATCAGTATGAAGTCTCATAATCTCTTCTTTGGACTCATCCCTTGTTTGATTGATTGTAATAAAAATATCAAAAGGTCTGATTTTTCCTTTATCCTCCGAAAGTTGAGCACGGGTGATTACAAACTCTGGGTCATTCTTCTGCTCCTCTCCGATACTACTTGATTGAGTAGCGGTATGAACTACGGCATTGAACTCCATAGCAAGCATCTTCATACCCTTCGCAAGTTTTGCTTGTCTGAAACGCTCCTCGTGAGGTGTATAGTTATGACCATCGCCTACTTCTAACAACTCCAAATAGTCTATTATGATAACGTCAATCTTACCATAAGTTTTTTCCATTTCCTTGACCTCTCTCCGAATATCGGGCAAGGTCTTAGCATTGAATGTTTCTTCAGAGCTTACAATGATATCACTCTTTCGGAGCTTCTTAATAATACGCTTGGTCACCTCCATCTTCTTGGCGGTAATGTTACCAAGTTTCACATCTTGGTAAAGCGTACCTGTCCAAGCGGCATCGTATCGGTTCAAACATTGTTCCTTCGTACCTTCTAACTGAAAGTGAGCAACTCTGAAGCCTTGTCGGGCAGCTGATATGCCTACGGAAACCAACACCTGACTTTTACCAGCTCCTGAATCTCCCAACCAAAGAACGCACTCACCAGTTTCTGGGCCACCGTTATCACCGCCCAACCGATAATCTATTTCATCAATACCAGTCGGTATCTTATAACGAAACTGCCAATCATCGCTCCTCCTTTTTGCTTGACGTTCGGCAAAGTCTCCGAATACGGTTTCAAACTTAGCAGACTGAATGGAAAACTTGGAAAAGTCCTCAGCGTATTTGACGAACATATCCCAAGATTGCTCTTTCTTTCCTTGGTTGTATAAATCAGCAATCTTGTCGTTAGCTTCCAAAAATTTCATCTTCTTGATGAACTTCTCGAAAGTATCAACAATCATCTCATGACCGCCCTGCTCATCAATCTCTACATCGGATATTTCTTCAAGTTTCTCTAATACATTTTCATCATCTTGGAATTGTTGCTGAATCTGACCGATAGTCGGAACTTTCCCTGTTCGGTCGTATCTTTTTGTAACCCATTGCCACAGCTTCTTCTCGCTTTCAATTTGCAAATAAGAGAATTTCAAGTATTGTCTAACAATTTCAAATACTGTTCTTTTCTCTAACGCAGCCGCAAGAAGTTCAACAACGAAGTTACTTGCTAATCCATCATTTTTCGCCATAACCTCTTTTTACATATATTTTTGGATACTCCTTCTTCAGAAGCTCCTTACATTCGTTTTTGAATTTACAAGTTGCACATTTAGAACTCTTATGAAAATACAGAGTTGTATTTGCTACGCACCATAAAAACCCTCTGTTGGTATTATGGTAGGCTGCTTTGAATTTCTCCTCCACAGGTCTGATAGTAGATATTAACGCTGGTATTTCAGTTTTCTTCTTTATTACATTGATTTTATGTTCTTTCTTCAGTCCAATCCTTGTAATGTATACATTGGTGTCTATGTCGTACTTTTTCCACCTCGCTATGGCGGTTTTTCCGAACACCCAATTGAACCTTATTTCTCGTGAATAGTCCTTCTTTGCTCCTGAATTAAACCAAGATTGAATACCATATTCGCAAAACTTTCTAACAAACTCTTCTCCGATAAGGTCAGAGAAAGTGTCCATGAAGTTATCCCAACATGCCGTATCAGAGTTGTTACATTTGTAATTAACCTTCCTTTTGGTAACTTGTTCCAATAACTCCACGAACGTATCTACTGCATATCTGAATAGCCTTTGTCTGCGGCGAACCACTTTATTGTCCATCTTTTAATCGTTTCTTTCCAATCGTCAATCGAAGTATCCAATATGCCTACTCGCTTCTCACCGATAGCTCCGATATAAGTGTTTAACCTTGTTTCAGAGTGTTCGGAGAAATAAGCGTCATACAAATCAAAGAAGTCAATTATCAGGCTTCGGCTCTTAGTTTTTGTTGCTCCCAATACACGTCCTTTCTTCTGAATAGTGTTAGCGTCCTCCAAACCTCCGTCCACGTTTATCATGACTTCAACCTGCGGAAGTGTAACGCCCTTCTTGAAGATATTTGACGCTAAAAGAAAACCACCTTCACCTTCCAAGAACTCCTCTTTTGCTCGCTCACGCTCCTCGCTGTCATTCTCTCCGCTGATAAAAGGTATTCCCGAAAGACGTTCCACCCTGCGTCCATGCTCTACGCTTTGGAATAACACAAGCGTTTTGAGGTTCAACTCTCGGAGTATTCCGATAACCTGCATCAATAGCTTGTTACGAAGTTTTGATTCAAATATCAACTCTCTTCGATAACCATTGTAATCGTCCACTTCAATGTCGTACTCAATATCATTATGGTCAATGAGTAGCATGAACACCCGATAGTCTGACAATACCTTCCTTTCTCTCAATCGCTTCTCGGTTATCGTATAAACAACGTCACCACTCCATTCTTTGAGCTTCAAGTTCTGAACCAGCGTACCTGTTCGATACGGAGTGGCTGAAAGACAAAGCTGGTATTCCAATTGCTTAGCTTTCTTATAGGTCTTGAGCTTCGCATCGGAGCAGTTATCATGTATCTCATCAATACAAAGAAACTTCAATGTTTTGAAATACTTATCAAGCTCCCTTTTCTTGACCTTGTCTTTACATCGGGCAGAGAACGTAGATTGTATGGTTTGAATCATTCCTACAGTTACACGCTTGCCAGTGTCAATCTTGCCAGCTTTGATTTCTCCTACCTCTATACCACCATACGGCTGAAAATACTCCTTGATATCATTTACGGCTTGATTAAACAGCGTTGTGTTATCGGTAAGGAATAAGAAGTTGCCATCATCGCTGTTCAAGAATATACGCAATATCTCGGAAGCAATGAAGGTCTTTCCTCCTCTGGTCGGTACGACTATGATTCCAAAACGCTTTCGATAAAAAGCCTCAACTGCCTTGCGTTGGTGAATATACTTTCCTGTCATTCGGTTATCTATCTCCACGCCTTCGGGAAGATTGAAATCATAGTCTGAAATCTGATATGAAAGGTTATGAACTCGGATATACTTTTCCAACGTATGCAACATGCCTATTTTGAAAGTAAATTTCTTTTTGTCAAACTTCTCTATTTTTGACGAATAGGCAAAAGGGTCAGGGTTGCGAAAAGTCAATGCCTTTGCAACGTGTCTTATCCCATTCTTGCTCGATAGCTTAAAGGAATATTCAAAATTGTTAATCCTTGTTACTGTTATTTCTACTGCCATTATCGTAGTCTTTTCTGAGCTGACTGACCGTATAATCAGCAGCAAAGTGTTTTACTACTCTATATATGCCCGACTTGTTTGTCTTGGCTAAATATCCTACTTTCTCACTCATGTTGCGATTGCAATCAACTGTAACGGCTGAAAATCTTGCCAATCTATACTCTTCTGTCATATCACTGGCGGTATTCTTCAACATGCCTAAATTAACAACTGACAAAATCTGTTGTCTTGTTATCTCCGTACCAATAGGCTTGCTATTGACATAATCTCGGAAGATACTCCAAACTGTTTTCTTTGTTTCCATAAATTCAATATTACTTGGGGTGTTAGGATACAGAGAATGTTACCCCCTCGCTCCCCCTTTGTTAAACATCTGTTACAAATTACTTGGGTATGATAGTCGGCAGTTGTCAGAAGTTACCCCTCAGTTACAAGGACAGAGCTGCCTCTTTGGTGTTACTGGTCAATACGTTCACACTCTCGGTATAACTTTGGTGTCTCGTTATCCATCGAAACGATTTACATGCTTGCTCGTGACTTATAATCTTTCTGCGATACTCTCGGCTACATATACTCATCTGACATCGAATACAAAAGAAAAAGGAGCATAAACAAACGCCTATGCTCCTTCTCTTAAAGTAGGTTTTATTATTCCGCTATAACTTCAGCGGTCAAGAACTCTATGCGGTCATCCAAAGCTGTAATTGTCATTACATTATTGATTGCTTCACCCCCATCGAACAACCACTCATCCTCTATTTCAACAAAATTCAAAGGAGCGTAATAAGTTCTGGAATACCAAGATGAATTATTCCCGATAGCAATTTTAACTTCAAATCTCGCAAAGTCCCAAGTTTCGGAAGTACGAACGTCAGCAGGTAGATTGTTTTCATCAATTGCTTCGGTCGGATAAAATCTTGCCACAATCTTCATTTTATATCTACGTGCAACGTATGAAGCACCTAAATTACGATTGAAGTTTTGTGTCATAGACATACCAGTATTCAAACGAATGATTCTTGTAACTCCTTTTTGAGAACTGAAATAGGTAGGAATATGGTTACCTGTAATTTCAGTTCCCGTTGGGCCAGTGTACGTTACCTTACCATCCCAAATAACGGCATCTGACGGTGCTCCCCAATCCGTTACCGCATTTTCAAAAGTGGTCTTGTTAAGAATTTGAACCCCATCTTGACTTTCAACTCCCAAAGCAAATGATTTGTAAATGTTTCTTGAATCTTTCTTAACCTGAGAAACATTACATTTCAAGTTGATGTCTTTCAAAGTAAAAGAAGTTCCAGCAGACGTTCTTACAAGAATATCCATACGGTCATAGTCCATGTTTCCCTTCGGACTTATTGGCCAACCTTCTTTTACAGTATCATATTGCAACTGAATCCACTTTCCATTCACGTCCAGAGCCTTACTGAAATAAGTTTGACCAGGTACTGTTCGTAATTGGTCATATTCTACAATAGAAGTACCCAGGCCAGTTAATTTTGTAAGAACGCCAGTCATATTTCCTTCGCTTTGGAAAGCTGTGCTTGCAGTAGTTGTTAAAAATCCAGAAGTCGGGTCATAACTAACTACTGTGAAAGTTATATCAGGATTGTTGCTATCTGAATAAGTAGCTCCTGCCGTAAATGACGGGTCAGCGGTTGTTATATGAAATCCACCTCCTGAATCGGATAGACTTATAGATAAATCCGAAGCATTATAGTTTCTGACAAAAACTTGTAAATCTTCGTCAGATTCCAATTCCAGCAAAACATTACTTACAAAATCTCCAACCGAAGGAAGTATAAATTGTAACAATGCTCTTTCAGGGAATGTCAAGTTTGCAACCCCCAATCTGAAATCATTGTATTCACTTCTCACTCCTTCTACCGCATTAAGACTAATTTGTTGTCCATTATCTGTATAAACGCATTTGTCCAAGCGGTCAACATATTTAGCATAGTCTGGTTTCAAAGGAATATGATGCAATGTAATCTCTCTCCAAAGTTTCATTTTTTCTTCTTTGTTATCAAAAAGAAGATTTTTGTCATCAACAGGAGCAGATAAACGATTTCTGAAAATCTTCAAGCCAGTGGTTGGATTTTCAAGGTTTCTCAAAATCTTCATGAAATTGTACCACTGTATTACGTTCGTTCTCGTAGCGTAATGAGCATTGTACCACCAAGGTCTATACAACGGAGAATAGAAACGTGAACCAAAAGCATTAGTATCAATAAACGGATAACCATATTGCTCTGCGACATCTCTTACTACCAGTGACCAAGGTCTTGCCATATCTCCGTAATATGAAGCAAGTATCGGTTTCCAACCAAGACTTGATAAAGCCTTACAAAGTCTTATGATATTTGCTCTGAAATACTTTCCGTCAACTCCATTGGAATAGTAGTATGATTCATTACCACCTAAAACTATCAAAGCATAGCCACCAGGCATATTTGCTGGAAATACGTTCGATATATTTTGCCCTAAAACAACGCTATTGAAATGCTCAATATTATCGCTTCCCGAACGTGACCAGTTTTCGCAAGTCCAATCCATCATAGCCGAAAGCCAAGATATGAACGCTTTGTCTTTTACAGAGCCGTAACCTTCACCGTGAGAAGCTCCTACCAACATAAACACTGGAACGGTGTTCAAATTGATATTAACCGTATTATCAGCCGAACCACCTATGTCGCTCGGTAATGCGCTTTTTTTGATGAGAGTTTTAACCTCATATGGAGAATAAGGAGAAGGTGCGAAAGATGGGTTATATTCATCTCCTACTTCTTCAACCATTAATTGAGCATAATTAGGATTGGTCGTTGAACCAAATTGAACGTTTACTTGCAAGAAAGCAGCCGTTGGCGAAGTTTTGAATTGACCATTCTGCGCTTGAGCTGTTCCGTCCTCGTTCGGTAAATAGTAATACAAATTATCACCTGGTTCTTCTCCTGTTGTAGCAACTCTTACCTTACTTTTTGTAACACCGTCAGCCGCAACACAACGTATCGCAGGAGCACCCGTTTGACGATTGCTCAAAAAGTAGTAAGTATTCGGTTTTACAGGGAACAATCCCGTACAATGATGAGTTGGGTCAGTCGATGAAATGAAATTACCAGAAGTATTCAAGTAACCATTTAGGATTTCTCCAGTGAATACGTTTTGACTTTTTGTTTCCGAAATAGCATTTTGAAAAGTTTCAAGGCTATCCAAGCGTTCATCAGCGTTTTGTTCTTGAAGCTCTTTTATGGGAGTTGCAAAATCAAACGAATATTCTTGAAGCGAAGGCGTTATATAAGAACTACTCAAAGAATATTGAAATACCATTTCAGTAGCTCCTGCTGGAACGGTACAAATTACTCCTTCATAATCTTTTGAAGGACTTGCGCCTGGATATTCATATCCAATCCTATTTCCATCAGCGTCATAATAAAGAGCAACTGACATAGAAACACCGCCAATATGAGCAGTAGCAAGAAACTTCTGACCCTCTGTGACTTCTACAAACTTTGCATTATAGCTGCCAGACAGTCTGGCAGCTGATTTGGTCGTTGCTGCTATATTATAAAAACAATTAGTATCATCAGGCAGAACTAACCCGATGTTGAGCAACATCGGGTGGGCTGATATGTCGTTAGTGACTACTTCAGCAGCGGTTAATCTCGTATTAAGCCCAGCAATAGCATCAGCGTTTTGTTGAACTCGTTGATTTGTTTTACTTATTTCCGTTCCGAATTTAGCAGTTTTCTTTGCTAATTTGTTTCCACTCCAAGACTTATTGGAACAATAAGCAAGTTGAGTAGCTCCCTTCGGTGCGATGATTTTAACATCCGTATAGTCAGCACTATCTCCCCGATATTCATAACCCACGTTATTACCAGCATCGTCATAAAATATAGCTCCCGCCATAGATGTACCGCCCAAACGGAAACTTGCTGTAAATTCATCTCCTTCTAAACAAGGAACGAATAAAGTAGAATATGTTGAGTTTGCGTTAAATCCAGTAGATTTCGGAGCGTTGTATTGATAAAAACCATCTTCTGTAAATACAATAGGAATATCCAAATCAACCCCGTCATCACAGATAGCTTGAACTTTTTCTCCAATAATATCTACTTGTTTTTTCAAATCGGGCAACGTAACAGGAGCTGACCCCAGCTGATAGATGATTGCTGGGGCGCTGGTGCTGATAGTGATTCTGGTAGTGCCGTAGGGTACATCGACAGGCTTGTTAGTTAGCAAGGTTGAGTTTTCTCCCTTGAAACTTCCTATGACAGTATCGCCTTGCCAGAATAGAATGAATGAAGCCGAATTACCTAACATCATTGCTTGCTCAATGAATATAAAAGGATATTGACCATCTTCAACGTCTATCTCGAAAGCAACATAACCACTTGTACTATCATACCAAATTCCATCAAGTTGATACCAACCACCAGTCCTCGTAGGCGAAAGTTGAGTTTTTTCATAGATATTGGAAGCTATGAAATACAAAGCGTCTTTCAACATATTCAACTCGTTCGTAATAGCATGTTGAGACATTGTATCGTTTACGCTACTACCAACAGATTGAAGTATGTTGAAATTATAGCTACTTTGTAATTGCCAACCAGAACCAGTATAACTGTAAATTCCATTTTCACCCGAATTAGTTGGATTTACAACAGATACTATATCACCCACTTGTATGTATTTACCATTTGTTCCAATAGGATTATTGGAATCAGCATTCATATTGCTGACTGAAGAATACGTTTTTTTGATATTGTAGCTGTAATAAAACAACGCAGTTTCTGCTGCACTAATTATGTTTGTAGGAATTTGGGTAGCTGACCAATATTGTGTATCCCAAATAAGTATAACTAAACACGCTTCCATCTGCCCATTTGTTATCTGAATCGGTTGACCCAAATAATTTCGGAAGTTTTGGAACGTAACAGTTCTGTCTTGAGCGACACCTGCTATATAACAAGCTCTTGCGTCATTCGGTTGTATTGGCTGAGTATCAGGTTCAGCAATTCCAATTAATGGCCCATTCGCAAGAAGTTCTAAACTTCTAATGTAATTAAGCATATTTATTTCATATGCTTGCTGATTATCAGGCTGAATTTCCGTTCCAACAGGTCGCCCCATTAAAGTAGAAATAATCATCTGATAAGTGTCATCATATCCTGCCATATTGTAAAAATTAAAAAATTACGAATAATCATTATTGTAATCTGGTTCTTGATAGTTCTTAACATCAACTAAATTATAACTGATAACTATCTCAACCCCCTCTACAGTTTCTCGTACAAACTTATCTTTATACTCTCTTATCAGCTCCTCGTTTGTAGGATAACGATTTTTTTTAATTATTCTTTGTATCCAAAAACCCACTGCTTCTTTGGGTTGAAGCGCATCTTTAACATACAAAGAATTGTCAGCTTTATTTTTTAATTGACCTAAAAATTTAGCCGTGAAACCTTCAGTGGCAATGTAAGAGCATTCTAACGGAGTTTCCAGCACCGTTTCGTCACGTCTCTCAATCCTGAATATCGTTTCGGATATTCTCTTCACAGTATAAGTTTCGTCATTGCTAAATGCCTCCTCAAAGGCTAACCAAGTGCCTTCAATTCCTGTTTCCCTTACTTCAAAAGATACATTGAAAGGATACAGAGCAATTTCCTCACCTGCTGAAGCGTACTGCTTAATTTCTAAATCAACCGCAGCTCGGTAAAAAGAAGCGTCATGAAATTCAGCAAGCATTGGTTCTTGATAACGATTAGCAATTTGTTCCATCATATAGTTATCCGTACTTACAGCAACAGCTGCTAATTTGAACAACGCTTCATGATTTTCATCAGTTATTATCTTTATCTCAACATCTGTTGCTACCTTGTCTTCAAATTGATTTATAAGTCCAATAGCAATAGTTTCCTTCGGTTTTTTGTCCAAAGTATAAGAAGAAATAATGTCGAACAGAGCGTTGATTGCCGCATTTGGAACTGGGGTAGAAGAAATATATCCTCCCAAACTCAAAGCAGCATCCGTTTGAGGATTGTCTTGAGATTTTGCTAATGAGCTTGTTGCCCCTGTTAAATATATCATCATAACTTTAAGAGTAATTGCGTTGTTTAGCTTGAGGTTCAATATTAGCAAGATTTACAACAAATGAACTACCTGATAAAGTTTCAGACTGTCCATCAATGTTTGTAAATTGCGCTATGGCAAGATTTCCAAATGGGAATTGTTTACCGCTATTATCCAACATTCGATAACCTATGGAAATTGTTATCTCATCTGTGAATGTTCCCGACACTGAAGGGAAAAAGGCATAAACTCTCATTCTTCCCGTCACATTCCATATAGAAGCTCTGAAGTAGAACGGTTTAGAAGGCAAATTGACATTGGAAGATAACTTAACCTCATATTCCATTTCCAAGAAATTAGGCACTACAATAAAATCATTGTTATTATCTAAAATCATTGAAGTGTCTAAATTTGATATAAACAAAGACTTATTTGAATTGCTATCAATTTTAGCATATTTCATATTAGCTCTGTTTACCAATAACCAACCGTTAAATAGTCCGTCAGGAATATTGCCAGTACCAAGATAGTTACTTGACCCCGAAAGGATATTGAATGAGTTAGAAGTAGAAGTTGTTACCAACTCAAACTTCGTTATCGTATATCCGTGTTCAACCACCAATTCTAAATCAACTGATACAGTGTTAACAGCATTTATACCTCCGATAGCTGCAACGCTCAAAAGACTTGCTAATGGATTTTTTGAAGCAGCATCTGAACTACTACCTTGTTGAACATAAGGATTATTGAACATTGAATAGATACGCTCATCAGAAATGCTCATTCCTCCTGAGTCGTCAAACGATATTCCAGCAATGATAAATTCATTGGCTGAAAGAGAAGGTTTGTCTGCTGAATCAACAATACGGATATTGTATGAATCATACTCGTATATCATTTTATTAGCAGCAAGCGGTTGGAACCCTGGTGTGAATGTTCCTATCACGGAGTATTTCAAATTGTTTTCGTTTACGAACGAACCAGCAAGAATAGCAGAAGTATCAGAGACAACGCTCACAACCTCGTACTCACCAGAATTCAGAGTTGATTCAAACTTTACCTTAGTAGGGAAGTTGTGCTGTCCTCGTAGGACTTTTGTAAACTCCGTTCCAATGCCCGATAATGAACCGTCAGTGTTAATGGTAACAGTTCCTGTTTCGATATTCTTAACGTCACGAGAAAGCACCAGCCAACGGTTAATGCCAGTGTTAAGAATTTGCATCTCTACAGCATTTTCCATTACAATTGCATCAACATCCGTAGTGAAGGCAATTCCAGGGTTGATGATGACGGTATTAGCAGTTCCAGCCTTGGCGGTTACTTTGAAATAAGTATTTCCTGAATTCTCTACTATTCCAAAAGATTTTGACATAGACTTGATTGCCAGTTTATACCCGTCATCGGCTAAAAACTTAACTAATCTTTGAAGTTCATTGACCTCCAAAAACAAGTTTTCGCTGAATTTTAATCTTGACATATTATCTTAGTTTTTTAATAATTACTCATGAATACAAATATATCCGTCATATTGAATGGTAACAAATACTTCTCTATAATATCTGTAATTTCATCCTGCGATTGGCTATTGTTATTATTTCTGACGTAGGAATAAAATATGCGTGAACTTTGGATGAAACCTAAACTATGAGAGTTGGTAGTGCCGTCTTTCAAAGGCAATATATTCGTTCCTCTTACCAGTGGTCGAATTTTGTAATTCCATATACCAATTTCCGATACAGATGAGCTCGTTATTTGAATTTTAGGAAGAATGTATTTTACAAATGAATTGTTGAAATACAAATTCGTTCCTTCTCCTATGTTCGTAGGACTGCTTTCAACATTTGCCGTAGAATAAGCATGTATTATACCTCTGACGTAATACCAAACAGAATTTTTCTTATTGATTGTTTTAATTTCAAAGAAAGTATCTGATACTGAAAAACCGTTCGGAGTTATAAAGGCATCATCAAGTTTATTTTTCAAAGAATCAAAACCCTCAACTCCAAATATCAAAGTGGCGTCTTGTTTAGAATTTCCGATAACTTGGAAAGCAAATGTTATTTCATAATCAAGTCTTGAATCTACTACATATATATTGTCAGAAACATCTGTGTCTTCGCTTTGTCTCCCCAATCCAGTTTTACCGTAGCTTTGAGCTTTCAAGTCTAATATCTTCTTGCCATCATATTCTCTAATAGAATAACTTGAATTGCCTGTACGTGATAAAACAAAGTTCGAAAGGTCTTCAAAGTCCTCCGATAGTTCCTTGGTTTTATTCAGATATTTCGACATACCTGTCCCCCGATACATCGGAGAACATTGTCTCATACACCAACCTACTTTCTCCAATGGTATATTTTCGTATAAAAGCTCATCGCTGACCTTGCTCCTTACCAATCTGATAAACTCTCCGTCAATCTGTAAAGTCTCTCCGTTAGGCAGCAAATAACCTTTACGCTTGAATATCATCTCCGTTCCTCTTTGACGTATTTGGTCATAAAGATTTTGAGCCAAATATTGAAGGTCTTCAAGAGTAATGTTTGCTTCATCGAAGTATATTCCATATTGTCTCACTTGCTCTCTCATGAGGTCAAAATCGTCTTGGAAGTTTTCAAACCTCTTGAAGAAACGAATGAACATACTGTAAAACCTCGCAACCGAAAAGAACAAGTCAATATAGTCTTTGTCTTCCTTCTCGTCAGAGTTTTCGGCTCTCGGAATATAATTTGGTACGATACCACGATAATACAACTTTTTGAATATGTTTTCTTCCAAAGCCTTCATCTCTGGCGTACCAATTATGTTAGCAAAAATACTGGAACTGATAGTAGGAGCGACAAATTGAATTGCCTCTCGTGAGCCCATAAAGTCAATGCTTTTGAACTCAATAACTCCCGTACTATCAGAACCAGTCCTTGTATATCTTAATTGAATAGTCAAAGAACTATCAACAATATAATCATCCGAAGAAAGGTTTGATGACGTTAGCTCTTGCCAATCGTTCCAAAAAACTCCATCAGGTGAAATTCGGAACTCCTTATGAACGGTGCGTGTATCGGTAACTCCTTCAACAACATCGGAAAAGTCAGTCAAATGAACTTTCCCTGTTATTTGAGGCGTTACATCTATCAGTAGCACGTCCCCAATTGCATTCAATAAATTATCCTTCATTATACGTCAAGTTTTCTTGTTCTTTTTCATACTTGTTAGCATCGTCTCCTTCGGGCTCAATTACCAACTCTCCATCGATATTTATGTTACCAACAGTATTTCCACTGTGAGACAGTAGCAGCTCACCTTCTTTCCCAGAAGTATTATCAACAATCATAGGTTTCTCCAATACTTGAGATTTATATATAGAAGGAGTGGTTGAGCCATCGTCATTCATATCCGAAAAACAATTGATTAAGAATAAACCACTTGATGGCTCAACCTCTGTTATAGTCTTTACGCTTACTTGTGTTCTCATATCAGATAGTTGTTAATACAGATGACTGGAATGAAGTATCAATTTCGTTCGGATAATAAACCTCAGCCAATACTCCTCCGTTGTCTTCTATGATATTACCATCAAGGTCACGCATTACAAACCCTCTTACACGTGGAAGTCGGTATTTCGGTACGTTTATATCAGCGTGAGGATAAAAGTGCGTATCAGGCACGTATCGAACTCCATCTACATTCTTAGCAGCAAACAATAAATTTTCCCACTCAACCTTATCACCGTACTCCCAAAAACGATAGTCAAACAACTTCGACATCTGAATTTGTATTTCCCTTCGCACTCGGTCTTGGTCATAAGCAGGGTCAATATCTACTCGGAATTCAACATCTACAGGCAGCCAATCAACGTTGTTTAGTTTCAACGCATAATCGGTTGAACTCCTTAGAAGCTCCGACAGTGACAAATACTCCTCCGAACGGCTCAATATTTCGTTGAACTCGTCATCTGTAAAGTCTTGTCCGTTTACCGATACAACAATCAAATTCAATCGTCCATCAGTATCAATGCCGCCTTTATGAAGTCTCAATACGTTGTTATTGATTTTCATAAACACTTGCTCCAAGTAAGATAGAGTTGTTCTTGCTAACTGATTGATACTGTCCTTAATTCTCTGACGAAACAAATCATCATCTTCCTCATCTCGTCCACCAGTCGCTCGATATTCATTGGTACAAGTCAAATGACCAGTCGGTATCGGATTGACTTTATTGATAGACAAAGGGTCAACGTTGGTATCAAGTCCCTCTTGGTCGCAACGTACCTTCGCATAAGCATATCCATTCACACCAATTACAACGTCCTCTTCCAATGAGAATGTTATTCCCGAAGTACTGGTGAATGTATGAACGTCTTTCAAATAAGTTGTTCCCTCATCAGCAATAAGTCGTACATAAGTAGAACTTGCTGCCGCACCAAATCTCGGAGAAACGCCACGAATAGCAGCAAGTTCATCCAAGTAAACTCCATAAGCCGTATCAGGAAAGATATGACCTTCCACGATAGCTTGGTTTACAAGGCATTTCTGACCTACCTTAGCGCAACCGAAGGCAATACCATTCAAAACTGATTCAGCTCCAATGTCGTTAATCTTATCTGTTTTGTTCAGGAGTATTTCCAAGAACATGAGCTTGAGCTCATTAACAGGCGTTATCTTTGTAATCATATCACTATTTTTTTCTCAGTTTTATAATCATACTTTGTTTTTATCTCAACCGTTATCGTCATACTTCCATTATCGTAAGCAAAGTCAGTGATGACGGCATACTCAAACAAATCATTCTGTAAGAAGTTGTTCTGAATATCCGATACCAATTCAGGATAAGCGAATGTTTTGGTATTAACTCCAGTGATTAGTTTAGAGTTTTTACCAAACAACATATTTTCAGGAACATCCCCCCGATTGAGCTCCAATAGAATATCACATTTTTGTTCTACGTTCGCTTGGAACTCTACGATAACCAAATCATTGGATTGAAATGTAATCTTTCTCGCAATATCCTTTCCATATATCCGTTTACCGATAGGCTGGTCAAGTATCGTGGTTACAACGACATCTACTTGATTGTTTACAAGAACGTTCATTGGAGTGAGTTTATCAATCTCCCAATCTCCTTCGTTCATATCGTTACTCAACATCAAGTCAATCCAGTTTGAATTATCTTGGTTGATTTGTTTAACGGAGTTTGCTACATCTTCTACTGTTCTGTAACCTCCTACTGACGAAGCAACTTGAATGAAAGGTTGATAACCTCTCTTTGTTATAGAAGTTCTGCGGAACTTCGGAAGTTTATTGATTTTCTCAATCGTTGTGTTCAAATCTTCCAAATAGTCCATCAGCTCCCAATATCCACAAGTAGCGAACTTATTTGCGAAGTTCTTGAACTGAGCCATAACGTCCTTACATTCTGAAGTAAGCTCCCGAAGTAATATCAAATGTGAGTTATCAACCCCCTCCGTTTGTCCTGAAAAATATCGGTTTATTTCAGGATAGGAATTGAGCATGAAACTCCGATACTTAGCCAAGAACTGGATAAGCGGATATTTTGTGACTTGTTCAAATTCTAATACTATTGATTCCATTATATACCAATATTTAACGCTCCGAAGGTAGCACGTGAAACATCCTTCAAAATATTGCCTATTCCCTTAGCAATAGCTCCCGAAGCAACTGTTGTTAGAAACTTAGCATTTTGCTCCTTTTGACTTTTAACAGCAGATGCAGGAGCAACCGCCTTCATCTCCAAAGAGTAATACCAAAGCATGTTGTTTTCGATACTCTGTGAATATGAGTCTTGCATTACTTCTACAACATAATGAGTATTCAAAGCATAATTGTTGAATATCAAGATACAAGGATTGCCTTGGTCATCTAACTTAGTAGAAGCCTCAACCATATTCTTCAACATCTTCGTCAGTCCATAACCAGTCTTTATCAAGACATCGCTATCCAAAACGCTAAAACCCATATTGCCTCCGAAGAACGGAATTGTTGATACATTCTCCGTTTCCTTCATTCCCAATAACAATCTGAACTTTCTTCCAAACGTACCTTGAATTGAAATATCTCTCGGAACGAAGGTGCTATTGAACAGCGTTGAAACTCCTTTGTTGGTTTTAGTTATGGTAGCAATTTGAGTCTTATTCTCCAATATGTTATTAGGCATAACAACGAAGGACATAAAACCCTTGGTATTTCCAGAGCTATCTAACAACTCCAATGAACACATATAGTATTCAAAGTTGTCGGGTGCAAGCGTATGAAGTGCAGCCTTTCCGATAGTCACCAACGCTCCTCTTGCGTTCTCAACTACGCTATTGACTGTACTTCCTGCTATTCTACCAGCTTGATTCAAAAATGCCATAACTTTATATATATTTTATCAACTTTATAACTGCTCATTATGATATAGTCCCAGTGCCTGGCCCAGTTGTCGTTCCAGCTCCAGTGGAAGTTGTTACTGGTATGCCTGGTTGAACAGTTACCGTTGCTGTTTTAATCCAAGCGTCCACGCCATCTGCTACAGCATTCGCTATTGAATCAGCAAAATCTTGTTTTACTTTCTCTGAATCTGACTCGTTACTTATCGGAGCGTCCAGAGCTTCTTTTATTTTTTGTTTGAGTGTAGTTCTCAAACCTTCTGTATTGATAGGCATAATTATTCCAAATTAGAAATTTTACTTTTGATTGTATCTAACTTCGCTTGTATAGCAGCAAAAGAAGCTGCATTCACAGGCGTTGAAGTAGCTCCTACTGGAGAAATAACGGTTATTGCTTGAATAGCTTTCAACATCTCGTCCAATAAGTCCGCCAACGTATTCCCTAACACCATCGGCTCTTTACCGCTATTGTGGTTTATCTTCTTGCTAATGATATCAACTTCTCCGTCCTTAGCAACTACCTCGTTTTCAAACTCATCTTTGTAATTCAAACCTTTACCAAGCTCATACGACAAAGACATCTTTTCTTCGCCCTTCTCCTTGACCTTCAAAGTAGCCTTCTGATTTGTGACTACATTTACCGATTTATTACCAATGATGTTTATCTCGTTATCGCAAGAAACGTTCAAGACTGAATCAGCGTTCTCGGAGCTTAACTTGATATCAATATTAGCAGGCTCATCCTTGTCTCCCAATACTGTTATGTCCAAACCAGCCGTAGTGCCGTCAACAAATATCTCAACATTTCTTGTTTCCGTTCCTCGTTTTAATCGGTATTGATTTTCATCCAAAGAATAGTATTCGCCTTGCCGTCTCAATGCTGCTACGATAACAGGAAGTTGAGACACGGCATCTTTAACCCATACCACTGGTGTTCCTCTATTCTCTTCATCGGTCGGGAACTTTATGCACTGCATTACGTTTATATCAGCATGTACGCCACTGAAATATCCATATCCCTTCCCTCCGTTTATCGTCAGGGTGTTAGTGCGGTAGCAATCATTTATATATTGAACTCGGTCAACCTCCGAAGGTACGACAACGAAGCCTACCCCAGCTGAACCGATACCAGTGTCCAAATTTCTTATGCCAATTACATCTTCTTCCATAACTATTTCTTTTTGCCTGTTACAGTAGCTTCTTTGGTAATAGTTACTTCAAATGAATTATTACCAGTTGCCATCATACGATACTTATTGATGTTCTCCCAATATAATTGTTGCTTAGACATAAAGAAGCCGAAATTGTCGACATTCACTTTCCACTTTGAAATATAGTCCTTCCAATTATCAGCAGTTATCTTTTCAATATCAAAATCTTCTCCGAAGTCTATGATATCAAAGTAACTGAATTTCTTCAATCCTATCTCTTTGCCGTATATATAAGCAGGGTACATTCCCTTGGATACTTGTAAGGTAGTCATTCTGCTCACACCTTGCGTTGTCACGTCATATGTATTCGTAACAGCGTCCACGTAGAATATCTCACCCGAAGTCGGAAGCATTATGACCGTACCTCTTTTGATGCGTCTATCTCCAATCAGTGTTATTGTTCCTCTTCGGGTGAATGCATTGTAAGCATTACTTTCGACAAGAAACTTAAAATCACGTACAGCATTGCGTATAATTCTATCACCGTTCTGAGAGTTTTCCGATTTATCGGAGTTGAAACGTCCAGAGAAAGCAAAGTTGAAATAATTGCTTTCTACACAAAGCGGTCTGCTTCCCCAAACAGCGGCAAACTCTGGGAAGAACACCGCAGGCATAAACAAGTTAGCTTCTCGAATACCAAGCAAGTCGGCATAAGGTACATATTGGAACCATGAGTATATTCCTTGATTATTCCAAGTGAGGTCGGTTGTTAATATATCCGCTTCATCAAGAGTTATCAAAGTAAGGTCAATCATCTTTGTGAAACTCTCCTTATCAAATGGCGGTTTACGAACAATCCAATAATATTGGTTACCAAATGTATCTCCCATAAACTCCACCAATGGCTCCTGACATACCTTTCGGAAGAAATTCAATAAAGAGCCTTGCTGGGTTGAAATTCCTGAATCAAGAACTTGCTTATCAGCAACCGAACTATCAACCAAAAGTTTTGTTATTTGCCATACACCAGGTGCTAACCTTTCTTTTGCTACTGTATTCTGTCTCGGTTGTTTCTTCGGAGTATATTCTGTAGCATCGGGAACGGTTATATCAGAATGAGCTGAATACTTGTAAGCTGTTTGAGTTTTGATTTCACTATCAGGAAAACTTAACCAAGATGGGTCTCCGTAATTAAGTATCTTTCCAGTCTTTTTTGATACCAAACGTTCCTTCGCTAAAAACCAATATTTAGGGTCAACAGCATTACCGCTTGAATTTCCTCCCTTTCGGACTTCCAAGTGTAAGTGTGGGCCAGTAGAATGACCTGCATTTGGGTCTCCTTTCGCTCCTCCCGTGGTTCCAATTCGCTCTCCTTCGGCTATCTGATAACCCACGTAGATATGACTATCAACGGAATGAAGGTGCATTAACAGAATATATATATAAACGCCCATCTCAACCTGATGTTGAATAGTAACGTACAATCCAGCTCCGTTCTTTTGAACTTGTTTCGTTATAATCTTACCGCCCAAAGGAGCTTTCAAAACAGTACCGACAGGAACGCCAAAGTCAATACCATTATGGTTTTTGATTTTACCGTCCATGTGTCTTTTACCAAAGTCGCTCGTAACTATGAGTTGCGATTGACCTTCCAAAAAACCTTTATAAAATGTTTTATAATTAGCCATTGTTTTCCTTCTTTTCTGGTTCAAGCTCTATGTACTTCGTTCTATCTTCGCCCCAAGTTTCAAAGACATATCCTGGCACTACTTCTACGTTAGCAAGCTGAGAAATAACGCCTTTCAGAATATAGCTTATGTCCATGTTAATACGATTAGCAAAAATATCAATCTCTCCAGTTACCCTCCGAAGTCGGTTGATTGGATTGTTATAGGTATTATTCATAACATCGGCTTCACGAATATCGCCTTGCTTTCCATAGCTCTGTTCGTTCGCAAATACTCCGCTTGGGTCTGAAGTGGTGGAAGGATTAAAGAAAAATGAACCGTCCTCAATCAAGAGTTTCATCAAGTCTCGTCCAGTGATTTCAACGTATGCCTCCGAAGATTGAGAATTGGTAACAACCTTTACTTCATCTACCAAACCAATCATATCATACACTCCTTCGGCAAGTTTCGTACTTATCTTGAAATTGTCCGCATCTCCGCTATACCAATCAGCTGTATCCTTCACTAACTCCATATCAAGTTTCTCGAAAGAAATAAACAGAATGTCGTTGGAACTTATCAGCCAATTGAAATAGTTAGCTTCAATATCATCAAAACTTGATTTAGCATAATACTCTCCTTTTTCTCCATATTCATATGTAGCGTCATTCTTAGAAGCATTGCCCTTTTGCCCCGACATATCGCCATAGGTCTTTTCTCCGTTCTCACCTTTCAGTATCTCGTATATGACTGAAACTCCTTCGCTTCGGGCACTAATGATTGGAAGTCTCATTGTGAAACTTCCTCCATTAGACGTTACCGAAGTAGCAAGTGAAATTATATGTCGGCTCAGATTAGCAAATTCTGTAAAGTCTTGACGCTCCATCTTGATAGTTTTCTTTCCTTGTGCATCAAGTCCTACATAATAGAGACTTTTGAACCAGCCAAGAACTGAACAATCAGGACTTCGTTTGGAGCTATCTGCTACACGATAACCTTCATCTTGGTATATATCTTGAATTTTATCAGCAGCGAACGCATAAAAGTCCTCCGTATTAACTTGGGCATTTGTTTGAGCTATTGCCAACTCAGCCGTAACCTTACTGGGATTTATTCGGAGAACGCACGGAGCAGGCAGCCAAGACTGCAAAGACAGGTCGTCAGCACTCTCTGGCCACTTACCGCTTCCAGCTTTCTCTATTTCCTTATCAAGCTCGGTATATTGTTGCCATATCAAATCTTTATTGAGGTCAAACAACTCTTGAGGACTTACACCATAAATGTAATTCCTTTCCATATAGTCTGATATGGTCATTCTCTTGCCTCTATTATAAAGCAAGATATAATCGTTGTTATTATGAGTAGTCTCTGCCATTACTTATTCCCTCCTGGTTTTGTTGTGTTTGTAGTAGGCATAGTTGTTGTACCTGTAATCTTACCAAGAATTTGATTAAGAACTGAAACAACTTCGTTCTTTCCCTTCGTCCAAACCGTAGTGAATTCAGTAGCTTGCACCGCCCATGAATCCATATTTTGTCGCCCAGCTCGGTCAAAGTCTCCTTGATTACCAATACCGCCTTTCAATACACTTCCAGCCATAGTACCAGTATCGGAGAACTGACTGATATATTGGTCTAAACGGTCAGGAGCTATATCAGGCAACAAGGACTTGAAGGCAAAGTAACCCATCTGAGTGTCCGTACCTCCGAACTGTTGAGTGATACGTTGTATAACAGATTGCATTATCTTTCCTTCATTCTCAGGATTGCGAAGTTCACGGTCAATCAAGTCCATACGTCCGCCAGTCTCTGGGAATAAGTCAGCAACCGAACTATATATCAACGCTCTCATTCGTTCGTTCATCGGTTGTTGAATCATGTTTTGGAAAGATTGATAATCAGTTCCAATTCTTGAATCTTGCGTTATACCTTGAACTGCTGAGAAGGCTGCTAAATTAGCATTCGCTACATCATAGCTCGGTCGGTCGGCTCTATTCATATATGAGCCCATTATATGTTGCTGAATATCATACTTCTCTTGAACCCTCGTGAAGTCTCCCATAGATACTCCTGAGCCTTCGATACCATTCAAGATAGTTACCAAGCGTGATATTGCTTCAGTTACATTCAATCCGTAGCGGTCATATTGTCCTCCTTTTTCCAAAGAGCCTTCTGTCAAAGCAAGGTTTCTTTCTAAACCAATTTGACGCATGGTTTCTGCATACCAATCGTCCGAAGTACCACGTGCCCTCGTTCTCCTCGCTGCATTACCAGCAAATTCTTCCGTATCATAACCAAAGGTGGTATAGTTGATACCTCTGAAGTTAGCATCAGGCAACATAGCTCCTAAATAGTTAGAAGCGTCACCGCCTTGATAACCAGTAGTAGCTCTCAAAGATGCTAAACCCGCCATTGATTCATATGAATCCGAAGTTCCAGTCAAAGACTTCGCTGCTCCTGCAGCAACTCCTACCCATCCCAAGAAGCGTAGTGCTGCTTTCAGACCCATGCCTGATAAACCTGCTATGGCTGAACCTCCACCCATTATAGTGCTTCCAATATCGCCACTTTGAAGTCCGCTGAAAAGTCCTTGTATTCCTTGAGCTCCTTGCAACGCTGAATCATAATAAGGTCTGCCTTGTTGAGCAGCTCCTCCTCCCAATACTCTTCGGAGTTGTTCGTTCACGTCAGCAAGACTTCTTGAAGCTGCCATAGCTCCTTCCTCACTATCTGCTGAGTCACGTTGTTGCATCAACTCTCTCTGTTGAGCACGTAGTCTCCCGATATATGAATCAGGCGCATCTCCTCCTTGATTTGCTTGTCGGTTGAAATACTCGGTCAGCTCTCGAATAGCGGCAGTCAACTCGGTTTCGGCTTGCGTCCTTTCGTTGGCTTCTTCCTGATTGATTTGTTCCTCTTCCTTATCGTACTGACTTCCCACCATTCGATACTGTCTTTGCCTTTCCTGCTCCAATTGCTGGTCAAGCATAGCTGTATAGAATGGGTCATTAGCATTTGGGCCAAGTCTTTGAAGTCCTTCCTGTCTCCTCTTATCAATATCGGCTTCAATAGCATCGTAGTCGGAACTCATACGCTTGCGCATGTCGTCTCTCCTTGCGTCGTACCTTTCCGAAATACGGTCATTGACAGCTCCTCTCGTTGCTTGACCGTACTGATTGATAATCTGAGTCATCGAAGAAGAACCAGGCACCAAGAGAACTCCACGCTGCTGCATTTCCCTCCGAACGTCCTCAATCATTCGGTCGTTAGAAGGAACAGCTGAACCTCCACCCCTACCGCCCGAAGGTGTAGGAGCAGAGGTGTCTGAACTTGGGTTTCTGCTTACATTATCCAACTCATCTCGGAGCTGGGAAGCATCGCCACGTATGTTTACCGTTACATCTGCCATAATTATTCTTGTTTATCAAATTGACTCAAATCTAATTTCTCAAAGTCTTCATCAATTTCTTTCTCTGTTACTTTAACAACTTTCTTATTGGTATCTACTAATCCCAATGCTTCGTTTTCAGCTTCATCCTCATCATAGTCGGTATGATTGATGGCTCTATTGATAGCAACTTCCTCTTGGAACTCTATATACATATCAATGAAGTTCATCTCCCTATGCTGAGGTGAACCGAATGGTACATGGTATCTTTTGCGCCACCAATAATCAATCGGGAATTGATGCCAAGAAGAAAGGAAGTTATCAACCCTCTTCTCCAGCTTCAGCTCCCTCTTCAGTTTTGTCTCCGCCATCGTTCAGTTTTATGCCTTTGAGTTCTGCCATAACCTTGTCGAACCAAGGTTTCAATTCCTTCTGATACGCTTCTACCAATTCCTTGATATCTTCAGGAGCAAGGGCAGTGTAATTTTTTATATCATAATACTTCGCTACGCTCGGAACGCATACCTGAAGGAAGGAAATAGCATCTACCATATCAAGAGCATAATACATGCTTGCTACGCCACTCGCTGCCATAACCCCATATCGGTTATTGGTTAGAGCCTGTTTCAAACTTTCCAAGTCAATTAGCTGCCCAACGTTGGGAAATTGACACGTGAACGTCTTTTCTCCGATACTGAATTTTTTCTGTCTTTCAATCATGACTTTACAATTTAGTTTATTTACAATAAAAAAGGTAGTACGTTATTCACATACTACCTTCCTATAACTGTTTATTTTGGCTTAAACAATCCCGTTGTACAGAATTGGTTCCAAATACTCGAATTCAGTATCACGTCCTGAAATCTGACCTTCTTGAATATCGAAGCCTTCACGTGTCATGAACGCTCCAACTGTTTTCGCAAAAGTCTCATATTTAGTAGAAACCAAACCAGTTTCGTTGTCAATAGCTCCGTCCTTCACTTTACGAAGGATAGCAATTTCAAGCCCATCTTCCTGAAGCAGAATAGCGTTTGCCCATTCTTCTACTGTACCAGCGTTTCTGAACGCTCCCTTCTTCATTTTGTTAGCCAAAAGGTTGAAGTTGATAGTATAAGAAGAACAAGACAAAGAACCACTCCATTCCAAGGCAGGCAGCTCCTCTGGGTTCAAACGTCCTACGCCCGTCACACGTCCTCTTCGGATATTCTCAGTGATGCGAACGTTCTTCATTTTACCCACGGTAACTGAATTTATCTGGATGATAGCCAAAGGGGCAGTCATCACTTTTTCATTCTTTGCCATAGTATGTTATCTTTTATTTGTTACACTTCTACTGAAAAATCCAAGATGTTCCCAATGAAGAACGTCTTGTTCACAGGTACGTTCGGCACGAAGTCGTAAGTGATAAAGTAGTCGCTATTTTTAGCAACAACCTTTACATTCTTCCAACTGATAAGCAGGTTATCATTGCCAGGATATGCTACCAAAGAAGCAAGTTTTGTTTCGGTGAAGTTCTTAACAGACTGCGGAGAAGCCTGAGCTGCCGTTTGTCCTGTAAACCTCGTTTGTCCTTCCAAAATAAGCTCTTTGTTCAACTGAGCCTTGATAAGCTCTACGGATAACTCAAACGACTGACCGTCATCGGCAATTGTTTTCTTATTATCCAGCAAGGTTGTAACACCTTGGTTGACGCACCAATACCCCGATACGTTGCGAACATGCATGATACCAGCCTGTAACGCTCTTTCCCTTTCTCGTTTCTTCAAGTCGTAAGCAAATGACTGATAACCAACACGCTTGAAAGTAAGCGGAGTTTGAGCAGCCATACCTGCATTCAAACCTACGATTGCCGCAGCAAGGTAGATAGTATGAAGTTGCTTTGTTCCGTTCTGGTCTTTTCTTGTTACGATAGGAGCACCGTGAACGCAAACAACCTGCCCTGAATTGAAATACTTAGCAATTGACTCGGAACTGTTAGTGTCTCCAAACAAGTCGGTATCGTCTTCACCACCTGGCACTACCATGAATTCAGTGAACTTCGCAGTCTGTTTAAGGAACGTGAACAATTTACCGTTTGTCGCAGCATCTACTCCCTTGCCTCCTGCAGCATTTAAGTTAGTACACAGGAAGAACGTAACATCCAACTCTGCAATTGCTTCTAACACGTCTGCGTACTCCGTATCGCTCATGTACTCGGTTGTACCTCCAGTAGCCAAAGTCAGAGCTACAGCAGCAAGCTCGGTTTCTCCATCGCCAGTCATACTTACAACGAAGTTAGCAAGCATTTGCTTGTTTGACCTTGCCCAATCGTACAACTCCTGAAGAGTAGTGAGGTCGCTTGATTCAGCAATAAGGTTAGGAACTGCATCAGCCAAGCTCTTCGCTCCGAAGGCTTCACCCGCATCGTCCACTCCCATAAAGGAACCACGGAAAACTTGAAGTTTGAAAGTATCAGCGGTTTCACCAGCTACAATCTGAGCTCCGTAACCTACTTTCAAAACATCATCAACTTTTACTCCGTTACCAACAATACCTTCGTTCTTACATTTCAGTACCAAAGCATTGGAGCCTGATATTGTGGTTGTAAGAGTTGCGCAAGTCGTTTTGGCGGCACGGACATAATACAACTTAGGAGCACCTGCTGACCCGTCCAAAGGCGTGAAAATCTTGTTAGCTATATCGCCAACCAGACCTCCTCCCATGAAAGCCAAGAAGTCCTCATAGTTTGTAAACTCGTACACAGACTTCAAGCCTTGTGCAAGTTCACCCTGAACTCCTGAACCTCCTGCGTATTCGTATGAGCCATTCATCGCCAACCCAGTGTCTATAATCATAACATTACCAAATTCGGCAACGTTTACGACTGATGTTGGATTATAAACGGTAGCAGCATACGAACCAGGTTCAATGTAGTTCTTGCCATGAAAATTAACTACTGTTGCCATAATCTTTTGTTTATATGAATTTATTTCAAATTTTACTCCTTATCTATACTTGAGCTTGATGAAGTATCATCGTTGTAATCAATCATCCTCATTTGAAAATAGAACTTCTTTGCTACTTCCTGAACTACAAGTTGTGGAACATTATGTTCATATTTGAATGTCAAATTAAGAACTTTATGAAACAATGGCACTGGAGTTAGGTCATCCTGCATCATTATATCGTTACCCGATAACGAAGGTATGCGAATACCCATAAGCTCCAAATGAGGAACCAGCATAAGCAGCATACTTTTCATTACATTATATACTACGTTTACTTCAGAGGAGTTATTGCTTGTAATCATGATTTGATACGTACAATTATATGTCTGAGTAAAGTATTGTTGAGTTGCTGTTTTCTTTCCTTCTTCATCCAATATATCATCCTCCAAATATCCTTCATCTTCTCCAATCGCTGCTTCACCCTGTTCTGAAGGAAGGAGAATGTGCATTGATATGATTTTAGCAACCTCTTGGTTATATCCGAAATTAACAGATAAGTTTTGAGGTGTCAAAATCATCTTCTTTGCTTGGACAAAGTAATTATACAAATTCATCTTAATCGGCTTGCCTTCTTCATCCACTCCCAGTATCTTGTATAATATAGTTTTTTTGTCATCTGCTACGTTTTCTTGTAAATCATCACGCAACAATTTCACTATGCTTTCCAAAGTGTTATAGATAACAATTTCTGGTAAAAGTATTCCGCTCATAATATTGTTTCTAAATAGGTTGTTACTTCATTTTCAACAATTGTTTCAACGTCTGTTTTCTCAACTGCTTCTTCGGCTAAATGATACGGTTTAATACCCTTATGAATCCAAGATAATGGGTCGGAGTTTGCTCCAGCTCGTCTGAATGTTCCATAGGTATTTTGAGAAGTCTGTCCGTATTGAGCCTTTCGTTTTGTTAAACCTTCGTAAATAGAATTGCGATGGGTATATTCATCGTATCTTGGATTATTGGGAGTTGCTTCAATTGCGGCTCTTGATTGAGGTACATCATACGGAGAAGGAAGTTCAGAAGCCGTCAAGCCTTTTCCTGCCGCTCGCTTCCTCATTATATCGTATATTTCTTGAGGCATTTCCCCAGTGAATCCTGCTTGACCAAGAGAGCCTGGTGTGCCAATACGGAACGGAATGGTCAAATACCAATCTCCTCCCTTATACACTTGCTTTCCTTTCTTGTTATAAACAGGTATTGTGTACTTTACTTTTTGAGACTTTTTGAAACCTTCTTTCATGTCGAACGCAGAAGCTCCTTGTTCAATCATATTAGGAAGTGTTCCAGTCAATACAATCTGTTTCGCAAATCTTCCTTTATCTACCTTAATCAAATGTTGGGTATATTCTGGAAGGGTTGAGTTCAATTTTTGTTTAGCAAGAGCTTCCCAATTAGCATAAACTGCTGCTGTAACCGCATTTACGCAAGTTTCAGTAAGCATATCAATCGTATCGGCTGCTAAACCAAATTGCGATTGAAGTCCTGATAAGTCTATTACTATTGGTTTCATATATTGTTATCCTTTCGGCATTACAGTATTTTCAAAACTCTCTTCTCCGAACTTCTGAGCATCGAATATATAATGAGCTTTCCTTGCTAACACATTTATAGGCATTTGCCTGAGCTTCTCGTCATCGAATGAACAGAACCTACTCTCACGTACTTTCATAAGCTCTCGATTGATGTCTATAACATGATAAACAGGATAGTGAGAATATCTTATGGATATACTTATAGGTATCTCTGATTTAGCCTTTATATTCATATCAGATATTGCTATCTTATCTTGAATACCTAAACTAAAAACTATTTTATTTTTGTCAACCGTATATTCGTCAGGTGTTACAGGTACAAGTTTTTCGTCATCCGAAGAAAACAAAAACATGTTTGTTATCTCCAAAGGTTCATAAACTGGATAGGCAATGATTTCTCCCTGATAAAAAATAGGTCGTATTATTTCTGAGTAAAATTCTTCCAACTGCATCAAAATCACTCTGTCCATAAAACCAAGTTTATCCGTTCCCTTAGTAGTTATGGAAGCAGTTCCTCTATTGACTTCGCTCCAATTTTCATAACGCTTTTTGCTATCCATGTGTTGAGCAATCAAGCGTGTTTCAGTTCTATCAATAAAAAACCAACCTCTACCTAAACAATTTTGACACGTTGAAAGAGCTTGTCCAGTTGCTTTATCTACGCATGGGCAGCGCAAAGCTCGGTCTATGAAAGCGTCATAGCCTTGAGTTTGTATTAAAGTTTCAAACCTATCAACGTTCCACCCTACCTTCGGATTGATACCAGCTGGAGGAGTTTGAAACGCAGTAGGTTTGTCTGTTATAATACTCTTTCTGTTTTTACCGTTACTTTCCATAATTTATAATACTTCAAACGGTATGCCTCTGTACTTGCTCTTCAAAGCAGGCATCATTCTATTCATCTCATCAATATACGTCTTTATACGTCCTGCAAAAAGTCCTCCCTGAGCACTTCTCGCCAACGGAGTATTTTGGCTCACTCCGTCCAAACTTATCTGTATAGAAGTTAATCCAATACCATACAATATATCTCCAATAATAGCAAGAACGTTCAATGCTGCCATCTTTGCTATGAAGTCAAATAAATCAGCAGGAATTTTGTCCCAACCTGTAACATACCTCGTTCTCCAATAGTTGGGAATAAAAGTTTGTCCAAACCATCCAAGATGCGGAGAAATGCCGTTGTAGATTAAAGAATTTTGCGTCATTGTCGCTCCTTCCTTACTACCAGTGTTTGGAATAAGGTAGATGTTACGATATACAGCAACTGCTTCAATCTTTTTGATAGACAACCATTCCTTCGGATAGGTTATTTGACAAACATCATTTATCCAACCTTCAAGATTGTCTATGTAATCAATAGGGTACATTGTCCTGATATACCCCCAAGACATAAATTCTTGCCGTATGAAATCACGGTTTTCCTCTATGACTTGTTTTGTAAGTTTAATACTGAACAAACTCTCAATCGTAGTCTGGGCTGAAATGATGTGCTGCGCAATAGCCGACATAGACATTTTTCTGCCGTCATTAGAGCACATGGGAATACCAAACAGATAATTCTCCATTAGCTCCGTAGGAGACATAATCATCTCCATATTCTTATTGTATTGTATTTTCAGTCTTAAACTTGGCATATCAGGACAATGTTAAAAGGTTATTTATTGTTCACCACCCTCGTTGTCGTCATCTTCTTCCTCATCGTCCTCTTCATCAAGCTCACCTGCTGCTTCGGCTTCATCGTACTTTTTCAGCAAGTATGCTTTCATGAGTTTCTTTGAGTTCAGTTTCTCATACTCCTCTTCGGGCATTTCGCCTTCTTTGGCGTATTCCTTCATCTGAGCAAGAGTCAACGTGTCAAGATGAGCTTCAAATCGCTCACGGTCGGAAGGTTCACCACCCTCGTTGTCGTCATCTTCTTCCTCATCGTCCTGAACGGCTGTAGCCTTTTTAGCATAATCCCAGTCGTTAGTGCCCTTTACAAGAGCAGCTGCACACTTAGCTGATACCTCCGCTACTCCGTTAGCATCGATGGAAATACGGCCATCTACAGGCACGATAAGCTCCATGGAAGCTACATTCTGATTTTTTGCTTTAATTTTCATTTTAATTTTACGATTTAAGAAAAAAGGAGTGGGGCAAAGCACCCACCCCTTCTCTCAATTAAACAATTGTTTATCGGTTATTTTACGAACTTGCCGATGTTGATGAAGCGCACCATCTTCTTCGGAGCGTAAAGGAACGGAGTTCCATAAAGCAGCACCATGAAGCGGAATGCAGGAGAAAGAACAGCCAAGTCCATCTTCATCAGAGGAGCAAGCTGAGCAAACTCAACTACTTCGTTATCGAACTGGAACAGAGCAGACTGGTCACAGTCAGGCAAGAAGCGGTTCATATCACGAATGATACCAGGTGCTCCACCGTCATAACCACGGGTCAAGTCGTCCAGAGAAACGTCAAACAGCGGGAAGAACTCACCAGTAGCAGAGCCACCGACTTTGGTACGATAGATACGGTAAGCAGTTGCTTTGTTTACACCGCCTCCATCAGCAAACTTCAGGTCAATAGCACCATTGGCAACGGCAGCAACAGCGGTGTTATAGATTGCCATATCAGACTCACCGAAGCGGTTGATAGCAACTACACCATAAAATACGTTACCAGCATCGGTTGAAGCCCATTTGCTACCAGCAATACCGTTCTGAACGGCAGCAGCAGTCGATGCGTCCCATACAGGCTTGTTCGGAGCTTTCTGAGAGTTGGCAGGACTTGCGGCAGTTTTGCTCGGAAGTTTCTTGAAGAATACGTCATGGTTCAAACCAATCTGTCCAAACTGAGAGTCAAATGCCTGAACCCTCTGTCCCATAATACCGTTGCTCAAGCTCGGAGTATTCGGAACAATGAACTTGTTACCATAGAAGTTCTTCACGAAAGAAGAAAGTACTGCGGGTGGCCCATAAAGCTGGGTACCAAGTCCGTAGTTTTCTACGATAGAGTTGGCAGCTGTTTCAATCGCATCTTCGGTAAGAGCCGAATCACGAAGGTCAACAACCATCTCGGAGTTCATGTAATCGGCATAAGAAGCCCAAGCGTCAGACTGCATCTGCTGAGCCAAGAAGCCGTTGAACTGTTCAGGTACAAGTTTTTCGTTACCGAAGTACAGACCTTGGTTCAAGGTACGCAAAATCCAAAGCGTTCCATCTTTGATAGTACGCTCCATTACGGAACCAATCATTGTGTTTACAAGAGTCATCTGGTGAGTTACGGACTTGGTAACACCAAGGTATTTCACCAACTGAGCTCTACGAACAAAGATTGAATCTTCCTCTTCGGGCAATTCACCTTCTCTGTTCCAGCCACCCCGATTAGCACCATAAGAAGTTTGCTGGTTGTACTCTTCTACGGTATTATACGCAGCCTTTTTCGGAAGGTCTTTCCAAAGGCGAATGTCGCTCTCACGGAAGGTGATATGCTTCAGAGTTTTCTCCAAAGATTCAACCTTCAACGGAGCACCTGACGCAGTAGTCAGGTCGGCAGTTTCACGTCCTGTAATCTGCTCAGCAGCAAGAGCCTTGTTCAGTTGGTCAAGGTTTTCGCTACCATGCATACCAGAGTGGAAACCATCCTGCTGAGCGGCATAGCCGTAATCAGCCAAGTTGATAGATAATCTTTCCATTTTTCGCTTATTATAAAAGTTGTTGTTTATTTAACAATTTCAACGCCATACTCGTTCTTCATTCGAGCAATGATGTTAGCAGGAAGAGCCTTGTTGGCTTCAAACGCTGTACATGCTTTGCTGAACTCGTCATCGAAGCCTTTGGCGAACGTAGCTTGGTCAAGAAGCTCGGCAACAGCATGAGGATTTTTGCTCATAGAAATTGCGTTGCTCTTCGCTTTACCCTGACCGCCCTTCGTGATATCAGTATCTTCTGCCTTAGCAAACTGACGTTCTACTGGGCGTGCGGCACTGATGGACTTCGGTGCAGGAACTTCGGAACCAAATGCTTCCAATTTCTCGGACATTACGCTGATAGTCTCGTCTTGAGCTTTTACAAGCTCTTTCAACTCGGCATTCTCGTCCATAATGGCGGTAGCCTTCTGAGCAACGTCCTTAACCATAACCCCAAGTGCTTTGATGTACTTAGAGTTAATCTGATGAGAAGTGGCAATTGCCTTTTCGATACGGTCAAAACGATTTACACCGTCACCGCCCTTCTTCATCTTTCCTTTCTTTGCCTCTTCAACATCGTCCTCCTCGTCATCTTCCTCTTCGGTTTCGTCTGTGCCGTCATCTCCTACGTCATCAGTTTCATCCTCAGCCTTTGATTTGGACTTTGCTTTTTTGATAGGCTCTTTTTCGGTCTGTCCGCCATTGGCGTCACAACCTTCACCTTTTTCAATATCAGTCGGAGCTACGTCCAGCCCAAGAGCTTCGTATGCTTTGCTGATATCTTCATCGGTTACTTTTGTTTTTGTACCTTTCATACTCGCAATTTTTAATATCAATGAATGAATTTTTTCTGCTTTCTCAATACTTATACCTGGAATGTCTTTGAAAAGCCTTTCGATAACCTCTGCTTTTGAAAAAGTTTGGTTTTTGACTTTCTTGTCCACTGACTCTTTTTTAAGAGCTTTACCATTTTCCGTATCCAATGCCTTTTCTTCCTCGTCCTCAAAATCGTCATCAATCTCTCCTTTGATGATATTTGCAAAGGTCTTTGGATTTTTGGGCTGATGAGTGATAGCTACTCCTGTAATAATTGCTTTGACAATTTTTTTATAGTCAGGAGACTTTTTATCATTCGATTTACGTTTCACTACTTTGCCCTCAATCGAATAACCCAACCGCCTTGTCTTTGAATCCTTCTCAAGAGTTTCTGCCAGTTCCCATACATCGCACGCTATCTTACTTGAAGGATAGAGTTCAGTTTCAATGTAAAGTCCTTCTGGGCGTATCTCGGCTTTTGTAGGCTCTCCGATAATCGTAGCAGGCTGACCTTTCGCTTGATGATGCCAATTTACCATACCGCTTTCAATCAGCGGTTTAATATCAAACCCTTTCGGGTCAAGAAACTCCCCATCACTATCCTCATCTGAAGTAGAAGCTATACCGCCCAACTTCATAACAGGTTCACCTGTTGTTGGGTCAAGGTCTTGAGCCTTCTCCAAAGGACACCAAAAGGTGAATTTATCTTCTGAATTTATCTTTGCCATATTCCTATAAAAATGAAAAGGTCAAAAGTTTTTGTACTCTTGACCTTCCCTATAACTGTCAATTGAAAATTGCTATTGTTCGGACATAGTTCTTTTTATCCATCCGTAGAAAAACTGCTTATTATTTGAGTTCTTCTCGGTGATTGAGATATAATACTTTATTTTCTCCATCCTTCGGGCATTCATATAATATTCGTAAGGAATGGTTGTACTCACACTGTCCGCTACGTTCTTCCAAAAAGCTACATCTGCCTCAAGTTCTTTTATCCGTTCCTCATTTAACGTAGGAACTTCAACGTACACAGTATCAGGCATAACCTGAACAGGCTCCGAAGGTGATTGACCTCTCGTACCACAGCTAACCATTAATGCCGTTAGCAAGCATATAAATAACGTTCTCATACCACTGAATTCAATTTTGTTAATAACTCGTTGCTCATCTTCCCAGTCTCCTTCATCTTGAACTGACGCTCGGATAACTTTATGGACGTAGCTGGCCCCATGTTGACGGCTGTATCGTACATATCGTTGGCAACTTCTTGTTTGTTGATTTTGTCACCCCATACTGTGTTCCAATAGTTACTCCGATAAAGGTCAAGTTTCAATTTCTCCAATTCAGGAGTAGTGATGACTTGATTATGTTTCTTATTCGGAATAGCATCCAATACCTTCCAACCTGCCCAATTTGGGTTAGCTACTCGACTGATACCACTCCAAGTTTCTCCTCCCGCATCACCAGGTGTTTTTGTATAGACGTTTTTGCCCTCAAACTTTTCTGTTCGTTTATAGGCTACTTCAAAATTTGCCATCTTACTTAATTGTTAGTTGTGAAAAATCAATACAATCTCGGTTGAGCCAATTCATTAGCTTATCCGATTTATCAGAATTGCTGAGCTTCAAGAAATTATCAACCGTGATGTTATACTCGGATAGATATTTTTTGAAACCTTCTTCCAATAGAGCAATCCTGTTCCCTTTCTCCGTTACCTTTTGAAACTCCTCGCTCAAGTCCTCTATCTTCTCTGTACTTTGAATTGCTTCATTATACAGAGCAATCTGATAAGGCTCAAGCAGTGGGAAGTTTCCTTTGAACGGAATTATTTGAGAAGGTTTTTTCAGTCCGACATATTTGATGGCTCTGCCTCCTACTATTGATACAAGTCTTTCTCTTTCCATGACTTATTTTTTAACAATTACTTTACTACGGTTGAGAATAATCATGAACGAATTTGGTCCACCGTTTCCGTGAGGCTCGACAATAGCGTCATAACCTTTCAACGCTGCGTATGTTCCGATAGCTTCTTTGCTTCCTCCTCTGACTGACTCGTAGATGCCCGAAATAATGTCTCCATTTGGGTCTTTCGTTTTCTTCAAGTCTGCCATTTCGGAAGTTTTGACGTTCAATTCGTTCTTTGTTACCTTTATGTCTGATTGTAAGTTAGTAACTTTGTCTCCAATGTGCTCAAGCTCCTTCGCTACCTTTTTATTGATAACACCGTAGTGTTCTTTCATCATCCAATCTTGGAAGCGTTTCAAAGGATAGTTGTATGCTTTACTAAAAGCATTCTTGCGTTTAATGGCGTTGTTCTCCCATTGAAAACGACTCAACATGAACTTCTCTTTACTGTTAGGCAAAGTGAATACATATACATCCGTTCCTTTCCCCTTCTCGGTTACTGTACCGCCATTCTTCTTAACCCAATCAAACATCTTCTTCTCAACGAAGTCCTCAAACGTAGGATAGTCTGGGTCACCGTTATCGTTCAGTTTCCCCCAATCAGTATTATCAATTTCAAGTTGGGACATTACAAGCGTATCTTCATCCCAGTGCATCTTTTCTTTGATTTCCTTCTCGGTCTTATCCGTTATATTATTGAGGTCATCCTGCTGTTTCTTCAGCTGTGCGTTTAGGCTATCAATCTCAAGCTGCTTCGCATCAACGGCTGCTTTGTCAAAGGTTACCAAACTGAGTATTTCCTTCTTCAAATCAGGAACCAAAGCGACTTTTGCCGAAGGGTCAAGAACGCATTCAAGTATCTCTCCCGAACGCCCAGCATAACTCCTCGCAGCGTTGTAAGCATCGGACTTCTTATATGTCGTTTGAGTATTACTCTTGTCGTGGTCTCCGTCATTTACGTGAGCATAGATACCAGAGCCGTGAATACCAATAGTTCCATAGAAACAATTATCATTGTATTTGAAATCATCGGCATAATACTCCGCATCGTGTCCTCCTCCGTCCGATAGTCCACGGAACATTTGATATTTTGATTGCTTAACAGCGTTCCAATATTCCGCTTCATCTACTACGTTTGGACGGGCAATAAAACCTCTTTCAGCACATATCGTACTTAATAGCTCCCAACCTACGGTATAATTTGTAGCATTGAGCTTTCTGTAATAATCGGAGCCTGATTGACCCTTCCATATAGCGTCCAACTCGTCATCGGATAACTCCCGATACATATCAGCATCGCTCTTGAGCTTTCTCGGCAATACCTTCTTGTTCTTCTTCGCAAGTTTAGCTTCCAAAGCGTTCTTAATGCGCTCCAAATCTTTGAAACGCTTTTTGAACGTATCGGACATTGCTGTATAGTCGCTCTCATCCAAGAAGTTGATTACATCGTCTTTCTTCTTCAGCACCTCGTCAATCTGATTGATATAGTCCTGAGTAGAAAGATTAGCAACAACCGATGGGTTGTACTTCTGCATTGAGGAAAAGTCGTCAACGCTGTCTCCAAAAGTTTTCTTGCTACCTTGTGCCCGATAGTTCAACGCTCCTCCGTTATCTACACGTACAATTCTGCCTGCTGAATCTACCAAACAGTTGCCGTTCTGATAAACATCCCAGTTAGCTAAAAGAGCATCAACGACAAAACCTTTGGCCATATCATCGTAGTTCTTTGAAGTAGGAGCTTTGGCCATAGGTATGAACTTCGATAGCATCACCGCTTCTCCGTTCTCCTCATAAAGCTCAAAGTCAGGAACTCGTTGACCAAGAAGGTCATACAGCTGATTAGTCAAATACTCGGTACGAACGTGGTCACTGGAAGTGTTCGTGCCTTTCTTCATCACGTATTGATTGCCCTTAGCATCTTCTACCAATTGAGCCCCAGTGCTACCTCCTAACTTCTTAACTACTTTCAGAGTGCTTAAATCAGTTGGAAATAGGTCGTTGATATATTGTTGTTTTGCCTTAGCTTTCGTATCATCTACCTGCTTACCAACCTTCTTCTTGCCTTTGAATACTCGCCAATCATACTTAGTCTTAGCACCAGGTGTTGCGGTATAAATATACATTACTCCATCGACAACCTTCGTTTGACCAGGAACTACTGCCTTACAAATTTCTTCATCAGGCTCTATTCCGTTGAGATGGTCGTACAAAGACTTTGCGACGCATACATGATAATCATAGTCGTCAAGAAAATCATCGGACTTTATCTTGTAAGCATCGCAAGCCTTAATCAGAAGGTCATCGGGAACTACGCCCTCAGAATTTTTGAGGGCAATAGTTTCCAACGCTTTCTTTATTTCTTTCATTGTTATTTACTGAATAGAATTGATTCTGCTTTTTGTAAGTCCATGTCTTCTTCTCCGAAGTTGAGAACGTCCTCAGCCTTCCAAGTATCAGGCAGCAAGTCCTCCTTACCAAGAGCCTTTGCCCTTTTCTTAATCCATGCTTTGGCTTTGTCTGGGTCTTTCGCCCTGCCGACAGCCTGAATTGCGTTCTTCAAGTCCGAAGTGTTACGGATAGGGAATGAACCGTCAGGCATTGCTTCTTTCTTCTTAGCAAGTTTCTTGCGTTCCTTCTCGGAGAAGTCAGCCTTGAAAATATCGGTATCATCCTCATCAAACAGAACTTCCTCCGCTTTCTCTACATCGTCAATTTCTTCCTCTTCAGGCTCGTCAACGGTGTAATCAACTCCATCATCTTCAGGACACTCACCCTTTTCAAACAAAACCTCTTCGGCTTTCAGTAGTTCATCGCTCGGCTCTACGCCACCGAAGTCATTCATTGCTGCCTTCGTAAGCACTCCCAGTGCGACTTCCTTCCAGTCCTTATTCTTACTACCGATAAGGGCAGCAAATGCTGGATTAGAGCGTTTCTCATTTGCCTTATCAACTTTACGTTTGTTGGTAAGTATTTCTTGGAATGTACGTGTGGTGAACTGAGAAGGGTCAATGTTCTTTTGGTTCTTCTTAATAAGGTTCATGATTTCATCACGTTCCTTCTTATCCGCTGCTTCATCGTCAAGTCTCGGAGCTGATGGGAACTCATAATCTTGGTAACGGCTCTCCATTACTTCGATAGTTTCAGGCACCGTCATATAGATTTCAGATACCATCATAGCACGGCTTATGATTGCCTTTGTATCCTCGCTTTCGGATAACGCAGCAAGGTCTTTGTTCGTCATGATGATAATACGTCCTGTGAACTCGAAGTTTTGCTTGACGTCATCAGGGTCACCAACGACACGTCTGCCTGTCGTAGCAGTAGCCTTCTTCATAACACTCGCACAGTCGGCTCTCTTTAACACCTTATCGTTGTCATCGAATACAATGATTTTGCCGTTGTGAGCTTTGAGGATATTAAGCAACTGCTTTCCTGAATTAACGTCAGGAGCCTCAAATATATCGTAGTCTCCATCACCTGGTGAGTCTCCTTCTTCAAACGGCTTCATGTTTAACAGTTCCGCCATTTTGTTGAATCCGTATGACTTACCGATACCAGCACCGCCCGCAGAAATCATGAAGCGTTGCTCATCGTTATCCAAGAACTCCAAATATTGTTCGTTCAAGTCTTGTACGACTTCTACTGGATTTTTGTAGTCCTTTTCTTTCTTCTTCATCTTGTAAACAAACTGGTCGTACTTTATACGTCCTTCTTTTGTCTTCAAGTTGAATGCTTTCTTTACACGGTCGTCATTCTTATCAAGATACCACTTTTCAGTGATTTGGAAGCCAGGTTTGCTTGGGTCTCCATCCTCTTCTTCATTACCGTCAATATCAACGTCTGCTCCTTCAGCAGCGGTTGCTACGGTGTCTTCATCATCGTCTCCCGAAGTCGCAGCAGCTCCCTTCTTGCCTGTCATTTTCATGAGCTGAGCAAGTGTTCCCGAAGTATCAACCTGCGACATATCAAACCCTCTCTGCTCCAAAGCGTCATACGCTATCTTTCGCATTTGAGCGTTTCCGTTCTTGCTGTTAGCTACTTTGAGAAGGTTATCGTCAGAAGTCTTTTGAGCCCAAACCAATAATTGCTGGGAGTTCATAGGCTTCCCAGCTTTCGCCTTCGCTCCTGCTATTTGAGATGCGAAAGGCTTTGAAGGAGTTTTCTTGGTCGCTCCGTCATCCTCTCCTCCCGAAGATGAACCATCACCCGATTGCTGTGCTTTCTTACCTTTGATTGGACGCCAGTCGAACTTGCCAGGCTTATACTCTGTCCAAACCCATTTACCGTTCGGGTGGGTATCGCCAACCTGACGGCTCACAGCCTTTTCAATTGTTTCTTCTTTCTTTGCCATAATTCATTATGTTTATTTTACATGATTGACATTATGATAAAGATAATAACTGCGTCAATCCGTTTCCCACTCAATTGGAAGTTCTATATGATAAAACTCTTCCATGATTTCATGAGTTATCTTCTTAACATTCGGTGAGTCTTTGCCTTTTTCAAGTTCTTTCCTTACCAGCTTTCTTCCTCCTTTAACCAGTCTGATTATCTCTTCGGCATTCTTCGTAGCATTAAACAATTCGTGTACTAACTCAAAGTTGTACTTTGTATCTTTCAAGAATTTAGCAGGAGACATTTTAGCAGCCTTTTTCAAAGCCTCAGCAAATTCTTTCGGAGTAGCATCCCACGGAATAATGATTGCTCTGACGTTCTCGAATAGTGGGTCATATATTTCCTTTCCTTCTACCTTCGCCAGTCCTCTATAATCACGCAAAACAGGATAAGCACCGCATAACATAGCTTCGATAATAAAACCATTTATATGGGTACGACAATAACGTGCATAATGTTCAGCCCAAGATGGGTCAATAGCAAACTTCGTATTTTTCAAAGTATCTATAACTTCACCCCCCGACATCTGACCCATATACTCCATTCCAAATTTTTCGGCTCTATCCCAAAGAGAAAGTTTGCCGTCAAGTTTCGCAGGAAGGTTTGGGTCACGTTTCGTAGTACACATGTAGTTGCTCTTTGTTTTCGTCTCGCTGGTCATATAGTTATATTCTATGCCTGTCCCAGCAATCTTTACTTTGAAACGTTCCTCCTCTCCCTTCTGAATATACGGAACGGCAGCAATCAGCTCCTCCATATGCTTCATAGACTTAAACATATGAGCAGCAAAAAAGTCCTCCTTGCGTTTATTCATCATCTTCACGGTCATCTTAGCTCCGCTGGGTAGGTATCGTGGATTCAATAGCAAACTTCTCGGAATACCTATTTCAGAACAGCATTGATAAGCAGCTAAATGAGCACAAGCCATAAACATTATCTTATCTTTCAGAGCCGATATATTGGAAGCTCTTACATTGAAATAAGCATCGTGGCATAAAAACACTTGACTATTTTCTTTCGGCAAATCGAAGAACTTCCACCAGAAGTCAAATTCAACTCCTTTTTTATTCCAAGCTGAACTCTTAGTAGGCATAAAATTCCAAAGTATTATATCGAAATTGCCCGCTAACTTCTTCCAACGTTCAACTGCGTCTTTCTCATATACTCCGATACGATTGCTGGGTGGAAGAAAGTAACCATAGTAATTATTTCTCCAATATCCTGTTACTTCATCCTTCTCGTAACCTCCAGCCTGTGAGTGAAATTTTATCTTTCTTTGATGTTCTCCAGTTTCAAACTCTTTGACTTTTTTATTGTAAGCACTTTGAGTAGTGGAAGCAGGAGTCATTTGAGCAACATCTACTTCACAACCTAAATCTCTAAATGCTTTCAACATAGAAGCGACATATTCAACTATACCTCCATATTTGGATATTTGAAAATCTGCAAATAATACTTTCATAATAAACCTCTTTTCTTCAATGACATTTTTAACTTCATTTCATCAGTCCATTTATGACCATAATTTGAAGCGTTCTTGCCAGTATATTTACCTTTCTTGCTCATAGACATCTTAGCTCTCTGCTCTAATGTCCTCTTCTTTCCTTTTCTTAACTCTGCGTTTCGCTTCGCTACTTCAGGATTTTTCATTGGATTTTTGTCTCCTCTAATAGCTTTACCATTACCGAAGTTTGGGTTGTTCTTTCCCGATACATCGTGATGACTACCGTTTCTCAATTTATAAGCAACTCGCTTCGCAACATTTGGGTCTTTCATGGGATTTAACATACCAGGTTTTCTTGAAGCTCCCCATAGTATATTACAACCGCCCAACTCGTAAGAGTAATGAGACTTTGTTTTCTTGATATAGTATTCTTCAAGAACATCCAAACCCTTTTGATTTACCAATTCAGAAGCATATAAAATCTCTCGTTTGATTAGTTTGCGCCAACAAGTTGGAAATTCTTTCTTTAATCGTTTGATGAAATTATTCCAAATCTTTCCGCTTCCTGAATAATTGCTACAATTTCTGGAAAGAAACTTATCAATTGACTTGGTTTCCCAACGTTGTCCAACGTAGAATGGTTTATGTCCGTCAAACTTATATTTTGCTATGATAGTGAATTTGTATATAATGCCGTGCATATCAAAATGGTAAATCATCAATAATTCTTGAATAAATCTCTTCTGGCAATTCTTTCTTAATATATCCTTGCTCATAAAACTGCAGCCCTGATTGCGTCCTGTAAAATTTAGAAGCCAGTTTCCATTTTACTTCATGAAATTCTTGCACTGGAACAGAACGCTCCAAAGAATATTCTTGTTTTTGTTTTTCAACTTGAGGTTGTGAACGTCTCTTATAAGAGTGAGGAAATTCACGATAATACAATAAATTAGATACGCATGATTGTAAAGTTTCTCGGACAAATAGATGAAAAGGGTGACCAACTCCCCACGGAGCTACAACCGTGTACCCTTTGTTCTTCTTTAAGAACTTTCTAACCCAATTTACAAGCGTTTCCTCAATCTCTTTCAGCGTTTCCCTCCCGAAGTATTCATTCAGATGTTTATACGTTGCTTCCACAGTCACTTCTTTGTAATTCTTATGGAACTCGTAATAACTCTCATCGTGAAAATCTAATCCAAGATGATGAAAAGGAATATTGAGAAAATCAAACAATTTTTCATCCTCCGCTATTCTCTTTGGGTCATTCTCTACGGTCAGCACCTGTACCTCGTATTGAGGAAGGAACAGAAGATGAGAACAACAAAAAAGAATATCGTCTGAGTGAGGCTGTATTAATAACAATTTTTCAGTTTTCATTTACAATCTTATTTCGATACTTTTATATTCAACTTCACATTCTTTAACTTTGGATTAGTGGAAGTTTTCTTGATAGGTTTGGTAAAGGCTCTCAGCTCTGCATCCCAAGCAAAACCTGCTTTCTTGTGATTTATCGTACAACGACAATAAGGGTGAGTTGGTGAAATAGTCGGCTTCCACTCCTTAACCTTTCGCCCGATATTGTTACCATTAGCAATAATATCTTTGAGTTTGAAAACAATCGGCTCGCTATCTGGGTCTTCAGGGTCAGTCAAGTAAAGCTCCCGACAACGCTGACAAGCACCTGGGTAAACATCGAAATAAACCTCAGCATCAGCTCCGTACTCTTTCAAGATACTCTGAGCACGTCCTGAATTATAGGCTTCGTGGGTAAGATAGTAAGCAATTCTCAACCAATCAACTTCCCAATCCTGAGAAGTCTCGGCAAGGTCTGCCGCAAGTCCTCTCGCTCCCATACGGAGTTCAACGGCTTTGATAGTCTTTTGCTTAATCATATTCTGAACTACCAGAGCCTGTTGTTGATTATTTCTCAATACTACGTTACTCAACCCAGTCCTCATTCGGTTTCCTAAACTGGTGATGTCGGTGTATGCTCTATTCTTTACGGTTTGAAGGGCAAACTCCTCTTCTTCGGTAAGCGGTATGAAATTACCCGAAGCAAGAAACTTCTGAAACTGAGCATAAGTCATTTTCTTTGCTCTCGCATCCCCGATAGCCTCAGCCAATATACCGAAAAGGAATGCGTGCTCAATTACTCCTTTCTTGTTCTTATACTTATCAAGATTGATTCCAGCAGCAATCAGTATATCCTTATCCGATTGAGAAAGATAATCCAATCCTAACTGACCTGCTATGAATACCAATTCGTACCTTTTGAGAATTGATAACATATCTTGTATCTGTCCTTGATTGAAAATCATATGTCTCCTAAATTTGTATAATGTTTCCAAAACGTTCTTAACTCGTCTTTTGCCGAAGCGAACTCAAGCATGAACGTATGTCCGATAATTTTGAACACTTTCGATAGATAGTACAAAACATGTCCTATCCAAAAGAATGTTACCAAATAAAGAACAATAATGATTACAGATAGTAACCATTTACCAAAGTGCTTAATCTTTTTCATTTCTTATCCTCCTTAGTTTCTTTAATAGCAGAAGCAGTTGCTTGGGCCATATATTTCAGGACTTCTGCAACTGCATTTGCGGTATTTTCATTCCAAGACTTTACAAAAGTATTTTCATACTCGGTAACTACTGGGAATGTGGAAGGAATGAAATGACTATGTTTTGTCTCCTTCTTTGCCATATTGTTAGAATTTTATTCCAAAGTCAATTGTATATCCATATCGGTCATCCAGTCTTATTCCCGAAAGTCCAATAATGTACCTATTTTTGATATCAAGTCCAAATTGAATCTTATTCGTTCGGAAGTCGGCTGACGTACCTAACATTGCCCACGGCTGTAATGTAGGAACTTTGTATATGACTTCTCTTTCAGTAACCGTTCGGATATTCGGCTGAATAAAAGAAGTGGCAGAAATGAGCTTATTTTGACTCACCAAAGCATCAACCTTAAACGTCCCCAAACTATCATTAGAAAAATCCAAAGCGTACTTTCTGTCCAAGTAATAATCTTGCCAAATAGCAAACAACGCTGCTGTATCCGTAGGAATAAAGACTGGACGGTCAACAGGAACTTTAACTTCATAAGGAACTGGGTTGTCAACCGTATCTCTTACAATTTCACCCTTCTCCCATTTAACTTCTACAATTCTCACAGGCTTCGGTAGTTCTACACTTGACCTGCCCCAAAAGTAGCCTATCAATAACGCTATGCCTATTGCAATAAGTCCTCCGATAGATATGGTTACACTTTTATTCATTTGTTTTCAATCTTTGTTCGTAAGAAGCAACCAAATTTTCAAGTTGCGAAATACGTTGTTTGTACTTATGCTCACGCTTCTGACTTTCTTCCTCGAAACTACGATACTGTTCCATGAGCTTATCATATTTCATCTTTTCAAGCTCTCGCTGTTTATCGTAGTCGCTTCTCATCTCATTTAACTCTGTGCGGAAAGACTTAACAATTTCATTGCTTAACTTTCTCTCATTCTGATATTCGTTATACAATGTATCATATCTCTCCTTCCACCAGCTGTCTTTGTTTTCAACCTCTTTCTGAAGAACGTCATAACGCTTCTTCCAAAAGTCATCGCCTTTTATATCGGCTTCTGCCGTTGCATTCCTTACCTCCTGTTCGTATTTCTTTCTGTCCAGTATCTTGGAAATAACGGCATAACCAATACCACCTGCTCCAAACAACAAAGATATAAGCCCAAACAGATTTTCAGATAACCATTCCATGTCCTTACTTATTTACTTTGTTAGTTTTTAATTTAGCAAGTTTTACCCTCTTTCTGTAATCTTCTGTATTATAATCAGAACGGAGACACCTTACAATTTCATCTGCAAATAACTGAATCACCTTATCATATACAACGTAGAACTCTTCACGGTCTGAATCATTCGTGTACGTGCACAAATAAAATATCGCTTTCGTAGAAGAACTCACCTTGTTAAAGAATTTGAACCACTCTCTATCATGTGAGTCAACAAACTGAAAATCTCTCCACTTCGTTATCGGAGTTAAAACGTCATATGCGTTTGATAAATTGTAGGCAAAGTCTCTACCAATGTAAGAACAATTTTTATTCAGCGTCAGCCCAGCTCCCTGCTTACCGTCTCGATAGAAATCAAAAGCAAGTGCAATTCCATACGTTTTATGCTTGCGGAAGAAGTTGAACATATCATACGAACTATCTACCACAACTTCAACGTTTCGTTTCCGTAGCTCCTTTGCGAGTGCCTTCTTGAACTCGTTAGCAGGTTTGTCGAAACGTTTGGACGTTAAATAAACTATCTTACGCATGGCATTTTAATTTGCAGCCTTTGCCTGAAGGTCAATAGGCTCGATTGTTTTCAAAAGAGCTTCCAAACGGTTTATCTCGTCTCTCTTTGCTTGACGGCTTTCAATAAGCTCGTCTGCGTTGTACGGCATTTCATCTGATTTAGCAATTGTAGCTTCGTAGCATTTCATTACTTTGTAATCTGACTCGTCAAGCTCCGATTTCAAAGCGGAAATTTTTGAAGCTATCTTAGCAGGGTCATTTGAAATAACCTCCCATTTTTGTAATACAGCATCTCCATCTTCTATGTAATAAGGCTTTGGTGAATCATACTCCCCAAGCTCTCCGTTGAAAGAAGATGGAACGAACTCTTTGAAAGTTTCAATAATTGAGAGCTGTTCCGCTTTCTGGTCTTCAATCTCTTTTCTTTTAACAATCAATAACAGTTCTTCAAACGTTCTCTTTTCCTCCTTCTTTTTCAAGATAGGATTGATAACTTCATCTGCGACACCGTATTTAGCAATATCTGATTTGTAAATAGTGTCTATTTTCGACAATTCAGTATCGTAATTGATTACATGAACTGAATAACGGCTTATGACTTTTGCTTTATTCATAATCTTATATTTTTATCTTGACCAACGGAAGAACAACCAAGCTCCACTACCTGATGAAGAACTCAAAGAATCATGATACAGGAATATTGCTATGCGTCTCGCTCCTCCTACGTTTACATAATCCACATCTTCATTATCAACAATCTTTCGTCCATTTCCTTGAACTGCTACGTTTGCTGAATTTACCTGATTTACCATAACCATCTGACCGTCCAAAGGACTTGAAGGCAAGAACAAATTTCTGTTCTCGGTATTCGTACAAGTTACAAATGAACAATCATTAGCAAGATACAAATCAGTTTGTTGCATATTAGCTCGTCCATATGAAACACTACCTCCTTTTAATTTAGCGAAGTAAGCGTCAAAGACATCTACGCCCGAAAGACTGCCTTGAGTACAAAGAGCAGAAATTGCTGCTGCTATACCAACCGAAGTATAACCGCCCAATTGAGTTCCTTGTCCTACGAATAAAGCAGCTGCTGCTCCGTATATTGTACCCCATCCCCAATAATCTTCGTAGGAAGGAAGTTGAAAACCTTGATTAGTCAAAGCATCCAATCTCAATCCTTCGGCTGAAAATCTTGCTGACTTACCAGCACTGTTATTCATATACAATCCGCTATCTTTACTCAAAGTAACGTTTTGTTGAGTGCCTGGACTTGTAACGTCTCTATTAAAAGTCAAAGAACCATATCCCAAGTTGAGTTGAGTTCTCCTCGTATAAGTTGAACCAGTTACAGTAGCCTTTGATTGTATATTGCCGTTGCTTATATCTCCAATCTGATTTAGTTTTCCAATAGCTTTTGCAAATGCTTCGTCAAGACTATCTCCACCTGCTACATCGGCTATCACTCCTGTATAATCCTTCGGTGCCCAATCAGGTGATAGTTTACTGCCTGTACCAGCATTCTTTAACCAATACTGTATCTTTCTGAGTGCAGAGTCAACCGTATCATTGTTATTGACGTATTCTGGCAGTACGGCATCTGTGAAGTCCGTTGATACTCGAATACCAGTTGCGTATTTGAAACGTGTGATGTATCGTTGAAACTTCGATAAGATTGTTAACAAACTATCTCCTTTTGCAGCATCCGTTGGTTCTCCTCCTGTTTCTAACGCAGGAGACTTCTTGCCGTAGATAGCTGTATCAGATGTAGCTTCAGTAATTGCTTTGTTAGCATTATCTATAATCTGTTGGTTTGCCTTACCTACGTTTTGGATGTTCTGATTGACGGTCTGCATATCCGTATCGTAAGTGTCCTTGGCAACAACTCCTCCTTTCTTATCCAGCTGAGCTTTCAAAGCATCACCGAAATTAAAGAAGAAGCCTCCATTCCAACTGATTGAGTTACCAGTTACCTTCGATAAGAAAGAAGACAACCGATACTTAGCAAGGCTCCAAACGTTGTTACGCTGAACCTTACCCATGATGTAATCATCAGCAGTAAAGTCGGGAACCATTTCTTTGAATTGGAATACCAGCTTTTTGTTTACCGTATCGAATACACCCGCAACGTCATCAACCAAAAGGTTAGAAGAAGTTACATGATATTGAATATTGGTACCCAAATCGTCAATCAGGATATTACCCAACTCATCATCATACTGCACTTTGGTCGTTGTGATAGCAAGAGCCAAAGCATTTCCTTTATCCTTGATTTGGAAATACTGACCGATAGACAGACCGACATTCTTTGCGATGTTTACCAACTCGGAATAAGTAATCAATGAGATAACGTTCTGGTCAAGAACTACCCACTGACTCAATCCTGGGTCGTATATCTTATGCCGCATCTGACTCGGAGTATTATCATACCAAATCAGAATTATATTTTCAGGTGGAGTGTTGCCGATATATACACCAGCAACCTGCCCCAAATTTTTAGTATTCCCTGCCATAATCTATTATCTTGAATAGTTATAAGTAGCACGTTCACTCCAAGCTGAGATGAAGTCCATTGTTCCTTGAGCGTACTCTCTCTTGGTAACAGTTCCGTCCTTCGTCTCTTTCATGATACGCCAACCGTTATCGGTTTCAGCAGTTCCCATAGGTGCCCAACCGTAATACTTTTCATCTGCCGAAACTTCGTCAATGAAAGGTTCAGGCAAATACTCGCTAAACGTGCGCACTATTGGCGCATCTTTCTTAGTTACTTCCATTTTCTTCGTTATTTAGAAAGTTATCAAATGCTTTTACAAACGTTTCTCTCAGTCCACCCTTATTAGTGTCCTCCTCGTCATTTTCTTCGGCATACAAGTCAAAAGGATTTTGCTCCTCATCTTCCTCTTCTGCGTCAGGCTCCTCTCCTTTCTTCTCGGAACTCGGTTTGATGTTTCCGTTATCATCCATCTCCATTCCTTGACCGCCTTGTTTAGCCATCATCTCCGCATTCTTGTTCTGAATAAGAGTAGCATTGGTCGGCACGTCTCCGAACTCAAGCGGTTTCATCTCGTATTTCTCACGCGCTTCGTTTACGGTCATGAAGCTGCCTACTTTCTTGATGTCCATATCAAGCTCTTCTTCGATAGTCAAGCCGTTCAAACCTACGAATACAAGTTCAAAATCAGGATTGATTTGCTCAATGATATATTTGTTGATTTTCCTCTGAAGGAATTTCAGAAGTGGATACAAACCCTTGTCTTTGGAATGTTTCAGGCGTTGTTCCTGACTTCCTTCAAACAATCCTCCGTTCCCCGAAGAACGGCTGATGTCCCATCCTATCTCGGAAGGGTCAATTGAATATATGGCACAAGATAGTTTGATAAGATATTCCATCCAAGAACTATACTCCATATCACGGTTGTTCTTCTGAAGGTCTATCCAATCCACGTCCGCTTCCACGACAGGAGTTTTCCAAGACTGCATTACTCCTGTAATCATGGACTGCCACTGTTGTTTGAATTGCTGAAGTGCTGCTTCGTTGTTTGTTCCCTTAATACGCAATAAACCTTTCGGAGCTGAACCTTGACTGAAGAAACGTCTATTGTATTCATCTCCCCAAAGCATACTTGTTACAACGTTGATAAGCTCTTCAAGCTCGGAACAACCGTAACCATTTGCGTATATAGAAGTAGAAGGATTGCGAACTCCAAAACAAAGCTCCCATGGATAGAACTCGTTGACTTTGACGTTCTGATACACCTGAACGTAAGCAGGATAATAGCCGTGAACCTTTGGTCCAAAATCGTTCCTATCTGCCCATACATTCGCTCCGTTTCTTTGAAAGAAAACATTATCATAATCTTTATCAAAGTATGAATCAGCCATACGAAAAGTAGCAGCATCAGTAGCCATAAAACTCTCCAACTGACCTCTACGATTGCGAATACACTCAAAGGTTAATTGGTCGTAAGTCAATGAATCATCGACAATCTTTCTGATAAAAGTATCGAAGTCGTCATGTTCCCATTCACTCACGTTTCCTCCCTTCAAGATGAATTCAGTAATAGCATAAGCAATTTTCTTATCTTTGTTATCCATCTTTTGTTCAATACCAAATTTTGGTTTCTTTCGGATAACGAAGCCAGTTGAATACTTATTTTCTTGCGGCTCGGCAAAGTCTGCTACTTGATTCTTTCTCGTCTTGATAATTGAATTTATGATAGGTGTCTTCGACATTCTCTTCAACGTAGTGTACGTCAATGAAAACGGCTTATCTTTGTACCCTAAATTGGAATTGAACTCCAATGGGTCAATGAAAAATGCCTTTGCGTTCTGCTCAATCTTAGGCTGAATTTGATTGAACACCTGAGTAGCTTTTATCATGTCCTCTGGTAAGTCTGACCTTAGAGCTTTCTCAAGTGTCCTAAACCTTTTTGCCTTCAACTTCGCTTCTGCAAGAGCAATGGCATCTAACTGTTTAGCATATGAATTACCCATACTATATTGAAATCAATTTTACATTTGAATATCCTATAACTGTAAAATATGAAACAAAAAGAAAAGGAGAACATTTTTCAATGCCCTCCTCATCATCTTGTTCCTCCGTAAAAAGTTTACTGCTATGAAACTGTGAGTGCTAAAGCAATCGTTTTGTCTTCGGTGCAAGTAAACGCTTCTGGCGCACTTGAAGTCCAAGAAACATTATCAGCAACTTCCCAAGTGTAGTTGTAACCTTCTATTCCTTGAAGCTCTTTCGCTACTCCTGTGTTGAACTCAATCTCATCGCTGATAGGCTCTGCTCCGTCCTTCGTTCCCTTCAACGTAGCCTTCGCTGTAGCAGCTCCCGTGATAGTGGCTGTAACAGTCAGTTTATGAGTTGGAGCACCCATAACGACTACCTGCTCACCTCCGTACATATAGCAATCCAACTCGGCTTGGTATTGTTCACAGAACTCTTGAACTTCGGTCATGGAAGTTACAGTACCGCATTTCCAAGGAATGATTTTCTCAAACTCGGTATCACGAACACCGTCACACCACATAATGGTCAATTTCTCAACCTTATCTTCTACCATATCAACTCTCAAAGTCGCTTTCTTGGTAGCATCGTCTTTTCTTACAAATACAAAATCTCTCATATCTTTGTCGTTTTTAGGAAATTACAACCTCACGAATATCCGTAATACCGTTCATGGTGAATTTGAGCTGCCAAACTCCCTTCGGGTCATCCGCTCCCAAATCTTCCTTACAACCGAACATTACATTTGAGAAGTCTGATATTGTAATCTTCGTTCCCGATACTTCGCCAACCTTTTCAGATGTTCCTCCGAAGGTACAAGCACTTCCATTGTGAGAAATTTCCAAATCAAACGGAGTTGCTAATACAGCCTTCACAGACTTAATGGCCAACCAAGGCAATGAGTCTTTTGAGTCCTCGTATGAATACTGTTCCTGATATTCAGGAGAAACATGTTCACGATAAGACGTTTCATTGAATATCGGAAAGACATCAATTGATAGGAACTTAGGAGTTGCTGCGGCAACGTCCAACTTAGCATCGTCAGGAGACATAGCAACGGCTTCAATACCTGTGTTGTTAGCTACAAATCTTGATATCGTTGAAAGACTGATAACGTTACCGCCCTTGAATTCATTGATTACTCCTTCGATACTTCCCTCAACAGTCATGACGGTGAACATACTTTCGTAATCGTCATACATTGAATCAGTACGCAAGACAATCCTTTCATCGGGTGTAGCCGTTTTGAAAATAACAATTGTTCTCATTATACTTCTATTTTATGAATTAATGTTTGAACTATCTATAACTGTCCAACTTGTTTTCCAGCTTTTGCGTTACCATACTATCAAATAGGATATAACGAATGCCAAGAACGTTATGGACAACAACAGCTTCGTCCAAATACTCATACAAGATAGTATTGTCGTCAAATGTTGTTACCTCAATTCCTTCTCCTCTCTCAATGTCCTCAACCAGCGTATCGAACGCATCAATTGACACTGCATCGGACATCATGTCTTTCGATAAATACTTCATGTTCTTAACCGAAGTATCAAGCTCAGAAGCCATCAGCTGTAAATCTACCTCCAATGGCTCCTTGAGTTCTTTTATTTTCTTTGAAATTGGCATAGCTTATTTCTTTGTTACCATGAAAACCAAATTCCAATTCTGCTTCATATCTCGCTCCATCTCCTGAACGTCAAAACCGTGTTTCTTGAGATGTTTCCGAAGAGCCTTGAACCGCTTGAAGTCCTCTTTCAAGTCCATGTTCATATCGAAGTTGTACTCAAAGATTATCTGGTCAACATTCCCGAAGTCCGTGCAGTTGATAAGAACTTCCCATTCAGAGCCTTCAATATCAACCTTCATCTTGGTAGGGTTGTACTTCTTCATAACCTCGTTGATATTCACGCACTCAACAGGAACTCGCTTGCGGTTATGTTTTACCAAGAATGAATAATAATACGGAGCTTTACCCAGATAGAAGTCACGTACCTTATCGTCATTACCAACTACGGCTTGTTTGTGGGCAATTACGTTCTTTGCTCCGTTGTCTTCTATATTCGTAGATAGAAATTCATAGTTCACATCTTCAGGTTCAAATACAATGACCTTTTTGACTTTATCGAAGATGTCGCAAGTGAAAGCTCCGATATTACCGCCCAAGTCTAATACAACGTCTTTCTTGGTAAGAGTTAAACCGCCCAAACCTACTGAACGATGAGTGTACTCGCTGCCTTTGAATACAGCATCAACAATATGCTTCTCCGTAGGAAGGTTTGAACGCCACTTCAAAGTCTTGCCATCCTTTTCTGCTACTGCCAACGTGAAGTCGCTCTGTACCTCTCGGAACTCCGAAAGACGTTTCACCTGAGCAATAAGCTTAGTTTGCTTACAGAAGGCTTCAAATTGGCTTATCGTTACGTTGTGAAGTATCGGAGTTTTCTCCAAGTCTATGTTCCAACCTTCGTTCTCCGAAGAGCCTTCACGGTTGATACGCTTTCTCATCTTCTCCTTTTCTTCTTCGTCCTTTACTATGTTGATTGAAATATCAAACAACCCTCCCTTCTTCTCACGTACACTGAACGCAAGTAAGTTCTGAATAAGAACTTGGGTTGTAGTTTTCTTTTCTACAACCTCAAATTCTTTCTTCTCAAAAAATTCTGTTAATTTCTTGTCCATTGTTATTTTGAAATAATTGATTTGCTTCTCGGTTGAAATTTGCTGCGTTGTTTACCTTCTCCGATAATCATCTTCCAGTATTTTTGGAACTCGCATAGCCACATCTCAATCTGATGAAGAGTTATGTTTGGTTCATCGGCTGTGTAATATTCGCCATCTTCTATGTCCCAATAAAGATACGGAAAACGCTCACCCCTCTCTTCGCCAATCTTTTCAAGCCATTCAGCCGCAAGGTCACGTAACCAATATATAGCAGGTTTCTGTTCTCTGAGAGTTGAAAGGCTCGGATAAATAAGACGTATGCCGATACTACACCCTGGCCCAACATTCGTGAAATCGTTTTGGTCGAACTTCATAAACTGTTGTCCTCTGTATCGCTCTATATATGTGAAGTCCTGATAGAACTCATGAGCAATAAAGTCCGCAACAGCAGGGAATGTTTTCAGATACTCAATAATATCTTCTGGCTTCTTAGCTTTCATCACCGTAGCAATGAGCTTTCCTACGTTCTTATGCAGATGAGGAATTACAACCCTTGTATAGCAATAATCTCTCGGCTGACCAGGTGTTGCTTGAGAGTTTATCAAGTAAGCAGTTGTATATGGATTTTGACCCGAACTCCGAACGCCCGCAATGAAACGGCTGAATTCATCTTCATCATACTCCTCCCAATCAGGAATACCATTCTTCCATTTCTTGGCTGAAATAAGCTCGTCCATAGATTGAGCTTGTTTAAGTCCTGATTTGATAGGTGCTCCGAATAGACTGGGTTGAACGCTCTTTCCTTTTGGTTCAAACTCGAAAGTTTCAGGATTGTTAAAGAAACGGAAAACCATCATCTTCCAAACCAAGTTCTTCAAAGAAAGACTTTCATCAAGAAGAATGTTTTTGATTTGCCATTGACTGTTTCGGTCAAGTTCTCGGTACACGTTCGTGAATTTTGACTCTTGGAATATCTTGTTATCCGTCCAAGGTCTTTCCTTCTTGTCTATGAACCTGCGTTTCCAAATCATTTGTCTTTCGTACATAGTCTCAAAGAATAATCTCAAGTGAGGCTCGTACACTTCCAAGCTCTCGTCTGGGAGCTTATCATACCATGCTGCTTGTTCAAACATAAATTATAAAGTTTTTGTATTTACTCTCATAACAAATTCTCTCCTCGCTTCCACGTTTCCTTTCGCCATAAGTTTAAGCAAAGGAACTTTTTTCATTCTTTTGAAAGGTCGGTGAGCTGCGTTAATTAACCTTGCTTCTCTCACTCCTAAATTACAACGCTGAGGATTGCCGCTGGGATAGAACTTGCCGCATATATTCGTTGATAATAAAGGACAGTACCAATTACCATGAAACCCAGTGATTTCAAATTTAGTATTGCCCCACACACTATCTTCTGAATCCTTGACAATATCCCCTCGCTTAAAGTAGCTCCATACTTGTGGATTATCATTATCTATTGGCATAGTGTAACATTTTACTTAATAACTATGGGAGAAAAATGAAAGGGAACCAAGTTTCACAACTCAATTCCCTCTACAGTCGCAGTACACCTCCCCACGTTAAAACCTTAATGCTAATACCTGACGTGGTGAAAGTTCAAACTCCTTGTTATCCGCAAGAGTTTTCAAAATCTCACACGCCTTGATATCAACTTTGATATTGCATATAGCTCGTACAATATCGTTGTACTCTCTACGGCATGTTGCTTGCTCTTGATTTTCGGGCACGTTACCTTTCTTGTCCTCTGCATCCGAAGCCGAAAGAGAACTCATCATCTTTCCTCCGTCATTACTCGGAACATAGGTTTCTTCCCAATCATAGATTTTGTAACCGCAGTCCATCTTGATACCATCCGTCCACCACTTGTCTGGGTCTTTGGTCGGAGCTGTTCCGCAGTCTTTCAACTTCTTATCGGCTTCAGCTTCCTTTACAGCCAAGTCTGCCGTCATAGCAGGCAGCAGAACGGTGTCCACTTGGTCTTTAATCTCCTTACCAGTCTTAGACACTTTAATGTCTCCCTGATAGGATAAAGCATCCATTACATCGGACTTCTCCACATCCGCTTCTTCTTCACCTTTGCGGATAGCATCGTCATCCGCTGTTACTTCTTGGAAGTTTGAGAAACTCCCCATGATGCGTCCTCGCTGAGCAGCTCTCGCTCCTTGAATCGCTTTGCTAATTTCGTCCATGATTACTCTTTGATATATTTGTTATACAAAACATGAGCAATCCAGCCGACAACGACACCGATTGCTAAACTCACAACGTTTGAGATTGATACCCAAACAGGAGTGTAGTGCATATACACCAACGCTCCGATAACTACGGCTACAATAATTGCAACCCAGATGATTGTTTTCTTTTTCATATTTATCAATGTTTATTTGATTGCCATACCATAAAAATCTTCTAACGTGTATGCTTTACTATAACTGTATTTATTCTTTTGGTCGTTTACATCGTCAAGCATATTTTCAAGAAGGCTCTTGCCGTTCTTAGTCTGATAATCGGTATTGTTATATACAGACAAGTTCAACCACGTCATCTTCAGATTGAATAAAACTTGTCCCAATACTTCCTCCTCTTTCATTTTCGTAAACTCGGAGAAACGTTTGGCAATCCATTGAGCCATCGGTACAAGGTCAATATCCTTCGGCTCGTGATAAGGAGAAATTGATTCAATGAACTTCTCAAAGGCTTTTGGTCCAAACCCTGCTTTGAGTTTCGGAATGTTATCAGAAGTGTCTCCCATAATGACCTTATATAACAAAACCTCAAATGGCTTCGTAGGTATGACCTGAACATCGGTTTCAAGATACTCGTTCCAAAATACTTCCTTCTCTGGGATACAATACATCTTCAAGTTCTTTGAGTTATTGTTGAACAAGGAAACGTTTTTGTTCATAATTTGTCGAATATCGGAATCACCAGTGATTATCACCAACTCCTCGTCCAAGCAATATCCGAAGTACAAGCCCCATACGTACAAAAGGTCATCCCCCTCTGCTCCCATGACCCTACTGACGATGAGTCCTTTTCTCCGAAGAAGAGCCTCAAACATATCTAATACGGTCAGGAAATGCTTGTAAAATGGGTCTCTAACCCTCGTAAGAGCGTACTTGTAATCATCGTAGATACTGTAACGCCATGAAGAGCTATCTATCACAAATGCTACTCGTGTTATATCCTTAAACTTTCGTACCGTATGACATAAGTCAATGATACATTTTCTCAAAAAAACTTGTTGCTTCTCTGGGTCTTGAAGAACTTCGTTCATATCCTGACCCTTGTAGTAAGTTGAGAATATTGAGAAGTTGCGATGAAATAAATAATTTCCGTCAAATAATATATTCATATCTTTTTCAATTTAGTTCTACCGTAATTAAACCCTGCTGGCAAAGTTTCTCCTTTATTCAACCTTTTGTTTATAACTCCGTTATTTATCCAATCATATCTCACTCCATATAATGGATGTTTAGAGCCTGTAAAATCAGCATGGTTCTTTGATATCTTTATTCTTGTTTCAATAGAAAACTTCTTGCCTCTTCTCTCATTCGATAATTTCTCAGCTCCTCCGTTTCTCATATATTTAGACACTGCCTTTGAAACTCTCTTTCTCCTTTGTTCTGCATCTTTCCAAGACTTCTTAGCAGCAATGGATATATTTCGCTTACCTTCTTCTGACCTTTTCGCTCCTCTCCTTCCTCGTAATTGCTTAGTAACTTTCGCCGCAATTATTGGGTCTTTCATCGGACTTCCTGAACCGAAGTTGTTAGCCGTTCCCCATAGTATGTTACAACCGCCTACCTCGTAGGAGTAATGAGACTTCTCATGTTTAATGAAATACTCTTCCATTCTATCAAGAGCCTTCTGTGAACAATTCTCTGAATAAAATAAAACTTCTCGTTTGATAAGTTTACGCCAGCAGGTTGGAAACTTTCTTTTGAGTCCTTTGCAAAATCTTTCCCAAGTCTTACCACTACCATCATATACAAAACAATCATTTCTCATAAATTGTTCTTTTGAAATATCCCTCATAAATTGTCCCACATAGAACGGCTTATGACCGAAATACCTCAAACTGCTCATTATAGTGAATTTGTAAATTATTCCCGACATATTAAACTACCTTTTTCATAAGACTTAATACTTGCGTAAAATAACTATGGGAGCCATTCCGAAGAACAACCCCCATAATCTCAATCAAAGTCATATGGTTTATTTAAGCAATTTCACTCCATCGGCTTGACTCTTCGCTCCCGCACTTACTTGCTTGTGAAGCTCCGTGTTCTTGCCATCCTTATATCCGTAGGCTCTGGCTGAATCAAAATTCTCTTTTCTCGCTCTTCCTCTACCAACCTTGTACTTGTTTTCAATATACTCGGTAACGGCTGTATCATTGCGAACTACCAAAGCTGTAACTTTTGCTCCATATTCGGCATTCTTTGCTTTTTCTCGGTCACTCTCCTCTTTCAGCTTAGCATCCAGCCCAGCTGCACAGCCCATCAAGTAACTTCTCTGATACTTATCCATACTGATAGGCTTCATAGCATACTCCATGGTTTTCTTGTACTCCTTGAAACGATTTTTGGAGAACGCTACGAAACGTTCAGCAAGCATTCCACGCAACCACTTAACGGTCTCAATGTTTTCTTTCTTACCGAAAATCATCAATCTTCTGTAAGTGCTTCCTACTTGAAAACATTTGCAGAAATTCCATTTACAAAGAACGTATAACAAACGGAACTCCCATTCTCCTCCGATACTCTTGTAGGTGAATCCGTCCACTTTCTCTTCAAACACAGTATCTTTTGCTTTCTCCTCGTCCGTTCCAATCTCATCCATAGACAAGTTGTACTGGGTAAGAAGTCTTTGTATAGCCGCAGCAGCTGCGTTCGCTTCTCCTTCAGAGTTGATTTTCTTTGCACCTTCGTAAAGGTTTTGTAACTTTCTCAGCTTCTTTAATACGCTGTCTAAATTCTGATTTGTTGCTTCCATATTCTTTGAAATTTACTGTTTGATTTACAATCTTTATTTACAATTACACTACGAAGGTACGGAGTATTTTTCAAACGGCAAAATAATTTCCAAACTTTTTTCTATTTTTGGGCAATATTTAACTTTTATGCTACAAAGTCTTGAATATATCCTAAAAAGTGCTTGGCTCTTGTTATCGCAACATAGACAAGGTTGCGTTCTTGTTCCGCCATCCACGGAACAGTCATACAATATTTCAAATAGAGCTTATCTTCACATATGATGAATACTCGGTCGCTCTCTAAACCTTTTGACTTGTGTATCGTACTCAAACAAATACCGTTCTTGTTATCATCAGAGAAAATCATGTCTATGCGGTCAATGACTTCTTGGGAAGTTACCAACCCTTCTGATAGAACTTCGATTGCTCTCAACTTGTCCTCGTAGTTCTTATACATTTCATGTTCCTTCGCTTCAGCTTCGGTGCATCCCTGCTTTGCTACCACCTTTCCGATTATCCGTGATAATTCCCTTTCAAGTCTCTCCATTACGTCCTTAATCTGCTTGCGATTGGTTTTCTTTATCATGTTAATAAGATTGGTTCCAATATCCCTTCCTTTCACATACGCTTTCACTCCTCTCCCGATATATTGCATACACAATTTAACCAACGGAGCTGAAACCCTACAAAGTATCATATCACCATCCTTAACATCCGCCATAACGCTCTCCCGACTAACTACACCTGCTGGTGCACCTGCTCTTGCTTCTATCTGAGGCACTATCTCTTTGGCCATACCGATTATGTCTCCATCGCAACGGTAACATACGGATAAAGGAAGTTTCACGGTGTGCGGAAGTCTCTTCAAAAGATTGAAACTTTCAACATCCGCTCCAGCAAAACCATAGATTGCCTGACGTGGGTCTCCAACAGCTACAAATCTACCATTAGGTTTCAAGCATTTCAAGAACAAGTTTCTTTGGGCAGCGTTCAAGTCCTGACACTCGTCTATGAATACCCAATCGTATTGGAACATCTTTATCTGTTTGACGTTCGGGAAGTATATCATGTCTGTGAAGTCTATGACTTGCGTTTCCCTTTCGCCCCAATTGATACCCTTAATAGCAATATCAACTTCGTTGTCTTCCAAATCAATGTTATGTTTCCAAGCAAGCTCTTCCAAGTCTTTCTCGGACTTAACCAAGTTTACTCTACCAAGGTCAATTAGCTTCAAGATATTTTGCTTCCAAGTATTCATCTGTTCAGGTAACAAGTCCGACTTCGGAGAAAGGGAAGAGTATTTGATACCATTATTAACCCAAGCCGTATATTTATCAACCTGAAGTTGAGAGTTCAAAGCTCGCATAGTTACTGAAGCTCCCAAACTATGAAGTGTTTTAATATCCACGTTATTGAGATTGCCTACTTTGATTTTCAGCTCCTCTACAATTGCTTTGTTAAAAGCTAAAAACAAAACTCTCTTGTTCTTCGGAATAAGTTTCAACGCATTTACAATCGTTGTAGATTTTCCTGAACCTGCTACTGCGTCTATAACCGCATTGCCTTTACCTTTCTCAATGTAGATGTAAACGGCTCTTTGATATTTACTTGGAATAAATGCTCCCATGACTTTGTTATATTGATTATCTGATACGAAGTTACGAACTTATTTTGTAACCGCAAAACTTTTTATAAGAAACTTTGCTAAATTTAACTTTTGTTAAAAAGAAAGGAGCGACTTTCACAAGCAGCTCCTCCCCAAGTTTATGAGACAATTAAAGATTACACGTTCAATATCAAGTTATCCTCTTCAGCAAGTTTAACAAGTTTCTCCTCCGTAGGCATCCAACCGCAAACAAAGATTATTTTATGTCCTTGAGCTTTCGCTGCTTTATGCCAAGCGTTGGAAAGACTTTTGAAACGTTTGTCGTTCATATACAAATCAAAATCTGATACCGATATTTCCCACCACGTATGGGTCATCGGAGCGTTCCCTGATTTGTAAGCGTATGCAACAACTCCGTCTTTCAAACTCTCAACCTTTTTGAGAATGCTTAATATAAAACTTTCAATCTTCATACTTTATTTCAATTCACAAGCTCCTCCCGAACAACCTACGGCAACCATGTCGCCTGAAAAGAAGTTCTCACGGTTGCTCATTATCTCGTTGAAATCTACTTCGTGGGTATCAAGATACTCTTTGATATCATTGTACTCCCTTTCGACTTCTGAGGAAGATAAACGTTGGAACGGAGCGTTATCATAAATTTGGTCGCCCATCTTAGGTAACAAGCTCACGCCAGTGAATAGATAATCGTTGGTAAACAGAACAGCTGCTACTTCGTCCCACTCATCATCTTTCACCTCAACGGTTGCGGATATATTGTTAGCAACGGCTTTGGTATTAACGCTTCCTTTGTTTATCCAATAATGTTTTACCATACCGATAAACTTGAGATGCTCAACGGCTGATACCTCGTCTTTGAATATCATATTCGGGTCATCAGACTCAATTGGGAAACTTATCACAGCCTCATCCCCTCGTAGAACTTTTACCAACGGAGTATCTTTCAAAGCAAGGAACTCTGGGCTATAAGTTTTGATGCGAACTCTACGCAGATATTTTTCAGCATGAGCTGGATGAATGCCACTACAATACAAACCAAGAATAGAAGAAGCATTGCCGCTCGGTTTAATTGTCGTACAAGTACGGCTCTTATTTATACCGAATATTGCTGCCCATTCCGCATTGGTTTCTGAAACTACCTTCGCACCTTCTCTTAATACCTCACCCCGAAGGATAGGATTGGCATATATGCCTGTTATGCTCACTCCGATAGCTCTATCACGCTCGGCTATTTCCCGTGAAGCAGGAGACAGATATTTGAAGTCAGTATAAAGAGCCTGAACGGTTGCTACGAACGAAGCTACACGACACGCTTCCAAGAACTCCTCTTTGGTTTTAACTCGCTCGGCATTTATCTCTACAAGATTGCAGAACGCAAATCCAGACTTGCCGTTGATAGCAGGCTCCATTACAATCTCACCGCAAGGGTTGACTGTATATTTGAAACTCTTTACGTTTACAAAACCTGGCTCTCCAAACTGACGGATAACTTGTAACTTGTCTTTCATTTCCTCGTAACCCAGTGGGTCAGATAGAGTAGCAAGAATACTATTATTTGCCATAGCTCTTTGAGGATTGTCCGTCCACCAGCTTCCTGTCTTAGCTCGGAGCATCAACTCATCGTCTTTGTCGAACAAGGCTATCATAGCAGAACGTCTCACCCCTCCGCTCACAACACTGTCGGCTATATAACAAATAATGTCATGAACTTCGATACTCGTGAGCTTTCTGCCTTGAGCGACTTTCATGACTTCTTTGATATGATTATGGGCTTTTATTAACGGCTCTGGGCCAGGTGCAAGGAACTTACCGTCAATCAACGCTCCTTCTGGTCGGATAGCGTCAAAGACTATATCAGCGGACTTGCCTTCAAATAGAGCCGTCATAAGCTCTCGGATTGAATCAGCCCATCCTTCGATACTATCTTCAACAAAAAATTGAGGTCTTTGGTCTCCGTTATACGGCTTGACTATTGGTAGCTTGTCAATGTACTCCTTATGTAAGGAATAACCAACGCCGCAACCACAAAGAAGCAAATACATGATTTCGCTGAATACTTCCACACGGTCAACGTAGGTAGAACAGCAATTGTATAACTTGGCTTCATGCTTCAATATTCCACTCGTTACCGAAGGAGAAGCGAACTGACGCCCACGCTGGGAAGACAAGATTTTCTTATCAACTTCCAAACGCATTGCTTCTTCTATCATAGCAACCGTTTCTTCACCAAGCAGACCTAACTGTTTCAACTTGACCTTGTGCATCTCGTAGATACGGTCAATAGTTTCATCCCAGTGTTCAAGTCGTCCATCCTCTCGTCTTTGAGAGTATTTAGACAAGAACACATAGTCTGCTAACAAATCAATACCGTTACATTTCATTTTGTTAATCATTCTTTAATTGTTCTTTTAATAGTTTCAGATGAACTACCTCATCCGCTACTAATTTAGCAAGCAGTTGAAGAGCTATCTTGATTGTCTCCGTTTCTTGTAACTTCAAGAGCTTCTTTTGCAAGTTCTCATAGAAGTCAATTGTTTTCTCCTCCGCACCGATTGCTATTTCAATCGCTTCTTCTGCGGTCTTTCCTACGGTAACGCCTGAGTTGTTATATCTCTGGTCAATCTTTCCTCCTATCTTTCGGATAAAGTCTGACAGCTTATCGTAGTGTTTCATCTCAGTCAAAGCAATGCCCAATAGCAGCTCACCTACGTCCTCAAACGTAGCTTCCTGAGTAGTGTACATATGAATGGCTGTAAGCTCGGAGAAGTCATTGGTACCATTGAAAATGGGATAAAACCATTCAGCCATTACCCCATCATCTTGTTTCGCCTTATCATAACTTGGGTATTCAACATTTGGGTCAGAATAACGCATAGCATTAACAAGCCCATTAGTCAAATCGTCAAGTTGATTTTTGCTCAACGGTTTCTTGATTGCAAAGTTTTTCATATTCTTTACATTTTTGTTCTCTCTTTTCTTCGTTCTTGTAATCTTAGGCACGTCCAATGATATTGCTCGAAAGTATTTTCAAGCTCCCGTCAGACTGCTTCTGTATTTGAGTTTCAACGGCAAAGTCGTTACCGAAGCCGAAGTCAACCCCGATAAACAACCCTTTGCCGTTAGTGAACTGTCTGAACTGGTTCATTACTTTGTACCAGTATGTCCAAACCCACCTGCTCCTCGTTCCGTAGTCTCGGAGAACTCTTCAACAAACTCAAAGTCTGCCTGAACAACATTCTCTACGAATACAAACTGAGCAATACGTTCTCCCTTTTCAAAGCTCACTTCTTTGTCTCCGTGATTGATAAGAAGGATATTGCACTCACCCTGATAATCGCTATCAATAGTGCCAGGAGCGTTCACGCAAGTTATACCGTGTTTCATAGCAAGTCCGCTTCTCGGTCTCACCTGAACTTCCATGTCTTCGGGCAATTGCATATAGATGCCCGTGTGAATCATCTTGCGTTCGTTCGGCTGAATAGTGAAAGTTTCATTCGCTCTCACATCGGCTCCTGAACTTCTCGGAGTAGCATAGACAGGAGCTTCACCCCCATCCTTCAAAATCATCTTGACTTTTCTTTGTTTCATGTTTTTAACTTTTATAATTTGGATTATTACTACCAATGTATCTGCCTTTCATTTTCTCAGATTGTAAACGCTTTCTTTCTTCAGACATCGGAACTCCTTTATTCCAAGCAGTTCTTCCTTTCATACTCTTTGACATCTTCTTTCTCGTTTCTTCGGAATGTTTACAACCTTTGAAATGCGGTTCATGAGTTTTGAAATAGTCTTTCATTATCTCGGACTGTTTCTCACGATACTCTTCATTTAACGTTGTTCGTCTATTAGCTTTAACCATCTTCTTCCTTATTTCAGGGTAGCAAGCTGGATTTCTATTACCGCACCTATAAACTGGGCCAATAATCTGATTATAACCCACTTTGCGGTCAAGATTAGGATTGTATTTCAGAGTGTAATATACTTCCCAGCCGTTTAACTGATTAACAGTGTAGCAAACCTTTAATATATTGCGTCTGAAATTACTCTTACCGTATTTCTTCAACGCTTGTTCTATCAAAGTGCCGCTACCGAAATAGTGTTTGGTATAATCAGAAAACTTATGTTGACCGACATATACCTTACCATTGATTAAACAAGTCGTTAAATAAACAAATCCTATTGGTTTCATTATTACTACAAAAATGTGTACTTAAATCCAGTAGTGATGAGATTAGCTCCCAATTTAGCTAACCAGAAAGATGAACTGATATCATCGTGTTCTCCTACTGATTCCAATCCCTTGTCTGTAAATGCAACTGAGCCTAAATCTGAGAAAATCAAATCTTTGACGTCTTGAGAGTATTTATCTCCAGTCGGTATGTGAATTTTGCCCCTCTCAAAATCTATGGCCAGCCCAGGCCACCCTGTCTTCAAGTCGTACTTATCTATTCCAGTGGTATGTCCTATAACTGGCAACCCCTGTTTATCGCTTTCCTGAACGAATATCTGTTGGAATGTGTTTTGCTCCATCACCATGCTATCAGGTCTGAATCTTGCGTTTATTCCCTTCAATATTTGCATCTGTTCGTGGAAGGTCTTGCCCTTATCTCGGTAAAAGTTTAGCAACCAACGCTCTCCTGTTTCGTCATCTACTCCCCAAGTCGTGAACACGGTGTAGTCGCTTCCCACGTTAGCAGATATTGCGAAGTCACAGCCTGTAACGACTTTGTTAAACTTGATTGGGAAGTCATCCCGATTGCGTACCAACGTGTAGTTCTCCATACGTACCAAAGAACGCTCTAATACTTTTAATGGGAATATAGAAGCCTCATTGGTAATAGGTCGGCATAAGTTTTCACGGCTGAAGATGATGTTACCTTGCGTTGCTTTCTTGTCCATCAAATCGAAGAAGCTCCAACGCTGTGGCCACAAGATACGTCCGTCAGGGAAGATAGCAGGATATTCAATTACAAACCAACCTTTCTTGTTCTTTGTAGCAAATATGCTCTTGCTCCTCAAGTCTCCGTATAAGTCCGAAGCGTGAAACGGAGTACCAACGACAATGATTTGTCCTCCTGGCACGAGCATGTTCATAATAACAGCGTGGAAATAGTCTATACTTTTCTGACGTTGTAGAGCACTGTATATGACGTTATCTTTCAGTCCATCATCTACTACTATCCAGTATGGGTGAGCACCACGTACTGATGAGCCAAACCCCTTACACGTCAACCTCGCTCCGTTCCTACATACTATGTTCGTACTCGCCCACGCTCCGCTATTTCTTGAATCAGGATACAATCTGTCTTTGAGAATGTCGTTGCTCTCAATCGTTCCTTTCAAAATCTCCATAAGGTCAACGGACTGCTGGAGTGAGAAGCTAAACAAATACCCACGATTGGAATTGCTCTTCGTAGGTCGGGCAGAGAATACACTTGATTTAGGCTTTGCGTAGGAATAGAGCTTCCAAACACAATAGGCATTTGAGAAATAATACGACTTACCATGGTCACGGGCAGCGTTGATACATAATTTATTGTATCGGTGTACCAAGTCTCCCCATTCCAAATGATGCCAAGACAATTGAAAGTCAGGCATTACCGAAGTAATAAAGTAAGTAAGGTTGCGTGTCCGCAATGTTTCTTCGATAGACTGTGAAAGTCTATCTGTATATTTGGGAGCAAAGTCAATGTTTGGGTCTCCCGTGTACATAACCTGATAAGTGTCTTTCATCAAGTTATCTAATACCCAATCCAAGTCTCCTCCTGAACCTTGCATGAGCTCCAATATTCCCTTATCGTCCATGCCGTCAATTATCTCATCTACTATATTGAGACATTCCAATTGATGCATCGGAGACTGTAACAAGGTTACAGGAGCTTTCGCAATTATGTCTGGTACTGTTGCTATCATATCAATCCTCTTTATACGACAAAAGCTAACAAGGCTTTTACACCCTGTTAGCTCTCAAACTCTTTTATGTCCGTTTTTGGTTAATACTCGATTGTCTCGTCAACGGCTCTTTGTAATTCTTTATACAGTTCATCTTTTTGCTCTTTCGTCAATTCAGTATCGGCTTCGATTGATGCCTTGTAACGGAGAATGTCGTTGTTCATCGCCTTACACATCGCAAGAACTTCTGTCTTGATAGTATCGTGACATTTATTCTTGCTGAAGTTGAGAACAAACTCGTGCGTTCCTTTCGTGAAACGTAACATTCCGAAGGCTCGGAGTAACTGAAAGACTTGGTCAGCTTTATTATGAGTCAGGTTGGTCGCCTTAACAACCTCCGTTCTCGTGAATACTCTTTGCTCTGCATTCTCAATCGGCTGACCGTGCGTAAGTATCATCCATAACTTTACGCATTGGTCTTCAGCATGTAAACGATTGGAAGTGTCATTCAGGAAGTCTCCCAAACTTCTCTCTTCTTTTCCTTCACGGTCTCTGACGCTCAGATAGTCGTGAATTACTCGGTCTTCAAGAATTACAACCTCAACGCCTTTCTCCTTTGCGGCTTCAATAGCTTTCTTTGATACCTCAGGCTGAAGGCAAGCCATAATCAGAACGGATTGTTCAGCAGGCAGCTTCGTAGGTTTTGCTTGGAACTCCTCAGGAGCTTTCGATGTTTCCTCTTTCGGAGCTTCCTCAACTTTCTTTCTTGTTCTCGGCTTGTAAGTGCCTGCTGCCTTAGCAGCTTCAATCTCTTCTTTTGTTCTCCGTTTGCGTTTCGGAGTTTCATTTGTTTCAGACATACGATTTTAATTTACATTTATTGATACTATAACTGTTTATTCTGAATAAGAACGGAGCAATCATTGCTATTAAGTAGATAGTTCAACGCACTCTACACTACCATTTTTGTTACGACTTCTCACAACCAGTTTTGCTCCGTTGTAATTCTTAACTTTGGGAAGTTACTTTGCTCCACATTTGAACTCAAAGAACTCATCACCCTTCGCTCTGCCCTGAGTAGCTTCTGCCGCTCCTTCTCCTTTCTTAGCTCGGAGTTTACGCATATACCAGCGTAGAAGGTCGGCTGTCGCTTCTACGTCATTCATCGCTCCGTGAGCATCTGTAAGTCGTATCTTTGCCCTCTCGCAAGAAGCTCCCAAGTTGATTTTCTCGTCTCCATTAATTCCCCACGCTAACTTAGCAAGCGGAAAGGTATCAATGATATTCGGATACATCCAAAACTCAACATCATCCTTCTTCTGAAGAGAAAGAGCGTAATTCAAAAACCGAATATCAAAAGGAACGTTATGACCTACTGGTACAAGCCGTCCCATTTCCTTCTTCTTGGACTTTGCTCTATGAGTTTCCCAGAACTCCGTAGCGGTTGAAATAAACTCCTTAATACTCATGCCCTTGTTTATATCGGACATACTCACCATAGTTCTATCCAACGCATCTTGTTCGATAACTAAATCAGCATAAGGCTTGACGAAAGTTTCCCAACGGTCTATCTCTTTCAAAGTAGAGCCGTCAAGAACAACCGCAGCATATTGGGTTATTGGGTTTTTGTCCTCATATAACCCACCTGTTTCGCAGTCAAATACTATGTAATTACTCTTTATCATATCTTGTTATTAAATGTTGAAACCGTGTGACTTAGTTATTAACCTTGCCGCACGGTTTCTATATAGACAATCAAAGAATTTTATTTGCCCTCATCTTCCTTCGGAGCTTCGTGATGTCCTTCAGTGCCTTCGGGTGCTTGCTCTTCATTCTTCTCCTCCTTATCGGTATCTTCGCCTTCAGTCGGCTTTGAATCGCTGCCCTCGGCATCCTCTTCTTTGTCGTGACCAAATATCATAGCGAAGATAATACAGCCTTCACGAGCATCGCATGTTTCGCACTTCTCACGGTCAATCTCCATACCTTCGTTGAGTTCCATATCAACTTCCAATTTGCCGTCTTTCTCCTCAACGTGTACGGTTCTGCCGAAAGGTCTGAGCGGTTCAGCAATTTCTTCAATCGTTCTTTCGCTTCTTCCTTTCCGATAGCCTTTGTTGAACTCTTGGCGGGCAACGTGTCTTGTTATTTCCTCGCTTGCCTTTGCCGCTTCGTTGACAATTCCTTCAACAATCTCGACAAGTTCTTTTTCGGAGTATTTTCTGCCTTTCGGAACAAGCAACCCTTCAGTTCTGTTCATCACCATCTGTACTGCGGCAGCACCATCTACATTTCCCCTTCTCCTGTAGGTATGATTAGAGAACCAAAGAGCGTTCCAAATCATAACTCGTTCCTGTTTCGTGAGCAACAAGCTCAAAATAAATCTTTTCAAACGTTTCATACTACTTCTTTTTTATTGTTGTTAATAAATCAAATGATTCCCATCCTTGTGTATATTTCAGCGTCCATTTGCCTTCTTCATCTTTACGATATATAACAACGTATCTTTTGCGGAACTGTTCAGGAGTTGAACCAACGCTGGGGTGAGATACTTGTTCTTCAAACGGAGCGACTTTCACAATTTCACCTTTCTCGTAAGGTTTCAGCAAATACTTATTCCAAGGCTTGCTCGGAGCTTCGGCATTCACTACAAGAAACTTTGGTAACTTTTCTTTCGTTGTTATTGCTTTAATTTTCATTTTACTTTTGTTAAATTGTAATTATAAACTTTGGGAGAAAAAGAAACGGAGAAAAGCAAACATTATTCGCCAATCTCCGTTCTCTCGTCATTCGGGTATTCGCTTACTTTTTAGCTTTCTTTGCTGCTTTGGGCTGAATAACCTTCTTGATAGTTGTTGTCGGTGTGAACTTCAACGTATGACTCTCAGGCACATCCATCGGTTTCTTGGTCAACGGATTGATGCCCTTGCGAGCAGGGTTGACCTTCTGTTTGAACTTACCAAGCGTAGGCAGGTTCACTTCGTCACCATCCTCAACGCAAGCCTTTACGATTACAGGACACATTGCGTCGATTACTTTGTTCACGTCTGTCTGGGTCATCCCAGTTTCCTTAGCCACTGCGGCTACCAATTCATACTTTTTCATTTTTCTTTACAATTAAATTTAACAAAATGTAACGGTACTATAACTGTTTACTTACACTTCAATAACGTTGAGACCTTCTAATTTCAGGAGTTCCATCAGTCTGTCCCATTTTCGGTCTCTGACTTCCTCCTTGATATACCACATAGATAAGTCCGTTTTGTTGATGAACTGCCCTGGATTGAGTCCTTTGTTTATCGTGATACCGAACTCCCAGTGAGCGGTCGGTTTCTCTACAAATCGCATATCCTTCTCAATGCAGTTCAAATCGTAGGCTGATATAACAATTCCCTCCTCTCCGAAGTTAATCATTGTTTTCTTCAACCGTTTCGGCTCGTCCTCCTCAGGCTCCTCTCCAAAGTCGTCATCATCTTCCTCGTCATCGAAGTCCTTTGCCTTCTTTGTCGTGGTTTTCATCTTCTTTTGATACTTCGGCTTGCCGCTTTCTTCGGGTATTTGACTGACTCTTACTTTCATAACAATCCTTGTTCTCTAAATTCTTTCAATACATTGTTTTGTGCCCTGATGAACTCCGTAGCCATCGCCCATGCTTCCGCACTTAACATCCTTAACCCTGCTCCATAAAAGTCCCAGAAGTAAGTCTCAATTGCGGTTTGAACACCGTACACCTCATAACTGACATTCTCCTTTCTCAGCGGAATGAAGATATTCATGTTGTAGTCGGTTATGTGGACAATCGCTCCTCGCTCTCCTTCGTGAGCTGTTATTTCCTTGACGAAGCACTTATGGTCGTACTTCCTTCCACCAATCTCATCTACAAAACCCATGTTACGCAATTTGATGTCCGAAGCGGTTATGCCTCCTGTTCCTACGGCATTTGGGTCTGGTAAGCACTTTACTATACACTCAAGCATTAATTGAGATACAAGGTGTTTACGTCTCCCGAATGCTAAACGTCTCAAACCTTCGTTCGATTTTTCCAATGCTTCCTTGTCGGCTCGTAGGTCGTCATTGATTTTCTGATAATGCTTTCTTTCTTCCGCAAGCTCCTCCGATAGAAGCCACTGAGCAAATTTCTTAATCCAATTCATATTTACAATTTTTCAATGTTACTGGGTAGGATAACTTTGATGGCATACCCCTATATGGCAAAGAAAGTACCAAAGAAACCATTCAATTATTTGTTATGTCTTTATTTCTGAGAAGTAAGTTTTTTGCTTTACGTATGTACATGTACGCTTACGCATAAACCCCCTTAAACACCCCCTTATAGCAAAATCTTTTTGACGGTTTCCTTTGGTATTGTTACGTTTCGTCATACAATAAAAATATGATTGCTCGTGAGTTCCAGTTTCTCCTCCGAAGTCTTTTATCACCCCGAAGGTTGGAGTTCACGAGCAACCTTGCTATGTGTTTGTATTCATTGCTATTTCATCCACTTATCGTATAACTTTCGATAAGCCTTCAGCAACTTTTCTCTCTTCCTTAAACAATACTGTACTTGTCCTTCAACCGTACCATCTACCCAACAGGCATTCTTCAAAACTACATCCCTATCTTTGGGCTTCATCCGATTAGCTCTGCCTACAAGGTTCAAGAAGCGTTCTTGCTTCTTTACTTCCCAATCAATCTTGGATAATACCCTTTGAGCCGTTTCAGAGTTCATTGTATATTCTTTTTGCTATTACATATAAATCTGCATATTTCTGATTATCTGCTAAACGAAGGTTCACTTGATAAAATCCAACATCTTCTGATTCATCATTCTTTGATGATACTTTGTCTGCTTGCTCCTTAGTTAGATTGATTGACCAAAATACTTCTTCGATAGGAGAAAGAAGGTTTTTGTATGAGGAATAAAGCCAACCTACCAACTCTCCATCAAACAATACCGCCTGAACTGATTTGTTAGGTTTGATTGATTCAGTTTCTCCGAAAGTCATACGTTTCATATCATCCCCAAATTACATAGTTTAGAAAATCTACTACACCGCTCCACCATTCTAATATCGGGAACATTACAAACCTTATAAATAGGATAGTCAACGTACCGTAGGTCATAAGTCTCCAATATCCTCTGTATTGTTCCTTCAGAACTCTTCTGCCGAAACGTCCGTCAATTGCATACAATATCTTTTTCATTATTTCTTGATTTTTGAGATTATTAACGTTGCTAACAATATAACTACCAAACATCCTACTCCGATAAGCGACTTGATTAAACAAGCGTTCATATAGGCTCGGAAACTTCCCCAAACTACTTCTATATAAATCCAGTTAGCTACTACCGCAACTACAAGGACTATGGCTGTAAAGACTATTCTTGTTTTCATAATTTACAATATTACAACATCGTCTTTGCTTATACCCAATTCCCAACAACGAATTTTTACAAAATCTAAATTCGGATTGGCATACAAAATAGCGTTGTCGGCTCTCCGAACTAACTGATGATAGAAGTTTGCTCCACTTGGATTATCATAGATGTAATCTATGTAATACTTTGATTCTGTTGCTTTCATATCTCTTTGTTTTAATTGTTATCTGGTACGAAGGCAGAAACTATTTCGCAAACGGCAAAATAAAAAGCGAAAAATCTTTGTAGAAATTTCGCTTTTAACTAAAAATGCCCAAAATTTAACGCTTTGCTATCAAATATACGGCTCTATGTTTTCCTCAAGCCAAGCCTTATCTTGGAACTTCTTTTTGTAGTCCTCAACTATTTTGTCTGCCTCTTCTTTCGTATCGGCTTCAAAACATTGAGAAGCAGGACACATCGTATTAGCATAAGCATCCATTTGTGCTTGCTTATTGTCGTACATTCTCACTCTCGCTATTTCGGGTGGGTATTTAGGAATGTCTGGATTGTTGCACTCCTCATCAGGCAATACTTCATATTTAGTGTACGCCATATAAACTCCGTAGATTTTGCTCATTTTCTTTTCCTCCAATATTCTTTGTCGCTATCCCAATAAATTCCCAAGTCATCAAGATACTTTTCTGCCTCTTCGTCTATCTCGGTGTAATTCCAATCAGTACCATCGTCTGGGTCTCCAAGATAATCGTTCAAATCAACACGGTCTTTCGGTATGGTCTGAACCTTCGGAGCTAAAATTTCAGGCTCTATGGTACTTCGTTCCCTCCGTACCTTCGGAACAGTATCATACGACACACTTACAAGCTCATAGGTGACGTTTCTCCATATCTCCGAAGTATCTGTATCACTTACCTTCTCCCGATACGTTACTGCCCTTGGGTCTTTGCGTTCAAAAGCTCCGTTACAGATGGTAAGGAATAGGACTATTGCTAATAATACGCCCATGACTACCATAGTCAGACAACCTCCCAAGCAAGTAGCTTTCGCCTCAAGCATAGGGTCAATGTTTTCATTCTCCTTCATAATCGTGAATTTTCAATCCGTTGATTACCTCGTAGCCGTATTGGTGACGCAGAACGTCCTCAACTGCTTCTCTCTTCGGAGCGTCAACGATAAGATTTTTAACTTGTTTGATTTGTTCTTTACGGTGTTTGCTACCAAAGAACTTAACCTTGAATTTCTTCAAATTCGACATCTTCTGCTTGTTCTTTTATTTTGTTTAACATTATTCTTTGTTCTCTCGTAAACTTCTGACGTGGTACTTCGATTATTGTTATTTGTCCTTCTCTCGGCTCTTCCCAAAATGGTACAAAGAACATTTCAACGAAGTCTATGAAGCTATGCTTTGGGTCACGTTCTCTCGTTTCAGGCATTCTCCTCAACTTTATCAGTTAGCTCAAACACTCCTTCTCCCCTAACGAATAACAACCGCCTACCTTTTGGATTCCACCACAGGCTTGCTTCGTTTGAAGTATATCCCTGAATGAAACCATCCTCTGCTAATTGCTTCATATTTCGGCTCGCTCCTACGTGTTTGATATCAACATTCTTGATTTTCATACCGCTGAGAATGTCAAGAACTTTCACTGCTTCAGCTCTTTGTTCCTCCTCAACGTAATTACCAAAGTCTTCCAAGAACTCCTCAACCGATATTGCTACATTTGGTTGTCCGCTATAACCAGCTTGAGGTTTATCTGCGTCTATGATAGCAAACGTTTTCTTTGGTAGTCCTACATGATACATATCTGGTAGCTCCGTAACCTTCAATCCCATTTCTTGACTGATGTTCCTCAATTGGAATGTTTTCTCAGCAACTTCTTTATTGGTATTAAAACTACCCAAACCTATCGGATAGGCTATTGCTATGACCTGTCCGTGATACTTCTTTTTGAACTCTTCTTTTGTCATGATAAATTCGATTTTATAATTTCCATTTTGTTCATTATCTTTATTCGATAACTTTGAGGTGCTTTCGGATTGTGTAACTTAATCGCTTTATCAATACTTTTGCTGGGATTGTAGTGTCCTTGAAGTATCTCAAACATTTCCAAACTCTTCTCGGTATCGGTACGACAACTCAAGTCATACTTATCTTCACCAAGAATGCGGTTGACATCCTTGACGTATATCGGAGTTATTTGTAATATCCCCACGTCATTGGTTTTGCCTACCGCATCCGCTTTGCCTTCGCTTTCTACCTGAATCAATGCCTCAACGAATATATCCCATTCGCTCGGCTCTTTCTTAATCTCTTGCTTTATTACATCCGCTTTCTCGTTGTTGAAATCATTCGGTTGGTAGCTGTTAATCTCGCAACTTGATACGATTATTAACATTAGCAACATAATCAATTTTCTCATCTTTACTTAATTTGGTGAAACACTCTGCGGAGTATCCAATCAACTCCGCAATATATCATTATTCCCAATCCTCCGTGCATTACCAAAGAAGCAAAGAAACTGAATAAAGTATATTCACCGTTCAGGCTCCAAGCATTGTACGCACAAAGCATTATCGCTACTACTATACCCATACATACCAGTATGTTGATAGCTTTTGCTATATTATATTTCTTGTCCATCTTTTACCTCCGTTTGTTTTGTAGGTTTCATTTCTTCAAGGTGTCGTCTCCGATACTCACTCTTCCAAAACCTTATAATTGTTTACTTTGATACCAAGCTCTTTTGCTATTTCTTCAATCTCAGGCATTGCTTCTGTTAGTGTCTTGCTCATAATGATTTATTTGTTAATATTTCGATTGCCTCAACCTTAGTTATAGCTTTCCCCTCATAATGGAAGAAAGTCTTGCTACTGCCTCGTATTCGCTCTGTAATGCGATTTATAAGTAGCTCCTGTTCTTCCTTCGTAGGCTCGTAAGACTTCCAATAATCTTTCATTATAACTTGTTTCCAATTTTCGGAATAGTCTGGAACGTTAAAACCACGCCTGATACATTCTTCGTGTATTTGTTTGTAACGGTCAAGAGTGAATTGAGCCTTATTTAAGAAGAATGTAACATGTCCAGTTCCCAAACAAAACTTATTTGGTATTCTTTTCAAAGCTCCGCTTATATAAGATTTAACGAAGCAATCAGGCAGTCTCTTTATTTCTCTGTACTCGGTTAGCATCCCTTGTCCATTTAAGGCTCGGACAGTCGTTTTGCTTTGCGTAGAAGGCTTTGACCTTCTTATTATCGTTTTGGTTCATTTCTCGGACTTTTGTTTGTTATACAATATCGGATACACGCTACCATAGAAGCCCATCTCAGAACAGATGCTAACAACGGTTTCTTGGTCATATTCTCCCAAAGCCATATACTCCTCTTTTGTTGGGTCTCGGTCAAGAACAAGTTCCATAGTGATATCAACGTACTTGTCGCCTACCTTATTCCAAGCGTGCTCTATTCCGAACACTCCGCAGCAAGTCATCTTTCCTTCGACATATTTGACATCTGGGTAGATATGAGAGAATAGAGTTGCGTTGCGGTAACATTCCTTGACCTTCGGATTGACAAACCTCTTTATTGCTTTTATCTCGGTTTCCGTGAATACATCCGATAATCGTACAACCTCTATGGGCTTTGCGTCTTTTAGCATCTGACGGTAGAACTCCGCTTGTCTTCCTTCTTCTCCTATTAGCTTAGCAAAGGTGCGGAGTTCTACAATCAGGCTATTTTCTTTTGTTGCTATCATTACTTTACAAGTCCAACTGGTATGTACTCCATTCCGTATCTCTTCAGCATAGCAACTACGCTATCCCAATTACACGCTTTCTTATCACCTTCTGCGTTCTCAAAGAACTTATGGTCAGCGGTTACTCGGTAGCCTTTCATAACAAGTTTTAATGCTTCCTTTTGGGCTTCGCTCGGTTTCTTGTTGCCTCTCGCACTCTTAGAAGGTAAAGCAACGAACTCGTCAATTGTCAATTCCTTCGGAGCTTCTTTTTCAACCTTACCACCTTTGGCCACCTTTTTGTTTGTCTCCTTAGCAACAGCCTTCTTACTCACGGCTGCTTTTTTCGGCTCGGACTTCATTTCAGAAGTCGCTGCCTTGTCCGTTCTCTGACCTTGCTTCTTGTCGGCTGGATTGGTTCTCCAATCGAACTTTCCTTCAGCGTACTCAGTCCATACCCAAGTCGGGTGCTTCGGGTGAACGTCTCCCACTTTGCGGGCAGTTTTAGCCACCTTCGGTTCATCCTTCTTCTCTTCCTTCGCTTTCGGCTCTGCTTTCTTGCTATCAGCCTTCTTTGACTTAGCAGGGGCAGTTTTCTTCGTTTCCTTCTTCTCGGTTTTAGCTTCCTGATTCTTTTTAGCATTGTTAGCCATTTTGACCATCTTCTTCATTTCAGGATTGTTCTTCAAAATCTCCGCTTCAGCATCTGCGAAGTTCTTCAAGCGACTGGCCAAGATATTCTGAAGGTCTTCATTCGTTACATCCTCGCTCTTGATATTCTTCAACTCGGCAAGATTATCCCAGTTGTTGAGAATATAGGTAGCAAGTTCTTTTGCTTCCTTTGCAGCAGGTCTTTTGCCTTTCGATAGGTTAGCCATCTTCACAGCTTTCAATTCGTTCAACTTCAAGATACGCTCGTCCATTACAGGAGCATCGAAGTTATCAACTGCGTTCGTTACACTCTTGCTGTCTTCCACCTTTACGGTCTTGTTTGCTTTTGTTGCCATATTCTTTGATTTATTTGATTGAGTTTTTACTTCTTGATTGTTATTAACCTTGCTACTTTCTACTTCATGAAGTCCAGCTTCTGTTAGTTCTCCATCGAAGTAACTGTCTCCATTAGATGTCAACAACATACCTTTCTTAGCAAGACTTCCAGCGGTTGCTGATATGCTTCGGATATTCTTGCCTGTTTCTCTCGCTACGTCCTGAAGAATGAATTCAACTCCTGAATCACCTACCTTCTTTGCGTTAGCTACAATTGCTACCAAAACTTCTCTTTCGTTCTTTGTTAATTCGATTGCTACCATGACTTTGATATTTTTGATTGTTATTACTGTTTCTTTCCAATTACAACGTAAAGGTACGAACTTCTTGCGAAACGGCAAAACTTTTTACCAATTATTTTTGGAGAAATTTTAATTTTGGGCAATATTTAACTTTTATTTAGCAAAAGGTGTATAATTTACCAATAAAAAAGCTCCGAACTTCACAGCCCAGAGCCTTACAATATAGAATATCAAAGTTGCTTTATTTACTCCCTCGTTTCTTTAACCAATTATCCATTGCCTCCCCAAACAACTTATCCTTTACATATAAGAACTCGTCAAACAAAGAAGCTGCCTGAGTACGGTCATATAGCTTCGGGTCAGCAAGACATTCCTTCAACGTCTTATATTTCGCAAACTCTTCCCTACTTTCCACTTCAGGAATGTTGTCTTGTATAAACTTTTGTATGTCCATAACTTTAACTGTTTAATAGATTATCATATTGCTTGTTTAACTCCCAAGCTGTTATTTGTAAGTCCTCTATTGACAAAGCTCCGTTACTGAATTGGTCTTCAAGTCTCCTTGCCTTATATTGAACGTACCAATTCAAATCTACGAACATAACGGACTTCGCAAGCCAACGCCCTTGGTCGTTTTCGATATATTGATAAATGAGTTGACATATCTTTACTTTCTCCAATGGTACTACGATACTAACAGCGTAACCAAGCTCAAGAAAAGCGTTTGCTAACTTATCATCCCATTTATCTATTCGTGAGAAGTAATGTTTATAGAACGGTTTAACGGTACACATCATTTCCATGCCTTTTACAATGTTTTATTTCTTTGTCTTAACTTCCTTACCATACGGCTTATCTTTATTCTTGCGTTGCCCTGCTTTCGTCTTGCTCGGTGGTACCTTGTCTTTACCTCTTCCAGCCGAACTACGATTGATTGGAGTTTCATCCTCCGCAACAGGTCTTTTGCTTTCGGCTTCTGCATCCCATCCTTGCTGACGTTCTTCCATATCTTGCTTTTGCTTGCGTATCTTAGACAAGAACAAGTCTTTGACATTTGTAGCTGAGGAGTGTTCCGCTTCGGTAACATCTTCTGCCTTGACATCCATTACCTCTCGTCCAGCGGTACGCTCTATCATAGCAAAGTCATAAGCTGAGTTGGAAGGATAGCTCATTTCAGCATTCTCGTCATAGTCTCCCGATATATCGACAAACTTCGCATAGTAGCTATTATGTAAACCAGCAACCAATTTCTTCGGGTCATAATTCATACGTGCTGCGACACGCCCCAAGATAATCTCTTTGAGGTTTATCGTTTTGAGTATTTCCTTCTGAATATGATTTTGGATTGTTACTTCGATATTGACATCAACCACTCCGTTTATATTGAGTATGTCTCCTTCAGCTTCCTTGCGTATCTGCTCCAAAGTACGAAGCATTGCGTTGTAAGAGTCAATTGAATTGAGAGCAATATACTTATTCTTCATTTTGGAGTACATCCAAGCAAGCTCTTCCAGTCTCGGTCTTTTGTTATACAACCGTACATCTGCTACTCTGTTACGGAACTCTTCACGCTTTCGCTCTATCTCAACGATATGCTTCTTCAGTATTCCTTTGACATCGTCCTCGTTGACAATTACTCCGTTATCCTCGCCCATTATCTTTACAACCTCTGCTACGGTAAACATACGCCCAAGGAGCTCAATAATATCTTCCTCAAACGGACTGAGTTTATATACGGCTAATTCATCCTTGCTCTTGCCTCCATACCTTCCTGCTCTCCCAAAGGCAAGAGACTTTGCGGTGCTTATCTTAGCTCGGAGCTGATTATACTTTCTCTTGAGTTCCAATATATCCTCTTGCTCTTTGCTACTGAGATGTTCTATATGTTTTGCCAACCTATGAGGTAACATTCCAATATTGATTTCATCACCCTCACTACTTATATATATAGTATTGCGAATTATTGGATGTTTCTCCAAGGCAAGCATCTTCTTATACTCCGTTGGGTTTACTACGTCCTCTGGAATAGTTATTTGTTTACTCTTATCCATTTCTATTTGCGATTACAATTCATTACCTATACTTATAATTGCGTATCAAGTCTCATCGGTTGCGCTTCTCTTCGCTTTCACTACTTTTTTTCTTCAATCGCAATCTTTCTACTCTTAATACACAAATAGGATATTGTTTGCCTTGGTCTGGGTAGTCGGATATTTTGGTCACCTTGAATTCTTTTTGCTTATCCATAAACGTCAATATCTTTCTCTTACCCATTAGCGAATATATAAATATGCGAAAAGACAAAAACGTATCTTCTTTCAATTCTACATTCTCATCTCTTAGCAATAGATTATCTTCAAGCTCCTTTAATGTCATTTCTTTTCCTTTACAAAATTTAACAAGTTATCAAGAAAGTTTGTCAAGTCCTCTTCATCTTCTTCTGATAATCCTTCAAGACTTCTCACGCTCTCGGAATTATCGCAGTAATGAGTTGGACTATCTATATCATTAGAACTCTTCCAAAAGCTCGCTTGCTGGATAACAAGGTCGCAAATCTGTTTTTGTTTATCGGTTGCTTTCATATTACACATTCACTTCTTTTTAGATAGTTTTCAAATCTCTTTTCAACTTGCCATTGGGTTAAGTCGGCTTTTACTTTCGCCTTTCCCAATAACTTTCCGCAGCACTCGCAACGTCTTTCTTCCCAAATATCGTATCTTAGTTTGTACTTACTTTTCCAACCTTTAACATGCTTGTATTTGGGCTTAGCAAATTCCGTTACAGTATGTTTCCAATAAGGGTGTTTACACCAAAGTCTCTTTATATATTTCCAAAACATATCAAAACCTCATCTTTCCTTTTCGTTGTTTCTTAATCGAAGTCAAATGGTATTGTCCGCAATAATCGCACTTGTACCATTTTGTTCCTCCTTTATGCTTCTTCTTTAATAACTTTGTGGCTCGTTCCGCATCCTCAGCCGTTGTATAAGATAGCTTGCCTGTATGACAAGTAGTCGGTACTTGCTTAATCTTTACTTTGGGCTTACTTTTATCAATCATCGGCTCGGATAACGGAAACACTGGCTCACCGTTCAATATCTTTTCTTTATCAAGTTGTTTCATATTACCAAATACTCAATACCTTGAGATTATTTTGTATATACTGATTAGCTTCTTCCCAATCCTCGCAACTTTCATATCGAAGTCGGTTGAACGCTTCTTTCAGTTGTTTCTTGTATTCTTGGTAAGCAATCCGATTATCGTTTGTATCGTATCTGAATTCAAAGTCGTTCATCTTGCTTACCAAGTCCTTTACTTTATCAAGAGTTGTAGTTGTTTCTATTATCGCATAAGTTTCCATATATTGCTTTTACTTTTGGAACTCCGTTAATTTTGCGAATATAATGAATACCATCATCGCAATACTCAATCTCTTCTCCTTCCTTCTCTAATAATTCTGCGCACCATTCGTTCGGGTGAGCTTCCATGCCGTGCTTAACTAACCAATGTTCAATCACATCGCTTGCTTCGCACCAATATTGCTCCTCTTTATCGGATAAACAATTCAAGAGAATTTCAACCAACGCTTTCTTTCCCTCTCTCGTACCATCGCAACCGCACATTATAACCTTCTTACCAACGTGGGTTTCTTTGTGAATCATTACACATTTCAGTTTCCCATTTTGTAGGCACGTATGCCACGTTGTATTCGGTTTTGATAATAAGTCTAACGGTTGATAAAGAAAACCGCCCGCAACAGTCCTATATGAGTTTACAAGCACGCTATAAACGTCTTTCAAAGCGTTTTCTTTCGTAGCTCGGTCTGAGAAGGTCGTCAGGTTCATCTGTTGCCCCCCCCCTTGACTCTTCCATCCGTTCCAAAAATTCTTTCTTGCTAACTATAAAATGGTCATAATCATCTGTCGCTTTTCTCCCTCTTACTGGGTAAGCGTTTCTGAATAGGTGTACGAACTCTTGGTCAACAATTACTTCTCTTTCGTTCAAACCAAGTTCAACTTCCATTTTTGGATGATTATGAAGTCGGTGCGGTCTTTTAGCTGGAATGAACTCTACGCTTGCTTCAGGGTCAATTACAGTTATTGGTTGAGAACTTCTCGCCCACTTTTCCCATTCGGCTTTGAACTCCTCAAGTTTCTCCTTCGATAAGGAAGGAAGTTTCAAAATAGCAACTCCGTTTCCGTCAGGCTCCTGAACGTGAGGCCAAATGTTACATCTACGCATAAACTCCTCAACCTCTCTACGGTTAGCAGGTTGCCATTGTTCTCCCATATCGTCTATTATTACGCAAGAAGGTCTTAACCCATCCAAGTCTCTTGGTAATATAGGTTCATTCATATACTCTCTTCGGAACTCGTCAGGAGACTTTGAACGCAACATTTCTTCATAACTATTCATTGGATTGATACCCTTATGAATCCAATCTATTTGACGCTTCATAGCAAGTTCCATGTTGCGTTTATGATTTCTCCTTACTTCTCGGAGTATATTGCGAACAAGACGTTTTGTCCATTTATTTATCTTGACGCCTTCTTTGAGTTTTACTCTCGAATTTTGAGTAAACATCATTTTGGAAGGACTAAATGGATTTGGTTCCATTTTGATAGAAGGCTGAGAAGTCTCTAAACAATCAACCTTTCGTAACTCTTTCTTGAGCTTTCTCGGAACTTTATTTTCCATCATAGAACTCTTTTGGGATTATTAAATTAGCAGGAACAGAACACTCTGGGTCAGGCTTGTAATCTTCGATAACCTTCCAAAATATCCTTTTCACGTCCTCTATATCCCAACCAGCAATTCCGCAACCTATCTTTGTCAGATAGAACGTCAATTGTTGATTATTCAATACAAAGTCTATGAACTTGTCAATACTCGCTTCCAATGCACTCTCCGATACTTTCTCCATGTTCTCGTCCAAAGTCGGAATGGCATAAGAGCGTCCAGTCAATCCTTCGCTTTCGCCCCAAGTAGCTTCAAAATTCTCGTAGGCTATGCGGGCAGCTCCTCCCATATGAGCCCCATTCATATTAGAACCAAAGACAAATATCTCGTCTGGTTTCAATTCGTCAATCCTTTCGGGTGTAAATTTCCGTGACATAACTTTACAATTTAATGGTTTGTATTTAATAACTTTTGTAAAAAATAAAAGGAGAATGCCTTGCGACACCCTCCTTTCACAACAAAACGTCAAGAATATGGAAACATTATCAAACTCCAAACTTAGTATATATCATTTTCAAAGTCTGGTCAATAGATGCTTGAGACGATTGAAGGTCATAAGTCTCGGAGCTTGCACTTATTTTATCAATCCTTGTAGCTCCTTCTGAAAGTGAAGCGGTCATTGCGTTTATAATCGCTTGATTGCTTACTCTCTTCTTCATATCTTCCATCATCACATAGTAGTCGGCAGTATATTCTACTCCACCCGATACTTTAACAACGGAACCATTTGAATTCACGTTCTTTGATACTACCAACTCAACCTCCGAAGGACTTTCAGCAGTGGCGTTGTCTTCTCCTACTTCGGTAACTTTATACTCAGCAACCAGCTTTCCCATAGATACGGCAACAATCTCCATATCTACTTCAAGAACGGCTGGAATGAACTTGTACTCAAAGTCGCTCTTCTCTCTCGTGAACGGCTCTATGTTTGGGTCATCTACTTCGGTTGCTCTCTTGTATTGAACGGCTTCAACCCATGTTCCGTCCAGAGTTGATTTCATCATCGTGAAACCTACAACGACATATTCATTGCCCTTGTAAAAATAATGTTTATCTTTTGCTATCATATCTTTGTAATGCAAATTGTTTATACTCTTCAAGCTCTTGTTTCTCTTTATCGGATAACTTGCGCCATTTCTTTCGTGAATCATACAAGTTATCATATTCTTTTCTTTCAGGCTGATGTGACCAAGAAGGAGTATCAACCTCCATTTCATACTTAACCAGCTCCCAATCGCTATCTTTGTAGTATCGGTGAATGCTTATCAAGTATTTCATTTTCTTGATATCAAGAAGCGTTTGACCTCTCCAAGCGTACTCTGGATAACAAGACGTGTTGATAAGCCGTCATCATGACTCGGAGAAATAAGATGCTGAATATATTCATATCCTTCTCCGCTTGTTCTTTCTCTTCTGAAAAGATAGAACGTGTCTTTGGGTCTCGCTGGTTTGTCCATCACTTCTTACATTTATCAGGTTTCTTGCCCTTGTCGCCTTTCTTATCTACTTTGGGAACTGGTATGAACTTTCTCGGAGCTTTACCAATATCCTCTTTGCCTTTGTTGAACTCATCATCGTGAGCTTTCTTTCCAATATCTTCCATAATGTTTCTATTTATATTGTTCTACCATATCTCCATCCTTTCGGAATAGGTAACTTTGGGTCATGCCATTTGTTTTCTACTCCGTTTGTTATCCATTTTTTACCTGTATGAACGCAACCTTTTTTACGATAACTTTCTTTCAATCCTTTGGACATTTTCAATTTATGTTCCTCTGATAAATGCTTACCAAAATGAACGCTCTTCCTTCCTCTTTGAGCATCGCCAATTTTCTTCCTATGTTCTTCGCTTTTAGGCAGACGAATGTGAGCATGTAAAGCGTTCAAATGTTCTTCTGATAGTTTCTTACCTTTATGAGCTTTGCTTATCTTCTCCCGAACTTCTTTTGGTCTATGATTGCCATAATTACAATGCTTATCTCCAACGAATTTACCTTTCATAGCAACACTTATCTTCTTTGCAGCTTTTGCCCTTATCTCTGGTATCTTCATAGCGTTGACCCAATCGTCTCCTCTCGCTTCTCCCCAAAGAAAGTTACAACCTCCTACTTTGAATGAGTAATGAGCTTTTGCTTCCTTTATCCAATATCTCTCCATTCTATTCAAAGACTTCGGAGAATATGAATTCATAACAAGCAAAATTTCTCTTTTAATAAGTTTGTTCCAATTAGTAGGATATTTATCAATATGTTTCTTCAAAACATGCTCCCAAATTGCGGAACCACTACCCCAATAACAAGAAGACAAAGAAGGTTTTGAAATAAGGAACTCGTCAACTGATTCAGCTTCGTGTTGCCCTACATAAAACCTTCTATTGGTCAATATAGTGAATTTGTAAATTATACCTATCATAACATACATTTTCTACTATATAACTGAAATATGTAGCTATAACGATATTCTACATTTCAAATCTTCTTGAAATATGTTTCCTCTAACATATATTAACTCTCTTTTAGCACGTGTCACGCATACATAAAAAAGGTTTTGTTCTTGTTCGTATTGCCATGGCAAAGTTGCGTACTTAGAAGGAATGAGTTCAGGTGCTAAAAAGAAAATGCGGTCATTCTCCAAGCCTTTCGCCTTATGAATAGTAGATAACATTATGCCCTTAATATCATCGCTAAATATGTTGTTAATTAGCTTCTTCAATTCAGCTACGCTTTCAACCTCCTCGCAAAGACATTCAATAACTTCTATCTTTTGTTGAAGCACTTCCATCTTCGGGTGTAAGCTCGGTTTTCGCACTCCTCGTTTCTCCAACTTTCTCAACAGATTATTCTTTTCAACCTCAAGCATGGAGAATAAACCGTTGATTGTCTTAGCTCCTGTTTTGCTTATCAAGCCAAGAATACCCTCGCCAATCTCTTTTCCTCGTATCTTTGATTTGATTTTGTTCTTCATTAACCAAAGATAAGTTTGAACCAACGGCTTCAAGTTTCGACAAAGTATCCAATCACCTTGCTCTATCTCGGTCAGACTTCCATCCTTGACTGTTCCTTCTTCGGCATTCGGAGCGTATGAAATCTCAGGTACGATTTTCTGAGCTTCCTTCACGATATTAACGGCACACCGATAAGACACGCTCAGGGGCAGTTTAATTGCTTGCCCGTTAATGTTCGCCAGTCGTTCGTAACTTTCTGCGTCGGCTCCTGCGAAGCCGTATATTGCTTGCCTTTTGTCTCCTACAGTCACCAACCTTCCTTTTCGGTTCAAGCAATTCTTTATGAACTGATGTTGGCATATTGAGAAGTCTTGGCTTTCATCGCAAAATACATAGTCATACTTTCTGAAACGTATCGAAGGGTCAGTCACAGGAACGTATATCATGTCCATGAAATCAAATTGCCCTTTATCTTTGATAAGAAGCTCAAATGCTTTCATAGCAACCTTCACTTCCATTTCTCCGATATTCAAATCATAATGTTCGGATAGCTCGTTGATTGCTTCTTCGGTATTATCACAAAGGTTACAACGCATGAGGTCAAGTATCTTTGGAATAATAAAATAGTACCAACCTCGCTTCTGTTCGGGAATGCCTTCAAAACCTTTCAACGCTCGTTCCGTTTTAGCAATGCCCTTGTTTGGATTCATCTTCACTCTTCCTCCGTAGCGACTTAATATTGACCGCCAACCGCAAGAATGTATAGTCATGATTTCAACATCCCTTCTTTTGTTTCGCTCCTTTAACTCATCAATGATTGAGTTATTAAAAGCAAGGAACAGGGAACTTGCATCATCAGGAATGTATTTCAACAATTCCAATAATACCGTAGTTTTCCCTGAACCCGCAACCGCTGAGATGTTGATATCTTTCTTTGTCTTTTGGAATACTTTATAAATTGTACTTTGATATCTACTCGGCTTCATTTCTCTTACAGTTTCTTTGTACCATTCGGGGCAGCCCACTTGAACCAAGTCGCTCCCTTCGTGAACTCGCAACGCACCAAAACGCCCTCTTCCATTACCCTTTGAAACAAGGACATGAAGTTTGTTCTGTTAGCGCACATCGCTGCGTTCTTGGTTAAGAACTCTGTAATGTTTACACCTTCTACCATATTAAAATCAATAGACTGAGCGGTGTTGAAGTAGCCTTCTTGCCACTTGTAAACATTGAAGAACAAGAACTCATCCTTGTTCGGAGTAGCCACTTGGAGGATTGTGTAACCTTCCATTACCAGCTGTTCGATAGCTTTTTGATAAATGTTGACTTCCATATTAAATTTCTCCTTTCTCTTGAGACGTTGTTAACACTTCTTTTATTTTCTTCAGACAACGTGAATATTGTCCATTTGTTACCTCTGGATTTTCCTTCAAGAACTCGGAAGTTTTTTGACCTAACATTCTTGAACGACAAATCCGCTTTTCTAATTCATCCAAACCAAGATGCTCCATTAAAAGCTCCGTTGTATCAGGCTCCCGATAATCGTGAAAACCTTTATTCACTGCCTCTAATGCTTCTGAAATTTCTACGTGTCCATTGCTCCTCTGTAACTCCTTCTGATAATCTCGGTAAAAATTTCTTGACAAAGACTTATTGAAGTAGAAATAAAAATTGTAATTGCCCTTGATTATATACTTTTCTAAACATTTGTCAAAGATGATATAACAATCAGCAACCAATTCATCTCTGTCTGGCATGTCCTTCACTTCGGTATTGTTAAGCAGATTGAGATAATTGGCAATGTTTTTCTTGACAATATCTTTCATCATTTTGAATACCAAATTCTTATACGCCTTGACTCGCTTCTCGTTCGGTGAGTATCTGATTATCGCAATCCACTTATTGACAAGTTTTGCCTTGTAGTGATAATCGGCTTTGAAGTACATGCTCTCTAATCCCATACCATCAACCTTTACTTGCGTCCTTAAATTGTTTGACTGTCTCGTGCAGTTGATGTTCCTTGAAAGGTTTTATTTCTTTCTCGTAATGGTCATGAGAACGTTTCTTCAGCATTGCTCTTTTATCTTCGGGTGAAGCACTGGAATACTTAGCAATGTCGATATTTTTCTGACTGAGTGGAATATCCTTGTTTGGATTGATTTCCTCTCGTATTTGTCCGCAACACGGACAAGGAGCGTTATTGCTTTGAAGTTTACCATTGATAATTTTATAAGTATTGCTGAGATACTCTTCTTCAATGCCGAATTTTTCGCATTGCTCGTTTCTACATACAAATTTCATATCATCTTCTTTTTTCTGTTATTCTCGCATATTCAAGTATGAGCAAAGCATCGCTGGTAGCTAATGTTATCTTGCCGACATTAGGATAAAGTTGTTGAGCTTTCGCTTTTAATTTATTCTTCCATTCGGTAGAAGATTTTTTGCCCTTATTGCCCAATTGCAACTCTTTCTGCCACTTCTGAGGAGTCACTTCAGTAGTAGGTATTTTCTTACACAGAAGAGCCATTTCCAAATATCCAAATCCCTTACCAAAATTGAACATAGAACTTGCGCCACCTTGACCTGGTATTCCTCCTACTTTCTCAAGATAACAAACGCTATTTTGAGAATACATAGACAAGAAATTCAATATATCTAATGGAGTATCAGGCATCTTCGATACTTCTATAAGACAATTATTATCAATAGAATAAATTGCTATGCCGCCATTTTTACCTGGGTCAATAGCAATTATCTTCTTGTCTTTCCAAAACTTAACTCTTTCTTTATTAGTCATATTAATTCTTTTTATATTTCATACCTTTTCTTGACTCTGACATCCTTCTTCTTGTTTCTTCGGAACGCTTGACGCCTAAATTACCTTGTCTTATTTTCTCTTTTTGTTCTTCAGACATTTTACGTCCTTTCAATTTATTCTTAACTTTGTTAATTGTTTTTTTACCTTTTTCAGTAGAATAATACTCTTTCAATATCTTAGACATCTTGCCTTTTGGATGAGTCTTACCATAAAAAGGATTGTTTTCGCCAGACATCTTTTCAGACAATTTCTTTTTAGTTTCTTCGGAACAATGCTTACCAAACAAGTAATGATTTTCCCCACTTATCTTTTTAACAACATTCGGATAACTCATTGGATTTTTGTTTCCGCTTCTCCTAACTGGCCCAATAATCTGATTATATCCGATATTCGGGTCAAGTTTAGGATTGTATTTCAAAGTGTAATAAGTCTCATAACCATTCAATTGATTTATCGAATAACACAGCTTCAATATTCTACGTTTGAAATTCTTTCGTCCGTATTTCTTGATAGATTGTTCAATAACAGTTCCGCTTCCTACATAATTAGCATTGAACCATTTATGTTTACTAAACTTAAATTGACCTACATATATTTTCCCATTTACAATATTAGTAGTCAAATAAACAAATCCTATTGGTTTCATAACACTCTTTTGAATACTACTATAACTGGAAGTGCTATGTTTAATTTACACATATCGGCTTACATCTTTCTCTTTAACCACATAGAGCGTGTTCTCATTGTTAAAAGACTCACTAACATTTTGGGTTATCACCAAAATAGTTATACCCATTTTTTCAAAGATTTTGATGATATTTTCTTGACCCTTGCTATCCATACCATGGAAGCACTCGTCAAAGCAAAGCAAATTGAGTCCACGTCCGTTCGTAGATAGGTTTATGAGGTGTTGAATTCCAAGAACTCCTGCCAATGTTACACGTCCTCTTTCTCCTCCTGACTTAGCCATGAAGAGTTCAGCCGTTACTCCGTCATTCAGAACAAACACGTCAATCTTCTCTCGGACTTCTCCTGATTTCAGAATGGTAAATCCATTGATGAGTACAGATATGTCAACACCGAACTTCCTCAAATAACTGTTAGTTATACCTTCGATTATTTTTATTGATTTATTAGCAAGATAAGTCATAAACCCTGAACGTCCCATATTGAACTGCCAAAACTTAATTGTCTCCATCTCTTCGCTGATTGGTAAAAGCTGTTTGGTCAGCTTCTCTATCTCGGTATCACATTCTCCGATACGCTGGTTGAGACTGTTTAGCAATTTGTCGTCTTTCTTGCGTTTCTTGATAGCTTTCTTTTCGGTTTCCCATTTAGCTATCTTTTCAAGAAGGTCGGAACGGTCTTGAGTTTTGTTCTTTATTTTGCGTTCATAACCTGCTTTCTCCTCTTCAATCTCTCCAACAAGTTCTTCGGCTCTTTCAGCTTCCTTTATCTTTTTGTTAAGATTTTTGAGTTTAGTTTCTTTTGCCTCATATTTCTTGGTTTGTTTCTTAATCTCGCTTTGAGCTTCGTCAAGTAATGACTTGGTATCTTCAACAGACAAGTCCAGCTCTGACTCGTGGATGAACTCATGATAACACTTAGGACAAGTTATGGTATCTTCAAGCTCTGCTTTGAGCTTCTTCTCCATTCTCTTATTCTCGGACAATTCTGAATCAAGCTCCTCCATTTCTTCTTTGAGCTTCTTTCGGTCTTTTTTCAATTGAGTAGTATCTTCAACCGTTATCGCTTGAATTTGCTCTTCTCTTGTTTTGACCGCCTTCTCCCACTTCTTCAAATTACCATCAATTTCACCAATCTCTTCTTCGGCTTCACTTATCTTCTCGGATAGCTCTTTCAACTCCTCTTCGGTATTATCATTAGCAAGCACTTCTTCTCTTTGCTCCACCAATAGCTCCTTCTTATCAGATAACTTACCTATCTCATCATCAATCTCCTTGTATTCAGCATTCTTTTCTTTGTAACGCAAATCAAGTTCTTCAATGACTGGGTTAATCATATCAGCAGAAGTAATACGGTTCATGATTTCCTTTTTCTCACCATCGCTCGCTGTGAAGAAGGTGTACCGATTATCTTGACTGATTATGAAGTATCTTAACAAGTCCTCACGGCTTATTCCGATAAGCTCAAGAACACGCTTGTTTGCTTCGTTTACCGACACGACTTGTTTATTCAACTTGTCGTTTTCCCATATCTCAATCTTTGCTGACTTATTACCACGAAAGAACTGACGACTGATACGGAGCTTCATTTTCAATACAGGATTGTAAAGATGAAATACAATTTTACATTCCTCTTCATCCCGATTAATGAAACTATCTTTCTTGATAGCTCGTAGGCTTTCATTGGTAAGAGCTATACAAATTGCTTCAAACAACGTGGATTTTCCCGCACCATTGTTATCTAAACCTCTGTCGGTTTCATTTCGTCCAAAAATAACAGTACAAGAATTGTTCTTGAAATCATATACTGACTCCTTGTGAGCGAATAAATTATATATCTCAATCTTACTTGGATTCCACATACCGCATTTGTTTTATTAAATCAAAACCATATTTGAATTTTCCTCCCTTGATATCATTCTCGGTACAGAACTTCAAAAAGTCTTTTGTTATCGTTTTCTTATCGTAAGATAAAACGCTGTCTGACTCGGATATTTCGATAGCTTCAGACGTTTCTGTTGACTCAAATTTGCAATCTATACCATATTTGCCTTGTATCTCGGCAATGTTTATCTTTTGACAATCTACCTTCTTACCAGTGAAGACAAATCTGATATGGTCGTACTCTTCGCCTTCATACTTTTCCAAAAGGTTCATCAAAGTCTCCTTGTCGTTAGCATCAATGACTTCTTTGATATACTTCGGGAACTTAGAAGGAACGAATTTGGTTGAACCGTTATCGAATATGACCGTGAACCCTTTATCAGTGATATTCTCTCCGTAATTGTTTTGATAAGCAGAGCCAGTGTATATAACATTATCAGCTAACTTGGAAGCGTTATGATAATGTCCAATCAATACCTTCGTCCACATCTCAAACATCGAAGGTTTGATAATTGAAGAAACTCTTGAACCATCGTTGTTTACTACTCCGTCAAAGCCTGAATGGGTTATCAAAAACAACGGAGTATCTTCATCAATATCACCGTCTTTGAAATTCTCTTCTATGTCCTCCTCAACCTTAGCATATTCCTCAAGCCATTTATCATCTTTGAAGTACGGAATGAATGCCATAACAACTCCACCAATAAACCTCCGAACACCATTACGGTACAAATGAACGCAAGGCTCAGAATAAACATCCAAGTAACTTTTCTCATCATCGCTATCCGTTTTATCATGATTGCCTGGAATGACGTGCAATTCAATATCCTCTTCGGATAGCATAACAAGTATTTCTTTCCAATCGGTCAAACATTGTAACGGCTGACCTGAACGGTTAGTGAATACGTCTCCACCGCAAATTATACGGTTAGTGCTATACTCCCGACAAAGACTGATGAGCTGACGAAAAATGTCTTTTATCAAGCTCCCATTATCTTTGTCTAAATGAATATCATTCACTAATATCCCGACAACTTGTTTTTTATTTTTCTTTTTTACATCTACCATATATCCATCCTTTCGGTAAAATATCATTTTCATTAATAACCTTGTTTACAACTCCGTTATTTATAACACGTTTACCAATATTTGCTTTCCTCAATTTATCCTTAGTAGCATCTGATAATGTTACTCCTGCTCTTGCACTCGGTTTACCTTTCCTTGATTTTGAAATCTTTATTTTCGCTTCATCAGAAAGATGTTTACCATACATTGGATTGTTTCTTGGGTCTGATAATCGTTTCTTTGCCTTATCTGAAAGTTTCTTCTTTGTTTCTTCAGATAGAGTTTTACCAAACCAATAACATTTATCACCTCTCCATTTGCCTATTTTCTTTCTTCTTATCTTTTCAACTACTTCTGGAATATGAGTAGGATTGACTGCCCCGAACTCGTTAGCAGTACCTGATAAGACGTTATATCCAATGCTTTTATCGGTTGAGTTATACTTCCTTATCATAATCATTTCCCAAGCATCTAACTGCTTCTGATTATAACATATCTTCAATATCTTTCTCTTGAACTTATCTCGTCCATACTTCTTAACCGCTTCACACAAAGCAACTCCGCTTCCTAAATAGGACTTGTCTCGCCAATGAATAGTTTGTCCAATATATATCTTTCCATTAACAAGACAAGTCGTTATGTAAATAATACCGTATATTTTCATATGATTGATTTTACGATACTATAACTGGGTTGAGGTAATGCCAATTACTACTCTTCTTGTTCAGGAAGGTTTTTAGCTAATGACTCTTTCAAAGCAACAAGGTCACTCTCCATTGAACGCTTTATCTTATTATGCAACACTTTCAAGAATTTGTTATGTTCATAATAATGTTTGAACAATTCTCTCGGAGAACTCCAAGCAAGTTTACCGTTCATGAATGACATTTTCTTCGCTCCTTCTTTCTTGATAATTCCAGTCTCCAGACCGTAATCAATATCATCTTGAGAAAGTATAATGCCGTAACCTAACAATATTCTTATGTCGGTTTTCTTCCTACTCCCGAAGTCGTTTTTGACTACTTTAACCTCAGTGATTTGAGCTACTTCTACGTCATCAATTTTTTCGTGAGATTTCAACTTCATAGAAAGTCGCAAGCAAGGAAGTAATTCAACCCACTCTCCACCCGTGGACTTGCGAGTTGTAACGAAGCTGCCAGGTGCGGTATTGTCGTACTGATGATTCAGCATTACAAAGTGCATTATATGGGTGTACATTTCGGACATGATAGACTTCGCAAACTTCTTAGCTTCCTTAGCAAACGCCATCATCTTCTCGTTCTTCAACTCAATATCCTGAACTTCTGAACCTTTCTGAAGCTCCTTCTCCAATCTCTTGGTATTTTCTTCCATGGTATCAAGCTCGGACTTTGATAAAGTCGCCCCCAAACTGTCCCATAAAAAGAAGAACTTGGGTTTCATCTTCTCGGCTTTCAATACCTCATCAGCGTCCATAACAAGTTTCTTAACTTGCATGAACATCGCCTCAACGTATTTTACCTTGATGATAATTATTCTGTGAACAGGCAAACCAAGCTGAAGTGCGTAGTCTTTGTTATCTCGGTTTTCGCTCGAAAGGATAACAGCAATACCATCCTCTGGATTTTCCTGAAGAAAGTATTTCATAGCCATAAGTCCCAATGTAGTTTTACCACTACGGCTCTTGCCTGCTATCTCTATGATTCCAGTCGGTAGTCCGAAAGTCCGAAGGTTATAATCAAGCGTAGGACTGCCTGTATGTGCCCAGCTCTTCACGTCCTTGAATCCGTCCTTATCGGAGAACTTAATAACATCCTCAGAGTTGAATTTGTCGACAATCTTATCAATAATACTTTTTTGTTTTGCCATAAACTTTTTGCTTTATAAGAAATAAGCCAACGATATATTTCAACCGCTGGCTTATCTCGTTGTTAACAATATGAAAGTAGATGAAATTATTTACCAGCAAG